TACAAAAGATATAGGATGGTGGTTTGTGTGGAGCCGGTATCTTCTTATTCTATAATTCGTAATGGGGCAAAATTTGATTTTCCAATTCGTGAAGCCATCTTATCTGTTGTCCATTTTTCTGATGAAATAATTGTAAATTATGGGAAGTCTGATGATGGTACATTTGAAATTCTTATTGAGTTACAAAATGTTGTAAAAGATATATCGTGCGGGAAAACGCAATTGAAAATATTTAATTATGAATGGGGAAAGAGCGGTAAGCAAAACTGGTTGGGGGAGCAAAAAGACAATTCATCAAAGCATTGTTCTTACAAATGGAGATTTATATTTGACATAGATGATGTTTTCCATGAAAAAAATATCGATACATTGTTGGGAATGATAACTTCAGTAGAAAATAAGAATGCTTTTGATAAATGTAGAGATTATTTATTCCTTTCACCAATGGTACATTTTTATAATGATTATTCAACAATATTGAGATTAGATAGTGAACCAAGTCGTGAAAAATATGTTAAGTTCTATTATAATGGTAGTGGGCACATAGAGCATATTGGTGATGGGTGGAATATTGGTGTGCACGATAAGTACAAACCAATTATATTGAAAGGCGGATTTGAAATTTTTCATTATGGACATGTTAAAACACCGCGTTCTTATTTAAACAAGATGCGTGAACACATAACTAAAGATTTGGAAAGCGAAAAAGATAAGGCCCGTATATTATATCTATCCAAGCTTCTTAAGTATTTTGACAATATTAAGGATTCGGTTAATAGTGTATACGATGTTAGTTTGGCCAATAGTTCAATGGTTGAAAAATTTTGCGGAACACATCCAAAAATAATGGAAAAGAGAATTGAATTGTTTAATTCAACTACGGGGGGGTAGTTTGTATTGTTGACATATGAAAATGGTAAGTTAGCATTGTGGGTAAGTGACCCATTTGCTACAATATTTAAAAAAATAACATTGCCTGGCCAAGAAAGAACTCTTGTGTCTAAAGACCGTTGTTGGAATATTTATTCTTTTTGTAAACATTGTTCTGTTATTGGTGGTGATTTTGTAGAATGTGGTGTTTATAAAGGCGGTACTGCATATATAATTGCTAATGCTATTTCTGACGATACTGTATTACATCTTTTTGATACATTTGATGGAATGCCAGAATTGGCAAATAATGATCCTGCTCCAGAGAAGAGCGGTGATTATAAGAGCAATTTTGATGACGTTGTTTCGTTTTTATCAGGATTTAATAACATTTGTTTTTATCGTGGTGTTATGCCAGAAACATTCAAGACGGTCAATGTGCCTAAAGTTTCTTTTTTACATGTTGATGTTGATTTATATGCAAGCACAAGGGATGTTTTTGGATTTTTTTATGATAAGATGGTTATTGGTGGAGTAATACTTTGTGATGATTATGGTTTTCCTGGTTATGCTGATGCTGCTAAAAGAGCCGTAGACGAATTCTTTATTGATAAAAAAGAAACACCTATATATTTACCCACTGGTCAGTGTTTAATAATCAAACTGTGAGGTTTAGAATGCCAATTCATATTGCTATAATTGGTAAAGGGAAATGGGGCTCAAAACTTATTAATGGTTTTAGTTTGCGTAAAGATTTGTTTAATGTCAAGCATGTTGCTAATTCAAAGTACGATTTACAAAAGATATGGGATGATAGAAGCGTTGAAGGTATTGTTATAGCTACTCCTAACAATACCCATATTGCTATAGCTGAGGCAGCGCTTTATAGTGGCAAACACGTATGGGTTGAAAAACCATTGTGCGAAACATATGAAGATACTTTATTTATTCAAGATGTAGCCGAAGAAGCAGACAAAACAGTGTACACTGATTATATTATGACGTTATCGCCATCAATACAACATATGGCCAAATTGGTTGTGCCAGATCAAGTAAATTATGTTAATATCGCTATTTGTAGGAATAGCGATAGTGATTCTGATTGCTATGATGTTTTGGGTTCTCATGCTATTTCAATTACTGAAGCATTAGGATTAAAATGGGGGTACGGTGATTGTGTTAGTAAAAATCTTAGGATGTTTGGTAAAAAATGTGTTACTAGTATAATTGGATTTCACTTAGGGGACGACGGTATTGGTAGTATTTATTTAGACACTGAGGCGCCATCTAAAGAAACAAAAGTTTCTATATATCAAAGAGGGTTTCATTTGCATTATAATATGTTTGATACTATACCTCTTAAGTGTTATGGCGAAGGAGATAATAATTGGTGCATGGAGAATGATGAGTTTCGCGGTATTGACCGCGCCATTACTCATTGGCACGATATTTTATGTGGCAAAATAGGCGATAACCTTGAGTTATCAGAAGAGGTTAGCGCAAAACTTCAACGGTTGAGGATAAACAATGTTATTTGAAAATGATTTTAGGCTTCCAGAATATAAATACTGGAACCAACTACTGGACCACATAAAAGATCCTGAGATTATTTTTTCAGATAAATTTGTGTGGCCGCGTCAATTTGAGATTCATTTGCCTGGTAATCATAATAGAAGTTGTAATTTAAACTGCCATTTTTGCCTATTACCTGGGGAAACAATAAAGGTAAATACAATTGATTTTAAACGCATTGAAGATGTATCTTGTGGAGACATTGTTGTTGGTGAAAATGGTATTAACAATGTTGAAGATGTTATTACCCATCATTATTGTGGAGATTGTGTAAAAATTAAAACAGATTATTTATTTTCGTTAAATTGTACCGGAAACCATAATGTTTATTATTATGATGTTAGTACGAGTACGTTAAGAACAAAAATGGCTAGAGAAATTAATGTTGGGGACGTGATGGTTGTTCCAGAAATAGTGCTACCAGAAGTAAGTAATAGTATTACTTTAGGAAGTAATACTATTACTGTTGATGAGGATGTTGCGTATTTATTAGGTGCTTACGTTGGAGATGGGTGTGTCACAAAAAATAAAAATAGAAAAAATACTTATGCGTTATCGTTTTGCTTATCTGATTATAAAAATATAGTGAGAGATAAAATTATAAACATATTGCACAACAAATTTAAGAAACAGACGGGCATTGCGTATACAAGCGATAAGGCATATGCTCTTTATGTGCGTCGTCCGTCGGATATTGCGATTTTGATTGGTTCAATGTGTGGAATAGGATCTAATAATAAAACTATTCCAGATGTTATTATGAATGGCAATAAAAGCATAAAAGAAGCGTTTTTACAAGGATATCTTGCTTGCGATGGAAACTATAGGCATGGCGGTAAACAGATAAGGGCATATACTGTTTCTACTATGTTAGCATATAAATTATCGTCTTTGGTGTTATCGCTAAAAATGCTACCTAGTATTTCAGTTGATAATAGAAGTAGCAGAAATTTAATACAAGGGAGAGTTGTAAATAGTCATTTGTTGTATATTGTTTCGTGGTCTTCATTAAAAACAAAATATAATTCTATGGTCGTATGTATAAATGGACACAATTATATAAAAGTAAAAGTAAAAGAAATAGAGAGCTATGATTATAGTGGAGATGTTTATGACATAAAGACGAGCGGAACACATTCTTTTGTGGCCCCATTTTTGTTAGTTAAAAATTGTGCTGGGAAATTGTTTGATAAGTCACTTGGTAGATGGGAAAACGACGCTATACAATTATTATATAAGTTAGATGGCGCAATACCGTATCATATTTATGGTGGCGCTTACACAGAGCCGTTGATGAATCCGTATTTTATGACGTTTTTGGCCACTACTAAAGCTACCGGATCTCATTTTGGTATTCACACGAATGGCACAATGTTGTATGATCTTGAGGTTAATTATGGATGGTTAACCGAGTTGTGTCGTTTAGCGACGGATAGGGTTGATTACTTATCTATCAGTATTAATGCCGGAACCAACGACTCTTTTAGAAAGGTTACTGGCGCAAGAGGAAACGAATTAGACAATGCGCTAAATGGGATAGCGCTTGGCCTCAAAATAAGAGAAGAGACGAACGCCAAGGGCCCGTCTATTAGACTGTGTTACTTGATGTCTGGCGCTAATGCAACTCAGAAAGATATTGATGCCATATGTGAATTTGCTATAGAGTTTAAAGTTGATTCGTTACGATTTTCTATTCCATTTGCGAACTATAACCAGTCTTTTGAGAAAGTACATAAATACAGAGACAATGTTGAACAAAAAAATAAAGATGCATATTATAACATGGTGCAGAAATATTTATCCACCGACGAGTCGGCTAAACCATATATTTTCTGGAATGGGCCGCATTTTACAGATGTTGATTTATATACGTTTGATAGATGCGCTTATGGTTATTACCAGATAACCTATGGTGCTGATGGGTATGTTTATAAATGTTCTACGGTTGCTACGCCTACGGCAAAACAATGCAGAATTGGGAAAGTGACTAGTGATTTAGGCGAGTTTAAAAATATGGTTGTTAGAAACTATGATCAGAAATGGAGTTGTAAGCGCGGATGTTTTGATAATGGTGTACGTTGTAATAGAATGGGGATAGAAATTAACTCTATGATTGGTGGCAATTTATGAAAATAGGTGTTTTTACATATTTTCCATCGTATAGTCATTTTTTCCCTATGCTATTAAATACTGTTTTATTAGAACTTGGTTATGATTCAACATTACAAATAAATGATACTAATTTATGTAAGGGGAACGATGTTACGCTTTGCTGTGTTCATAATAGATGGGTACCAGAAGATATTATGAATATTAAAGCGCATAATAGTCTTGTTGTGCTATTACAAACGCAGCAAATGGGGTTTGAGTTGGGCGAAATTGTGAAAAAATATACTTATCAGTATATTAATATCCAAGACTTTGTAGATATTAATGTTGAATGCGGTATAGAAATTTTTGATTTTATGGTATCAATTAGTAAGAAACCAGTGTTATTGTTAAAATTTGGATATCATCCATCTTTGCGTACATTTACTAGTTCTGATTTGAAATTGGGATGGGATATTTTTAAAATTGAAAGTGTGTTGCCATATAGAAAAAAAATAGAAGAACGCATGGGTAGAAACAATATTGTTTTTTTTAAAGATAACGTTTTTGATCCAATTACAATAGGCAATTATAGTAGGTGCTCTAAGATTTGTTTGAACACCTATAGTTATATAAGCAATAATGGTCCAATATTTAAACATAGCTATTTCCCATCAGGTAGGATTATTAGTAAGTTTATGGCAAATAGTGGTTTTGTAATGTCTGAGAAATATGATTTTGAGGGTATTGTCGACGGTAAACATATTGTATATTTTGATAATAATGACGACATGATAGATAAAATGAAATATTATTTAATACATCAAGACGAAGCGAGACAAATAGCTGATAGTGCATTTAATTATATTTCTACACATGATTTATTTATAGACTCTGTTAAGGAAATTATGGATAAAATTATAGAACATTACAAATAAACGGATGTGATTATTTTGAAAATAGGTTTTTTTAATTTAAAAGGTTCCGTATATTATAGTTTGGCATATAATCAAATATTTACGCAATGGGGACACGAGTTTCACGAGGGCTTTATTCCACAAGATTTTTTTAATGATGATATTACGTTCTTAGCATTACATAGTTTTCATATGCGAGATAGAAGCTTATCGCATTTTAAAGAAATTTTTGGTAAAAGTAAGTGTGTTGTGTTATTACAGATGGAACAAATACATAGAAATGAGTTGTATTTGTCTGGATATACTGAAGAACAAAAATATGCAAATTTTGTTTTAGAGCAGTCTCCAGAGATGTTTTCTTACACAACAAGCGTGTCTACTACTCCAGTGATATTTGCTCCGTTTGGTTATCACGAGAGCATGACCAGAATTGACAATACTAAATATATTTCATGTGTGGCCCCCGTGTGTGATGTTTTCGCATTAGAATATGCAACGCCTAAAAGAGATTTGATTATAAACGCTCTGAATAAAAATAATATTATAAGATTTGGTCCGTTAACTAGTGATGTTGATTTTATTGCTAAGTGCGCAAATAGCGCAAAGGTGTGCTTAAACACAGAAAGTTATGATAATCCTATACTTGCAACAGTAAGGGTTATAAATTTATTTATGGCAAATAAAGGATTTGTTTTAAGTTGCAAAACAGATTATCCTTATTTTTTAGATGGTGATCAGATAGTGTATTATAACAATATCTCTGATTTGATAGCAAAAACAATATATTATATAAATCATCAAGACGAAGCTAGAGAAATAGCCGAAAGAGGATTTGAATATATTAAAAAAAATCTTCGTATGGATAATTTTTTAAAAACAGCGATGGAAGAAATGGGGTTTAAAATATAATGTTTAACCTATTAAATAGCGAAGAAAAACGTATTGTGGAAAAATTTTTTCATATTGTTAATGAACGATCCGAAAACATGTTTATTAAAGAAGCAAACAAGTGGATGGGTATTGGATGTGTAAAATATCCTACCGACCTATGGAATTACTATGAAATTATTTATAATCTAAAACCAGATGTTATTATTGAAACAGGCACGGCTTATGGTGGATCGGCGCTATTTTTTTCAGACATGATGAGCTTGTGTGGTATTGACAGAAATGTAATTACCGTTGATATAGAACCAACAAATAGGGGAAATATAGGTGATAATAAAGGGATTAGGTTTTTAGTAGGATCGTCTATTGATAATGATATAATAAATAGTATTTCTAGCTTTATTAATAAAGAGCAAAAAATTATGGTTGTTTTAGATTCAAATCACCAAAAAGATCACGTTTTAAATGAAATGATATTGTATAGTAAACTTGTTACAGTTGGTCAGTATATGGTAGTAGAAGATGGCGGTATTAATGGGCACCCTGTTTTACCAGGATGGGGAGATGGTCCTTATGAAGCCATAAATGACTATATGCGTAGTTACAACAACGACAATTTTAAAATAGATAAAAGTAGAGAAGAAAGATTTGTTTTTTCTTGTTTTCCAAATGGATGGCTATTAAGGATAAAATAAATTTTTATTTTACTGTGAGGTGATGGAACTATATGATTTATAATGACAAAATTAGACTGCGACTTATGGAAGACGATGATTGTGATGCCGATTTAATGTTAAAGTGGAGAAATTTAAAAGGTATTCATCATTATTTTTTTAATTCAGACCCATTAACAAAATATGGGCATAAAAAATTTATTGAGAAGGCTATTGCAAAAGGCGATAAAAACTTTATTGCTGAAATAGAGGAAGATAAAATATGGACACCAGTAGGTTCTGCGTCTGTTGTAAATATAGATTATATTTCTAGGGTAGCAGAATATGGTAGATTACTTATAGATAATAATTTTAAAGGAATGGGGTTAGGACGAGAAATTGAAAATTTAACCATATTCTATGTGTTTGAAATCCTTAATATGAATAAATTTTGGTGCGAGGTTATTGATTATAATCAACAAGTAATAGATCAACATCTACATACTGGTTTTGTTATTGAGGGTATAAAACGACAACACGTATTTAAGGAAGATGCGTATAGGGACGTTGTTATTATGGGCATTATGAGGCACGAATATGATATTAAGAAGAAGGAGAATAAAATATAATGATACAGGTATTTAAACCAAAAATCAGAGATGAATCTGTTCAAAATGTAGTAGATGTATTAAAATCTGGATGGATAGGTCTTGGTCCTAAAACACACGAGTTTGAGCAAAAGTTTGGTGAATACATTGGTGTAAAAAATGTTGTTTGTGTAAACTCTTGTACGTCGGCTTTACACTTAGCTATAGTTTTGTCTGGAATTAGCGAGGGTGATGAAGTTATTACTACAGCTAATACGTTTGTATCAACAAACCATGTTATTTTATACGAGGGCGGTGTTCCTATTTTTTGTGATATATCGCTTGATAATGGGTGTATAGACGAAAGTAAAGTAGAAGAGCTTATTACTAATAAAACTAAAGCTATTGTTTGTGTACATTTTGGTGGTTATCCGTGTAATATGGATAAATTTGTTATGATAGCTAAAAAATATAATTTAATTTTGATAGAAGATTGTGCACACGCTAGCGGTTCGGTTTATAATGGTAAAAAATGTGGATCATTTGGTGATTTTGCGTGTTTTTCTTTTCATGCTGTAAAAAATTTACCCATGGGCGATGGTGGCGCTTTAGTTGTTAAAGACGATGAGCTATATCAGAAGGCACTCAAGTTAAGATGGTTAGGTATAGATAAGGATACGCATAAACGGAGTGGTGAAACAACTGGTGGTAAATATTTATGGAAGTATAATGTTGATTATGTTGGATACAAATATCATATGAATGATATTAATGCGGCCATAGGCATTAATCAATTAAATTTTTTAGACGAAGACAATAATCGCAGAAAAGAAATTGCTACAATGTATGCTAATGGATTAAAAAATATAAATGGAATTAGTATTATGGGATATGATTGTAACGAAACTAATACTAAAAGTTCTTTCCACTTTTATCCAATATTAGTTAACAACAATCGAGAAGAATTAATATTAAAATTAAAGCATCACGATGTTAATCCTGGTGTTCATTATTTTCGTAATGATGCATATGCGATTTACAACGAGTATCATAAAGAATTGCCATTTACTGACATATGGAGTAAAAATGAATTGACGTTGCCGATCCATCTTTTTTTAACAGATGATAATATACAATTTATTATAAATATAATTAAGAAGGGGTAACGATATTATGAATTGCTCTGTGTGTATTAATACATCAGATAGACCACGTGGATTGAATGTAGTATTACAATCATTGCTATATCAGCAATTCGATGGAAAATTTGAAATTGTTATTGTTGATGATGGTACTAAAAAAGCCCATGAAGTAGAAGAAAATACAAAAATGTTTGATGCATTATTAAATAAAGGAATAGATTTTAAATATATTAGGAATATACAAAAAAGTGGTTCTGCTAGAAGTCGTAATGTAGCCATTAAAGAAGCCAAATATGATTTGATTATTAAAATGGATGACGATCATTATTGCGATTCGTTATTTTTGAATAGAATTCTATATCCATTTGAAAATATGAGTAATGTCGGATGTGTTGGGGCTATTATGCCAGTTCCTAAATATTTAGACCCGCATGTATTATTCGTTGATAATAATTTTGAAATGGGCGAGAAAAAACACATTGACCAATTGTGCCTATATAATTCTGATGTTGTTTACCATAAGTCTAAATTTTTAGTTGGGATTATGGCGTTTAATAGAACAACTGGGATTAGGTTTAAAGATAATTTTTCTGTTATTTCTCATGGTGTAGAAGTGCTTTTTGCTCTTGAATTTTTATTGAATAAATATGATAATTATGTTGCTACCGATGCTATTTGCTTTCACTATCAAAATAGAGATACTGGTGGGGGGTGCTGGGTTTTACCATTTGATGAAGCAACTAAACTGCGCAACCAAGACACAATAGTTTTTAATAAGTGGCTTGATGATATACCTGGTGCAAGAGACCTTGCAACTAAATTGGGGGTGTCAATATAATGCTTATTGATGGTGTGGCGGTCAAGGATTTAAAGGTTAACGCAGATGAGCGCGGTCGTCTTTTTGAGATTCTGCGTTGTGATGATTTTGCTTATACCCTTACTCAAAAGTTTGGTCAGGTCTATCTTACCACGGCTTATCCTGGAGTCGTAAAGGGGTGGCACTACCATAAAGAACAGTGTGACAATATGTGTGTGATTAGTGGTATGGCCAAGGTGGTTTTGTGGGATGGTCGAGGAAGCAAGTCCCCAACTGATAATCTTATTAACGAGTTTGTGGTGGGTGAACATAATCTTAAACTTATTCATATCCCTTCTTTTGTTTATCACGGTATTAAGTGCATCAGCGAGAAAGAATGCTTGGTTTTGAATATTATTAATAATCCGTATGACCATAGCGGCCCAGATGAATTTAGAGCAAACCCGCACGATAGTATTGTCCCGTATAAGTGGGAAAGAAAAGACGGATAATTGAGGAGATGTAAAATGGGTATTGTAGAGCTTCTGATTGTGGTTTTGGTGATTGCGTGGCTGATAGGTATGTTCCCTATGCATAGTTTTGTTGTGAGTAGTGGTTTTGGTAGCATTTTCCATGTTTTACTACTGATTGCTATTATTATCATCGTTGTGAAACTAATTAAGAGGTTATAAACATGGTCTTGTATCATTATGTGTGTAGTGGGTGCGGAAAAGATTTTGACCAGTTTGCAGTAGTTGGAACAAAGAGTTTGATGTGCCCTGTGTGCGGCAGGGCTGCTGAAAAAACCATAGTTTCGGTTCCGATTGTGTTTAAGGGCGATGGATTTTATTCCACAGATAATAAAAAAAGTTCAGAAAATACTTGATTTTCCACAAAATTTATGTTACTAATAAAATAAGACGGGCAAAATAAAATATAACGGGGTGTATAACTGAGCGTTCGGGAGTCTGGCCACCCGGCCTGTTTTGGGGACAGGACAATTCGGTAGTTCAAATCTACCCGCTCAGATTTTTAAAAAAATAATGTTATAAATTAAGCTACACATGGGTGAACAAATGCCAAAATGCAGAAGATGTGGTGATGAATTTCCTAATCGTATTATAATAGATGATGTTCCGCATATAATTAATAGTAGAAAATTTTGTTTAAAGTGTTCGCCATTTGGAAAACATAATACTAAGGCGGTGTTAGACAATAGGGTTGTTGCATATATTTTTAATGGTGTTAAAATGTTTTTAGCAGGTACATGTACGTATTGTGGCAAAGAAATTTATAACAAAACTGGTAAGATAAAATTTTGTAGTATAAAATGTAAAACAAGGCATTATCACGATGAATATATAAAAAGATGGTTAAACGGAGAGGAGCGAGGAGGAACCGATTTTAAAGTATCAAATTATGTAAAACGACACATAATTGAGACTCGTGGTGAAAAATGTGAGCGTTGTGGGTATAATAAAATAACTCCATCTACAGGTAAAGTTTGGTTAGAGGTGCTTCATATGGATGGTGATTATTCAAATCATGTTATTGATAACCTATTGTTAGTTTGCTCGAATTGTTTTAAAGAAATAAGACCTAAGCCAGGCGTTAAATTTAAAACACCATCTGAATACAACAAGAGTTTTGTTGTAAGAAAGTACGACAAAATGTTGCACGGATATTGGTTTTTTATAGACAAAGAGCACCCATTAAGTGATAAAAGGGGAGTGGTCTTATTACACAGACATGTTGCCTCTGTTAAAGACGGTAGGTGGTTGACTAAAAATAATATAGTTCATCACGTAGATGGAAACAAAGATAATAATGATCCTTCTAATTTGGAAATAATGGATATTTCTGAACATGCGTCATTACACTTAAGAAGCAGAACAAGAACAAATAAAGGCCGAGTGGCGTAACGGTAGGCGCACTATCTTTAGAAGATAGCGAGAAATCATAAGAGTTCGACTCTCTTCTCGGCCACTATGAATAAAAAGAAAATGGCCCGTTAGCTCAAATGGCTTAGAGCGCTTGTCTGATATACAAGAGGCACCTGGATCGTTACCAGGACGGGCTATAGGGGGAAATTAAAATGAGCAGAGCAATGGTTCTTAACAGGGGTTATCAATTTATTGGATGGGTTTCTTCTCAAAAGGCTGTCTCTATGGTGTTTGCTGGCAGAGCCTCGGTTGTTGAAGAGCACCCAGACAAGGTTTTGCGCAGCCCTTCTGTTCAAATTAAGGTTCCTCTGGTTATTACGGTGGCTAATCGTCACTTTGGTTTAACCAAGCCCGTTAAGTTTTCAAGAAAGAACGTTATGATCAGGGATAAGTTTACTTGCCAATATTGCGGAAAAAGCGGCGATATTAATACCTTGACCATAGATCATGTTATTCCGAAGTGTAGTGGCGGTATTTCTGTTTGGGATAATGTGACAACCAGTTGCAAACCATGTAACGTAAAAAAAGGACACCAAAGTCTTAAAAACTCTGGCTTACATTTGAATAGGGCCCCTTATGCTCCAAAATTAAGGCAATATATTATTGCTGAAATTGGCCCCAGATGCGACGAATACTCCAAAAAAATTTGGTCTATTTATCTCGGTGTAGAACCAAACGAATACAATTGATGTAATGCCCAGGTGGAGAAACTTTGAATTAATAACGGTGATTAATGTGCCAAAAGGCATATGTATAAAATGTGGCGAACAAAGTTTAAAAGATAGAAAATATTGTAGAAAATGTTTTAATTTGAGAGTTGGGGAACAACTCAAAAATAGGGGAGGGAGGTATGGCATAAGTAATTGTAAAAATTGTGGGAAAGAAATTAGGTTGTGGAAAAAGAATCAGCGGTATTGTAAAAGTTGCCATCTTATTTGTAGACAAAATCAGCATGGCAAACTCGGAAAATATATTTATGATGGAGAACGTCATGTTCATAGGCTTGTAGCCGAGTCTATAGTAGGAAGAAAACTTGAGTTTAATGAGGTAGTTCATCATATAGACGAGAACCCTAAAAATTTTTCTGCAAGGAATTTATTAATTATGAGTAGGGTGGCGCATACTAAATTACATTGGTTTTTGTTTTCACAGAAAACAGATAATTGTGTTAGTGATGTTGAATGGGATAATTTACGTAGAATTTTGACTTTTTCGTTTTTGAAGGAAACAAACACTATTTTTATAGATTTAACGGTATATAACGATAGTGATTATTCATATATACCAAGAGTCAATTGTCACAGAAGCAGGAAGGTAAAATTTCAAAAAGATGTTGCCCCTAAAACAAACAAGATAAAAAATAAATGTATTTATTGTGGTAAAGAATTTGATAATAAAAGGAATGAGTTTTGTTCTCAAGAGTGCGCACACAAGGCGCAACAAAAACTAAAAACTAACACAGAAGAAGAAATACAAGAATTTATTTCTTATGTTAATAAAATGCCATTGCGTGATGTTGCTAAAATATATGGGGTTTCTGATAAGGCTGTGGCTAAAAGATGCAATAAGCTTAATATAGAAAGACCAAAACAGGGTTTTTGGTTAAAAAAATAGTTCCTATGGGCGTGTGTTGAAACTGGAAACCAAGCGTGGCTCAAACCCACGTGGCTAAAAACCTTGAGGGTTCGACTCCCTCCATGCCCATTGTAAATGATTAAAATATGTATGGTGGTCGTAGCTCAAGGCAGAGCGCTGCGCTGTGAACGCAGAGGGTGCGGGTTCAAGTCCCGTCGATCACATTGGCCCTGTAGTATAATGGATCATACACCAGGTTTTCGCCCTGGTAATCGGAGTTCGATTCTCCGCAGGGTCATTAGTCCAGAGATAGCTTGAGTATTGAAACTCTAACTACGAAAGTAGTGGATAAATACAAAGGCGAACATCTGGCGCATTTAGGAGGCGTGATATGAACTGGTATAAAGAAGTTATTGTGAAGTCCGATGTTTTTAAATCTCCAAAGTGGTGTGGCGAGGAACAGATTTGTTTGCTTTATCCGCCGTTTCGTGAAAAAGTTATACAAGTGAAGCAGGAGCTTGCCAAACAGAAGTTGCCATTTTATATTTATGAAACATTCAGATCTAACGCAAGGCAGCTTGAGCTTTATAAAAAGGGTTATTCAAAGGTTAAGACCGCTGGTATGCACACGTATGGGGTCGCAGTTGATTTTGTAGGAAAAGACAATAAGGGTAATTGGTCATGGGACATGAAGTTGCCATGGAGTAAGCTTGGTGCTATATCTAAAAAGCTTGGTCTTTTCTGGGGCGGTGATTGGACTAGTTTCAAAGACTACCCTCATATACAAATGATAAGAGCTAATGCTATTGAACAAAACAAAATAAGGCTTGGTGTTTATCCTAAATGGGTGGAGGATATTTAATGGCTAATCCGATTATAACGACACAGGATGCTCCGATTGAACAGGTTATGAATGCTATATTGCAGACAATACCATGGGAGCAGATTAAGGAAGCAGGAGAAAAGATTACTGGTTTTGATGTTAAGGAAGGTCAGCGCGGTGTTCTTGGGAGAGTTTCTGATAAGATAGTCAAACTTGTTGCTGAACACGATGGTGTTGATTTGGAGCTCGAAGAGAACAAAAGTCTTTTGTCGTTTTGCAGGGTTGTTGTCGGAATTCTGAAAGTGATGGAGCTTAACTTTGAGAAAGCGGTTGAAGAAGCAATGATGGCACAACAGGCGCAGCAGCCTGGCAGCAGCCTATATGTTCCGAATGGGGCCATATAACATGTTAATAAAAATAAAAGAATTTTTGTTGAAACTGGTGTGTAAAGACCCTATGATACTTATAGCTGTGGCGGCTAAGTTGATGCAGTCCGATATAATGATTAATGGTTTTGATTTCAAGAAGGTTGACGCAACGTACAGGTTGAAAAAAATCATACTTGAAATGGAGGACGCCAGTGTTCCAGTTAGTGACACAGGGGGACAGTTTACTATTAATTGACAGCTTGCGTGAAAATTCGATAGATATGGTTATAACAAGTCCTCCTTATAACGTGGACCTTGGCAACAACAAGTATCATAAAGAGTCATATGACCTGTATAATGATAATCGGGAGCATACAGAGTACATAGGGTGGCTTAAAAGTATTTTTGAAAAACTGTATTATCGCTTGAAAAGTGGCGGAAGAGTTGCTATTAATATAGGAGATCGAAAAAATGGCGCTATTCCTACTCATGTTGATATTATTTATTTTATGTCTAGACAATTGAATTATATTCCAATGACGACCATAATTTGGAACAAGAGTCAGATAGGTAATAGAACATCGTGGGGATCGTGGTTGTCTCCATCGTGCCCGTCTTTTCCAACTCCGTTTGAGTATATTATGGTGTTTGCCAAAGAGACAACAAAGCGACGTGATAAGGGAGAAGCGACTGTTTCTAGAGACGAGTTTATAAAGAATAGTCTTGCAATGTGGACGATGGCACCTGAAACAAAACAAAAAGCAATGGGTCACACAGCTATGTTTCCTGTTGAATTGCCATACAGGTTGTTACAACAGTTGACATATCGCTATGATGTTGTTGTAGACCCTTTTGCTGGTCTTGGAACCACTGGGGTGGCTTGCAAGAAACTTGACCGTAATTTTATAGGATTTGAGTTGTCGGCTGATTATGCAGAAAAAGCAAACAAGCGTATTAGTGAAACACAAGGGGGCTTCGAGCAAAATGGCTGAAGAACTTAACATGGACCTTTTGCATGTGGTTTTTGACGCTATGAATAAAAATTTTAAAGAGGCTCTTAAAAAGAAAGGCTATAAAAAGCTTGTTTCGCCCCACGAGGTTTTGGGAGTAATGTTCGAGGAATTTACTGAGTTTGCCGATGCTGTTAAAACAGATAATAGGGTTGGCATTATAAGAGAGTTATATGATATTGGTACTGTTGTTATTTTGGGATTACTGAGTTTGATATAGTTTATTACGGGGTAATTCTGGAGTCTGGTTCCAGTGCGGGTCTCATAAATCCGAGACATCAGTTCAAATCTGATCCCCGTAATTATGAAATACTTATTGCCAAAAGATTATGATAAATTGATTAATTTGTGCAAACGTCGTATAAATGGACGATTAGTTTTTTGTGACATGGAACATCCATTATGTTATAAAAGCGGTTTTGTTTATTATCATAGACATCAGGCGTCGTTGAAACTTGGGAGATGGCTACATAGCGACGAACACGTTCATCATATAGATGGCGATATAGACAACAACTCAATTGGGAATTTGCAGCTTGTTACGTGTTCAGATCATGCTAAAATACATAGTCATAATAGGGATTCTTCTTGTAAGAAAAAACAAGTTGTGTGTTTGTTTTGTGGTAAAATATTTGAAGGAGATAAAAACAGGAAGCATTGTTCTATAGGATGTGCACATAGGCATTATGAGAAACTAAAAATTAATACTGATAAAGAAATACAAGAATTAATATTACTTGTCAATAAAATGTCATTGCGAGATATAGCGAAAATATATGGGGTTTCTGATGTTGCGGTTAAAAAAAGATGTAAAAAATTAGGAATAGAGACTAAAAACCAAGGATATTGGTTAAAAAAAGAAAACATTATGCATATATAGTTTACAACAATACGAGTTCAAGCCTCGTTACTCGCTTGAAACATTTTATGCGCTATGCGCGGAAAGGACAGGATAATGAAAACTGATACGGAATTGCGTGAAGAAATCAACAAAATGGGTGGAGATGAGGTTGCACAAAGGTTGGTTAGTATTATGCAAGATGATCCTATTGGTTTTTTGCTTGCGATTGATGAAAGAATTATGAGTGTTTGTAGTCAGTATAGAGATGGTATTAAGGAACGATTAAATGATAAAATAAACAATGTCGTAGGTAGACATGTTCATAGTAATAGTGGGGCAGCGTGTTTGCCAATGGTTGAAGACACCAAACAGTGTGATCAACCTTATATGAGTGAAACTATTAGTAATTCGCCTTATTCGGTTTTGAATGAGATAGTTCATCTTGTACATCGTGGCCATAATGCACGAATGCAGTCAGAAGCTACTCCAGAACAAGAAAAAGAATAAATATTTAGGCGGGGTCTACCCGCCGATTGCCCAAGTGGTGGAACTGGGATACCGTGCGGACTTAAAATCCGTTGGCAGAAATGCCATGTGAGTTCAAATCTCACCTTGGGCAGTTTAGGATCGTGGCCAAAATGGATAAGGCACTTGTCTCCAAAACAAGTAATTTGAGAGTTCGAGTCTCTCCGATCCTGTAATTATTATAAATGGTGATAAAACATGAAGTGTGAAAAATGTGGAAAAGAAAAACCTGGTCGTGGATATTGGGCTAAACACAAACAGTAATAAATATTATAGAGGGGGTGATCATATGCCTAAAGCAAAAAAGAAATGCAAGCCTAAGAAATAGTGGTCGTTGGCGGGATGCCAAAGTTTTTAATTACGGGAGGTAATTAAAATGGAAAGATTAAGGTTTAAAGCATTTTTGGAAGAATTTGAAGGGCTAAAGCAATTAACAAGTGAATTTTGTGGTCAGCCGTGTGTAACAAGAGATTGGGCAATGGACGACAATAGGTTTATTGATGATATTATTGTTCGCAGGTTAGACGATAGTGTTATAAACTCTACTCCATCACGAGTAAAAAATAATGTAGATCCGTTGGAGGCTCTTTATACCGGAGGAAAAGAGCTTGGTGGGGATATATTCTCGGTTTACTACTCTTATGAGTCTGCCGATAGTGGTGTAACACAAAATAATTTTAACCATTTTTTTGTTAGACCGCAAATTTTGTGGTACCATGAAAATAGTTTTACTCATATTTCTGATACTGGGATTTCGTTATGTGATGCGTTTGATGTTATTAATAGTGATTGGCGTAACCCGCATATAATAAATGTATTCAGGGTTATTTATGGTTCGTGTTATGATTCGCCAGAAAAAAAGGATAAACGTATTTCAGAACAAAATCGACTTCCGGTTGATGCTGTTACCGATGATTTTGGGGAAAATAGAAGCGTGGTTCGTTATCCACGATTTAAGACCGATGATGATGTTTTAATAGTTATCTACAAACCAGAAAAAGATTTTGATTTAAAAATGTTTGTAAAGAAGCGTATTGAAACGTGGCGTGGTGTTGCAGTAAGATAAGTGGTTATTCCTGCGTTTTATACGCGGGACGGATCCATAGCTCAAATGGTTTAGAGCAGTTGACTCATAATCAACAGGTTCTCAGTTCAAGCCTGAGTGGGTCCACAAGAGACGATAGCCTAATGGTAAGGCAGCGGCCTTTTAAGCCGTGATTTTATTTTCGGGGTTCAAGTCCCCGTCGTCTCGTCTAAAAGGGGCGCAATTAGCAATGGAAAAATGGCAAAAAGAATATAAACATGTACTTTCTGATTTTAACGAGTTTGATATTCATAGCAATACAGTTCTTTCAGGTTGTGTTGGTTCTATTGCTCATGGTACATACGTTCCAAAAGAAGATCGTGATTCAATAAGGGATTTTCCGAAATAAGTAGTTTGCGTCTATGTAGCTCAACCGGATAGAGCATTCGGCTACGAACCGAAAGATTTTGGGGGTTCAAGTCCTCTCATAGACGCTTGGAAGGGCAAGCCGATTGGCGACGGCAGTAGTCTTGAAAATTACCGAATGCGGAAACACCGTGTCTTGAGCGTTCAACTCGCTCCCCTTCCGTTATGATTGAGTATAATAAAGATATAAAGATTTCTAAAATGCCAAGAGGATACTGTTATTTTTGTGATAAGTTGCACCCTCTTTCGGACACTAGTGGAGTTGTTTTATATCATAGACACTTGATGTCTATGAAAATAGGAAGGTGGATTAATACTAATGAGAATGTTCATCACATAGACGGAAATAGAAGCAATAATGATTTATCTAATCTTGAATTAATGACGCATTCAAATCACGCCAAAAAACATTTTAGCAGTTATTCAAAAACATGTTGTGTGTGTGGATGTTTATTTTTAGGGTGGTTGGGTAGTAAATATTGTTCGATTGAATGCAAAGTAAAGAACAACAAGAGTAATAGTAATGATGGTTTTAAAAAACACAGAACACTTCGTTTAACATTAAAGAATTGTGCAATATGTAATAATTTATTTTTAGTAAGAAATAGCAAACATAGATGTTGCTCTCGCGCTTGTGAGTTTATGGCACAAAGATTACCTATATATAACAAGCTATTTAAGTTTGATATACCAGAAAACGAGTTAAGAGAAATGGTGTGGCAAACACCAATGACAAAAATTGCAGAAAAATATGGAGTATCTGGTAATGCCGTAAAGAAGCGTTGTAAAAAGTTTGGAATAAATTTCCCAACCAAAGGATACTGGACAGGTAAACACTATGAAATGTAATCTTTGTGAAGAAGAAGGAATTGGTCTCTCGAAAGATTTGGGGTGGCGCAGCAATAAGGTATATTGTTTGTGCTCACGGCATTTGCTTGTTGTGTATGATAAGTTGATCGAGATGGTTGCCAGCGGCAAAATAAAAATTGATGACAAGGGGAAGTATAATAATTTAGACAGGTTGTATAGTGAGTTTTGTAATATTATAGACTTATACCCCTGTAGCTTAATTGAATAATTTTTGCCCCTGTAGCACAACTGGACAGTGCACAGCACTTCTAATGCTGCAAATTAATTGCGAGTTCGAGTCTCGCCAGGGGTATGATGCGAATGTAGCCTAATTGGTAGGGCGCTTGGCTTCCAACCAAGAGATTTTGTGGGTTCAAGTCCCATCATTCGCTTTGCCAAGGTCGCAAGATTCCTTCTGAGCCGGACGATAGGATCCGGTGGCAAAAACCTATCAAGCACGTCCTTTTATTGGATTTATCCTGGGCACGATATAAAACTGCCCGATGGCTGTGGTTCCCAGATGGTTCTGGGGGAGCTCTGCAAAAGCTTCTTTGTCTGATTCGATTTCAGCCACGGCTTTTATTTAATGCCCTGTCGTCTAAACGGTAGGACACTTGGCCTTGGACCAAGGTATAGGGGTTCGACCCCTCTCAGGGCAGCTATTATAATTGAACATATTCCTAGATCGCCTAATTGGTATGGCCCCGGATTGTTGCTCCGGTTTTCTGGTGGTTCGAGTCCGCCTCTAGGAGCTATGAAAATAGAACGTGTGCCAAAAATAACACATGTTTCAAAATTGAAACAGTCGCAAGCTGTACAGGCGTCAGAACGGTGTATTTGTCCAGAGTGTGGTCTTACCATTACCCATGCTACGAAAACGCCGTGTAGCGCCCGTGAGTGCCCAAGGTGTGGATGTTTGATGAGGGGCGCGTTGTATCAATAGTAAATGCGAATGTAGCATAAAGGTAGTGCATCTGGCTTACATCCAGAAGATGTCGTTTCGATTACGGCCATTCGTATATAAAGGCGTAGAAAGAATAAAAATTATGGAACCCATTGAATACGAAATAAAAAATAAAAAACTTAGTGAAAAAGAAGGGTATTTATATTTTAATGATGGTTCGCACCCACTAAGTTATAGTTGTAGTATAGTTTATTTACATCGTCATATTGCTTCAATAAAACTTGGAAGATGGTTGACCAAAAATGAGGTAGTCCATCATGTTGATGGCAATAAGAAAAACAATGATTTAGAAAATTTAATTATTTTAACAAAAAGTGAACATGCAAGATTACATAAAAACAACAACTATGATTTTAAAATTTATGAATTCACTTGTCCTGTGTGTAAAATAGTATTTAAAACAAAAAATGTAAATAGAACATATTGTTCACCTCCTTGTTCTACGGCGGCATCAAAGCGATTTGATATTACTGCTGACGAACTACACAAAGAAGTTTGGAGCGCTCCGATGACTAGAGTAGCAAAAAAATATGGTGTATCTGATAAAGCAATTAAAAAAAGATGTAAAAGATTAGGCATTGAATCCCCGCCACAGGGGTATTGGATACGTAGTAAAAAGTAGCATATATATGAAAGAGGAGAGTGTTTTGGTAATCTTAATTGAAGTTTTTGATTTGCGCAGCAGGGATATTATTTTTACTTCGTCAGACGTGGTTGATTTTGATGGTTTTGATAATTGTTTTCGTGATTTTCAGGATAGGCTGGATCGTGGGCTAGGTGGCTATAGGTTTAATGGCTATTATAACTATGAGACAGATTGCTTTGTTTTGAGTGACGAGTTTGCGTGTATGTATGGTGCTCGTGTTAAATACGGAGAATATAATTATAAGTTTGTGTTCGATGGGATATTTATAACAGAGATTTTTACCGAGTTCAAAACTCCTGTTTTTGTAGATGGCAAAAATCATGTAGAAGAATAGTGTTATCTACCCCCTACTGGGCTTGCCTCGCGCATTCAGCAGGGTTATTGGGGCTATAGTTTAATGGGAGAACCTCGCCCTTGCACGGCGATAGCACGGGTCCAAATCCTGTTAGCTCCACTATGAAAAGTATATTGCAATGCAAGGTAAAGGACATACTTATTGAAATGTTTGGTCCGCAGAACGTGAAGTGCGAGGTTTATACCAAGCACGAAGGGGCCAAGCTATATTTTGATTTTTTTATTCTGCCGCTGAACGTCTATGTTGAAATAGACGGTAAGCAGCACGAAACCTTTGTGCCATTTTTCCATAACGATAGAAAAGATTTTGCTCGTCAGGTTCATCGTGATAACTCAAAAGAGCTTTATGTTGAGGACAAGAACGCATCGTTGTTAAGAATCCCATCTGATTTTAAATCTGATAATTTACAAAAAGATATACATGAACTTATTCTTTCGTCTATAAAGGGGACAAAAAATGAATAGGCAAGAAGCGTTTGATTTAGCGGTTGCTGACATTGAAAAACAATATAAACAAAAGATATTTCAAAGTGCTGACAAGGTTGTTAGAACAGTAATTAAAACTGGTATTCCGTCGCTTGATTATGTTTTGGGTGGCGGTTTTCCACGTGGAATGATTACTGAGATTTTTGGGGAAGAGGGCGCTGGCAAAACAACTATTAGTTTTACGTGTATAAAGTCCGTGTTAGAAAACGAAGGGTTTGTTTTATATATTGATGTTGAGGGAAAACTGGATGTTAAATACATGGAGAGTTGCGGCGTTGACTTGTCTCGTGTTCATGTGGCCCAGCCTCCGTCTGGTGAAGCGGCTATTGATATATGGAAGAAGTTTGCAGAGGTTGGTGGAACTGACCTTATAGTCCTTGATTCGGTTGCCGCATTGCATACAAAACGTGAACGAGAAAAAGAGGTTGGCGATTCAAACGTAAGTGAGCTTGCGCGGCTATTAAGTTGCAATATAAAAACATTGGTTACGGAAGGTCTTCGCAATGATGTTACCGTCCTTGCTATTAATCAGGTTCGTGATAAGATGAATCTTTATAGTGGGCGCACTGGTGTTGATACTCCTGGTGGTCACGCATTAAAACATTTGGCGGCGACAAGACTTAAACTTCATCGGATCGGCTCTATTGAGGGTTCTGATAAGCGTATTATAGGCAGCAGGGTTGAGATTAAAACAGTTAAGAATTCTGTTGCACCGCCATTCAGAAAAGGTGAAATAAGTATTTATTCATCATTTGGTGTATCAGCAATGGCTGACGTTTTTGATTTGGCCGTAGGGTATAAAATTATTGAACGGGCTGGTGCGTGGTATAAATATAATGATGAAAACATGGGACAAGGCGCTAACAACACATTTTCTTTTCTGTCTAAAAACAAGAAAATATATAATGAGATATCCAAAAAAGTTTCAAAATGCTTGGAGGAATAATAATGAATGGCGAAGAGTTGATTAGTAAAATTCGTTCTGATTTTGAAACTGACGGGTTTGCGTTTGCAAAAAATCCATCAACAAGGAGCGATGAAGAAAAAAGACTCCTAGACCTTGCTCTAAACATGAATGCTACCAAAGTGAATAGTGTTGAGCTTTCGGCGCTTGAAGAGATGGCGATGGTGCTGTCGCAGTATGTTGCGTATTTGAAGGTTCAGCAGGTTTCGTACCAAATGAAGTACGGCGTGTTTAACCGTGAGTTTGGTTTTGAAATGGATAGGGCGCAGAACGAGATTGATAAGAGAAAGACGGTTGGCGAGAAACAAGCTTTAATTATGGAGCAACGCCCAGAGCTAAAAGAACTTTATGAGAAAATAACCGTGTTGCAGGCTAAAAAAACACTACTTGATGGCATGGTTGACAGTTATCTTGAAATACTGTACACAGTAAAGAAATTTATTGATAGTCGCAGAAATAATAAAATTAATTAGGTGATAAAAATGCAGGGCGAAAAAGGCGACTGGATAGAAACATTTACTGGAACAAAAATATATCCATTATCGCCAAATATAAAAGATATCCATATTGAGGATATTGCACATGCTTTATCATTGATTTGTCGTTATAATGGTCATTGTAGTAGTTATTATTCGGTGGCTCAGCACTCTGTTTATGTATCAGATATTGTTGCTCCTGAATTTGCGTTACAAGGATTATTACACGATGCCGCTGAAGCTTATATAGGTGATGTGCCAAGGCCAATCAAAAAAATGATACCTATGTTTGGTGATATCGAACGTGTGTGTATGAGTACAATCAGTCGCAAATACTCGTTACCGCAAGCGTTTGATGAAAGCATTTGGGTAGCCGATAACATTATGCTTGCTACTGAGGTTTCTAGTTTTGGTATGAATTTAGATAAAGATTGGAACCTTAAAGAAAAACCCTGTGATATTGTTATAGAATATTGGGATCCAGAAACCGCTGAAGATAATTTTTTATACAAATTTAATTCTCTACGTCATTTTATACATGTTGCTTTTGATGCTTGCTAAGCAACATGTTATAAAAATAAAGGAAAAAATTAATGTCTATCGGAAATGTTTATGCAGAACGAAGCATCTTATCTGCAATTTTGAAATATCCTGATGCTGTTTTTGAATTTAATATTCAGCCGGGGGATTTTCAAAATGCGTACTCTAGAAATGTTTTTGATATATTGCTGCATTTGCATTCTCAAGAGATGAGTTTTAACAAACAGAATCTTTTAACTTTTGCTAAAAACATTCCTACAAATGAACTGCTTGATCATGGTGCTTTTATACAATGGGTTAGCGGCCTGTTTGATCTTGAAGCAAACCACAAGGACATAGAAGGACTTGTGTGTACATTGCAGTCAGAAGCAGACAAGGCTGATACATACTCGCTTGTTAAAAATATTGAGGCCGACTTAATAGAAAAAGAAGATGTTGCTTCTAACGAAATACTTGGCAAGCTCGAACAAGGTGTTCTTGATATTATTCTTAAAAGACAATCAAACACGTTAGACGCTGTTCAGCTTGGCAACAATATAGAACAGGTTCTTGAAGAAAAAAGCAAGTATCTTAATACGGTAAAGGGCGTTGCTGGACTACCTACATGGTATTGTGATTTCGATACAATTATGCAGGGCATGATGGAGAATTGTCTTTATGTTGTTTCGGCAAGGCGCAAAGAGGGTAAGAGTACGTTTTTACTTAATGTTGCAAAAAACGTTGCCATGCGTCAAAATAGTGTTCTATATCTTGATTCAGAAATGAGTACAAAAAAACAACAGTATAGACTTTTATCCATGATATCTGAGGTTCCAGAACGCTTGCTTTGGAACAAAGAATATCTTAAAACACAGGAAACCAGAGACGCTGTTAAGCAGGGCATAGAGATAATGCGCGATATAAAGCTTTTTCATAAGACCGTTCCGTCTTTTTCTATCAACACTATAAGAACGTTTGCTCGTAAATACGCCAAGCTTCACGATATTAATTTGTTAATTTTTGATTATATAAAAATGCCAAATGAGTCATCTTTTGGCGAGAACAAAGAGTATCAGGCAATCGGAAAATTTACAGATGGTTTAAGACAGATTGGTGGGGAAATAGGTATTCCTGTTTTAACTGCTGCACAGCTTAATCGTGAGATGGGTGTAGGCATGAGTGACCGTATTGACCATTATTGTGACGCAAGATGGCAGCTTGTCAGTAAAGACGACGATATGCTAACCGCAGAGCGCGAAGCTTTTAACGGCGAAATAATGGGCAACATGATTCTTGATATACCAGTTAATCGCAATGGCGAGGCTGGAACGGCGTTTAATTTTCAGTTTGATCGCCCTATACTTAAATTTAGAGAATCTGGAATAGCTACTGAAAATCAAATGGCATTATGGCGCAAGATATTAAAACAACGATTTGAGAGGCGAAAATATGGTAATTAAAATGGTGCCTCACGGTAAAATATCTGACGTAGCTATAGAACGCATGAAAAATCTTGCAGATGTTGAAGAAATTTTAGTATCATATGGTTGCAATATTTTCTGTAATAATGTCAGCGAAATAAGATGTACTTGCCCTATTCATTCTGATGCCAATAATGGGACATCTTTCCATTACAATAAAAAGACAGGAACATGGAGGTGTTATTCGTGCGGTGAATATGGCAATGTGTTTAGGTTAGTTATGAAAGTAGAAGGTGTTAGTTTTTTTAAAGCTGTTGAAAAAATATCCGCCATGACTGGTGTTAATATTGAGTATGGTACTACTAGATATGATTTAGCACTACAAAGCGCCAAAGCATTAAAACAACAGATAAACACAGATGCTACAATAAATGATTTTAATTGTTTTACAACGCTGGACGAGAATGTTTTATTGCCGCATCAGAATTGTGTGCACCAATACATATTAAGCAGGATTAAAGATTATGAACTTATAGATAAATTTGAAATATGTTACGCCAAGTTTGGCAGGCTAAAAGGAAGGATATTATTTCCAAATAGGATTCCCGGTGGCGCTCTGGTTGGAATATCTGGTAGACGTGTAGAAGGACAAACAGATGGTCCAAAATGGTATCATTGGCCTCCAAAGTTTCCAAGACGAAATTATGTTTTCGGACTATCGCATCAAGATATTGTAGATGAAATAGTTGCAAAAAAACAGGTGATTGTTACAGAGGGACATTTGGACGTTGTTTCACTTTATGCAATGGGGTTTAAGAATGCTGTTGCAATTCTTGGGAAAACTCCGTCTGAACAGCAAATAAGGGTATTAAGCAAGTACGACATAGAAGTGGTAGTGTGTCTTGACGGAGACGCTTTTAAACAGGGGTACTCTTTAAAAGCTGGCAAGAAATTTATGAACTATTTTAAATCCATTTCGACAGTCGAAATGGGCGAAGAAGAAGACCCTGGCAATATAAGCAATAGTAGTTTTGTTAAGGCTTATGAAAATAGGTCCAAAATAAAAGGGGGACAATAAGATGACAGGACAGGAATGGGAAAGTGGTTGGAACGGATTTAAGTTTCACGGTGTTGTTATATGGAAGAATTCTGCTTTCAGTAAAAAGGGTACGGAGTTTTTGAAGATGACTGTGCGCGGTAAAGATTCGGGTAGTGGTAATAAGGTAATGTACTCTTCTGTTCCTTTTATGGCTTTTGGTGAAGATGCTTCTAAGATTGACGCATTGGTTGATAAGGGCGATTGTGTTGTTTTGACTGGTCGTGTTTCTGTGTCTACTAATCCTAAAAGTGGTAGTCGAGACCCATTCTTGATTATCACTAAAGTTGAAAAAGTAGATGTGTCTGATGACATAAAAAAGAAATACGAACCTCCTAAAAAGGAAAAAGACGCTACCGCCCCCGTTACTACAGAAAAAAAAGAAGAACAGGCCGAGCCTAAAGAAGCGCCTGCTGCACCAGTAGCGCCAAAAGCAGAGGAAGAGAAGACAGGAATGCCTTTCTAGGGAGGGCAAAGTGATAAGAGTCAGAAAACAAAAAGAAAAAATTGATGTAACAGACAAGGTTCTCAGAGTCAGTACCTTTTCCCAAGAAGAGGTCTCGGACTTTGACGTTGTGCGGATAGAAGACTCATTGCGCAACGAAATATCGTTAATAAAACATAGGGCAAAAGACATAGCCAAATCGGTTGAGAAGAAAATTATACAGTTAGGTATTACTGATATTACAACATCGTTGATACGAGCGCTGATTGATGTAGAGCTCATGGAGCGAGGACTACTTGGGAAGGCCAAGCTCCATGATGGTGTTCGTATCTCATTATCTGAGATTGAGGCCGTGATTCAGAATAAGGCGAAAGAGAATTCAAACACGCCTCTTTCGCCAGAGTCTATAAACCTTGTTTTATCAGAGATGGTTCAGAAAGAGTATGCTTTACAGCGCGTGTTCTCTCCTGATGTGGCAGAGGCTCATATGGCTGGTGACGTACATCTTCACGACCTTGGGTTTATTACTCGTCCTTATTGTGGGTCTCATTCTCCAGAATATGTTAAAAAACATGGTCTTAAACTTCCATCTGTTACATGTGTAAGTGTACCACCACGACATCCAGAAGTGTTTGTGACTCAGCTTTTAACATTTGCTAATTTTATGCAGGGGTTATTTGCTGGAGCTATTGGATTTGACGCTGTTAATTTGTTTTTTGCCCCAATGATTGTGGGCATGAACGACAAAGAGGTTAAACAAATAGCCCAAATGCTCGTCTATGGATTTTCACAATTAGCTGGTGCCCGTGGTGGACAAGTTGCATTTACAGATTTTAATCTGTTTACGCATGTGCCGCATCATTATCTTGATGTTCCTGCCATTGGTAACGGTGGAGAATACACAGGAAAGTTCTATCAAGACTACGAAGAAGAAGCGCAACAGTTTTTAAGCGCCCTGCTTGATGTGTACTATGATGGAGACAAGAATGGCACACCGTTCTTTTTTCCTAAACCAAACTTACACATTGATAAAGAATCGTTTAATGAAAAAAACATATGGTTACTTGAGAAGGCGGCACAGTGCGTAAGCAAGAATGGCAGCATATACTTTCTTTTTGATAGGGGGGAACTTCCGAGTCTAGCACAGTGTTGTAGATTAACGCTTGAACTTACTACAGAAGATAGAAAGCTGCTTGCCAAACCAGAGGATGTAAGATTTGTTGGTGTTCAAAATGTAACTGTTAATTTACCTAGGTGTGCATATAAGGCCAATTACAAAGATAAAGCCCTATTTAATGAGATACACGATGCTATGAAAATAGCTGTTAAAGCCCATAAGCAAAAGACAGAATATATTAAAAAGCTTATTGAACAAAAGGATGGTCCATTGTCGTTTTTTGCTAATGGTATGGATGGTGAACCATATATTTATTTTGATAGGTCAAGTTATCTTATTGGAGTTCTTGGTCTTAATGAGATGGTTAAACATCATTGTGGTGCTGAACTTCACGAAAGTCAAGAAGCGTATGACTTTGGTCTTGAGATAATTAAATTTATGAAAGAATGTTGTGATGAATTTAAAAAAAGCGAGGATATGAAGTTTGTTTTAGAAGAGACCCCTGCTGAAAGCACGTCTTACAGGTTTGCGCGACTTGACATGGCCCATTTTCAAGATTGTGCAAAGATGGTAGTAAAGGGGAATCCAGAGACTGGTGATATATATTACACCAATAGTATCCATTTTGCTTATGATGCAGATATAGATATTATTGAACGTATAAAAAAACAAAGCGTGTTCCATCCGTTTATAACCGCTGGAGCCATTGTGCACGGATGGATGGGCGATAAGATGCCAGACGCAAAAAGCATCCTTGATCTTATTAAAAAAATACACAGTAAAACAATGTGTAAGCAAATAGTTTTTTCACCTGAGTTTTCGCTTTGTACCGATTGTGGTAAACTTCATATGGGACTTATAGACGATTGTCCTGATTGTGGTGGTAAAAAATTAGAGTGGATAACTCGTGTTACTGGATATTTTTCAAAAGTTGGAACATGGAGTCGTGGCAAGATGGCCGAGCTTAGAGATAGGAAAAAATATTCAATTGGGGGTTAATATGCCTAGGAAAAAGAAAGAAACACTGGTAATGGAAGAAGAAGAAAAGAAAATTGCAGAGTCTCCTGTAAATAGTATTGAACAATTAATTGGTCTTGTTAATAGTATTTTGGATACAACAGTTGAGATGAAGTGTGATCAAGAAGGGTTTGACAAGATACGAGAGGCGGTCGGTTTAGCGGTTGGTGGCCTATTAGTATGCCTTAATTCTATAAGTACCATTGACGAAACAATGCGCTCTGTTGTTGATGTTATACTTGGTCCTGTGCCGATGGAAGTTGTTTTGACACGCGAGGGCGCTCAATTGCCATCTTATGCTAATGATGGTGATGCAGGCATGGATATTTATACACCAGAGGACACAAAGGTTGAACCTTATTGTACAGTTATGGTTCCTATGGGGTTTAAAATATCAATACCAATGAATGTTGAAGTGCAGATACGGCCAAGAAGTTCGGTAGCACTTAAAACATCTTTGATTATTCCTAATTCACCAGGCACAATTGACTATGGGTATAAAGACGAAGTATGTGTATTACTTACAAATATATCCGACAAGGTTGTTTTGATTCCAAAAGGGCGTAAAATAGCTCAAATGGTTATGGCAAATGCAAGAAAGGCTGCTATTATAAATGTATCTAGTTTTACAGACACCACAGATCGTGGTGGCGGCATAGGTTCTACTGGAGACTAATATGGCAACACAGAAGCCCAAAATAAGCATAGTTGTGTATATTAATGATGAACCCTACTATCTTGTTGAGGGCGTTTATAAACATCTGTATCCAGATTTTTGGGACGGTGTAAAACTAGTTGCTCACAAAATGTTGCTAAATTGCGGCGTTCTTGTTGACGCAAGAAGAAAAACCATTAATAATTACAAAATTAAAGACGACTTATTATCATTTATCAGGGATACGAGCTACTTATTAATAGAAGGAACTAAGTATCCGGTGATAAGAGACGTGCGTAATTCTAATGGTAATACAAAAATAATTCTTGTTGGAAAAGAACGCCGCGTAGCTACCAAAAATGACAATGGAGAATGGCGGATAGGACTTCAGCCAAAAATACCAAATGAGTAACTTTATACATTTACACAATCATACGTATTATTCGTTGGTGGACAGCACCGTTTCTCCTACAGACATGGCTCAGGCCGCCAAGTTAAACGGTATGTCGTCTGTTGCTATTACTGATCATGGTAATTTATTCGGCATATATGATTTTAATGATGCTTGTATTTCGGCAGAGATAAAACCAATATTTGGTATTGAGTGCTATACGGTTAACAACATAGATGATCATTCGTCAAAAGAGAAATGGCACATTGTTTTGCTAGCCATGAACAATGATGGAATGAAAAATTTATACAAATTGTCTACGATTGGTTTTACAAAGGGCATGTATTTTAAACCACGTATTGACGATAAAGTTCTTTTTGAAAATAGTGATGGACTTATTATTATGTCTGCGTGTGTTCAGGGGTTTATTCATAATAATATAATTAATGGCAACATTGATGCCGCCACCCAAAAAGCAAAATTATATAAAGACGTTTTCAAAGACAGGTTCTATATGGAGATTCAAAACCACTTTAACGACGCTGATGCTGCAAATATACCAGAGACTTTACAGTTGGCCGATGAGTTAAAAATAAAATTAGTTGCTACAAACGATATTCATTATTTAAAACAGGAAGACAATCTGTTACAAAAAATGGTTCAAGCAGTACAGTGGAAAATGACCATAGAAGAACTCTTGGAAAAGGGATACTTCGATACGCCTGAATATTATTTTAAAACAGAAGATGAGATGCGAGCGCTTTTTGAAGATAGTTCAGTTATATCTAATACTTGTGAGGTAGCGGAACGTTGTAATGCGTCTATTTTGCCAATTGATAATAAAATAGTTGATTTTGTTTTTGACGACAGTGTTCCTGAAATATCGACTTTTATTAAAAAAACAAAAGATATGTCTATGGTGGACTTTTTAAACAGCGGGGTGATTACTAAATTATGACAAATAATGAATCATACTTGCTGTTTATGCTTGAAAAAGGTATGGATGAAAAAGTAAATATAAATGATAGGAGCGCGTATTACGAGAGGCTTGTTGAAGAGATTGAAGTAATACAACATCTTGATCTTGTTAATTATTTTCTTATAGTTTCTGATATAATTGCGTTTGCTAAAGAAAATGATATTATGGTTGGGGTTGGTCGTGGTTCGGCTGGCGGTTCTCTTGTGTGTTATTTGCTTGGTATAACAAAAATGGATCCAGTTAAATATGGATTATTGTTTTCAAGGTTTTTAAACAAAGATCGTGTGAGCGTAGCCGACATTGATTTGGATTTTGAAGACACCCGTAGAGATGAGATTATTGATTATATATTTAAAAAATATGGTGAAGACCATGTAGTTCACATTGGTAGCTTTGGTACAAATCAAATCAAAGGAGCCATTAAAGACGTAGCACGTACAAAAGGTATGAATTTTGAAAGAATAAATGAAATAACAAAAAGTATCTATATTGATCCTGTTAAAAGCGATGCAGAAAATTTACAGGAAGCTTTTGCCAAAACAGATTTATGGACAGATAGTGATTTTCAAGACACTATGAATACAGCATTAAAGATTTCTGGATTCCCAAGAAATTCATCTGTTCACCCTTCTGGTATTTTGATATGTAGACCATCGTTAACAGAGTGCGTTCCGCTTAAGGTTAGCAACGATACTATTGCCAGCCAGATAGATATGGATAGAATAGAGCAGTTAGGGTTGTTGAAAATAGACGTACTTGGTGTTCGTTCGCTTACGGTTGTGCACGATACTTTAAAACAAATAAAAAAAAGAACTGGTAAAGATATTGATATTTTTAAGATACCAGTCAATGATTATAAAACGTTTCAAAGTTACAATGCTTTAAAGACGCTTGGTATTTTCATGTTTGAAAGCAATGGCATGAAAAACACGCTTAGAAAAATAAGGCCCAAAAACATTGAGCATCTAACTATTGCAAATGCGTTATTCAGACCTGGAAGCATGAGTTATATTGACGATTATGCTGCTTTTAAAAACGGTAGAAGCGAACCAGTATATTTACACCCGTCAATGGAAAAAGTTTTAGAGTCCACATATGGTATCCTGGTATACCAAGAGCAAGTCATAGAGCTTGGTAAAGTTATGGCCGGATTTACTTCAGCAGAAGCAGACGTGCTTCGTCACGCAGTTGGCAAAAAGAAAATAAAGGAAATGGCCGAACAAAAAGAAAAATTTATAAGTGGATGCGCAAATAATAATATATCACAAGACGTTGCTGAAAAAGTTTTTAGTTGGTTTGAGGAACACGCTAAATATTCTTTTAACAGATCACATGCGTTGGCATATGCTTTAAATAGTTATTGTATGATGTGGTTGAAGACGCATTATCCTACAGAGTTTTTTGCGTCATTAATAACTAATGCAATACGTAGTGGGGACCAGAAAAGTATTATAAACATACCTCTGTATATAAGAGAGGCAACAGAAGATTTTCATATTAATGTGATGCCGCCGTCAGTTAACGAGCCGTGTTTAAATCTTGAACTTTCACAAAATGGTATTTCGATGGGACTTTTATCCATTAAGACGGTTGGTGGGCGTATTGCAAAAAAAATAATTGCACATGGTAAATACAATGATTTATATGAACTTTATTTTGATAAAGACATAAATATTGGTGTTTTGAAAAACCTTATTAAAAGTGGTGCTTGTGATTGTCTTATAGGTAGTTCGTGGTACAGAAAAGACGCATTAAACTTTTTATCAGACATGGGTCAATACGTCGTTGACTATGAAAAATGGAAAATGCAGGTGGTTGGAGAGCTTAGAAAAGAGTATAGAGAAAGCATTAAGGGGGCTAAGAAGTACAACAAAGAAGAGTTTGAACAGTGGTTAGGGCAAAAAGAAGCAAAAACTAGTATGTCTGACTTTAAACCGATGCCTGTTTTGTCCGAAGATCACCATACGCTTAAAGGCGAAATGATAGAATTTGAATTGGAAACCATAGGTTTTGTCCTATTTAATCCGTTAAAGGAGAGTGTGGTAATGGAAACTAACAAAAAGTTGTGGGTACTTGTTGATGCACAAAAAATGACCATTAGTGACATGATGGGGATTGTTTCAACAATAATTCAGGGTAAGTTTGCAGGTAAAAACAGGGTTGTTATAGTCAAAAAGAATGGCGAGGACCGCGCAAATTGGGTAACGGAAGAACTTTCTGTGTCTGTTGATGGCGAAAAAGATATTTTGTCTAAGGTGCTAAGGTCCTTCCAATGTGTCGAAAACGTTGCTATTAATTAAATAAGGGGAATAGTATGACTTTTTACAGAACGATGTTTAATGCGCTTGTCGCAAATGATGTTGAAAACGTGGTATCATGGGAAGACGCAATACAAAAAGCAACCGAAGTTGTAAATGAACAACACGATATCAACGTAAACGAGTGTAGAGTATTTGGTTATACCATAATTTCAAAAGCGGCACACGATATTGGTATAGACCCGCTTGAGTTGTTGAATTATTGTGTAGAACTTGTTTCTCGTAAAAACGATGATTATAACGGAAACATTGTTGATACCATGTCTTGTTTTAGGCCGTTTGGCGTATTTGGTATACTAGTAAGATTGACAGACAAGTTTAGCCGCGTAATATCATTATCGTTTAAAACAGATAGAAAAGTTAAAGACGAGTCAATCATGGATACGCTTGTTGATATTATGAATTATGCATGTTTTATGATAATATTATTGGACGACATGCAGAACAATACTAATTATAGTTATCATATTTTTAGGGAGGATTGTTAACAATGACCGAAGAAACAAAACATCCACTGGTGTTGTCAGCTTCAAGGATGGGTAAATACGAACAATGCCCACAGTCCTATTACTGGCAATATATAGAAAAGCTTGAAAAACCAGAGCGAACATCTCTTATATTTGGGAATGTTATGCATGAGGTTTTTGAAACCCTTATAAAAAATGGAGAAAAAAAGTACCATCCTACCGAGGCCAAGATTCTTTTTGAGAATATTCTTACCCAAACCCCTCTTACCGAACCTAAGTATTATAAAGACGGTCTTGATATTATATCCTTGTTTTTTAAGTTCTATCCAAGATTTCCATCGCTTGTTTCTGTTGATGAAGCTCCGTGTGTCGAACACAAATTTGATATGTCCTTGTTTAATAATGATGGAGACGAGGTTCTTGTCACTGGTAAAATAGACCGTGTTGACCAGACAAACAATGGGATACAGGTTGTTGATTACAAAAGCGGATTTTATATACCGTCTTATGAAGACCTTGTTAGTAGCACTCAGACTAAAATGTATCTTATGGTAATTCGTAAGATGTTCCCGTCTATTGAAAACATTACATTCAAGTTTATTTATTTGCGCGAAATGAAGGACGTTGTTATTAATGCTAACGATATAGACCTCATCAATTTTGAAAGCTATTTGTTTTATTTGTCTTCAAGAATCAAGAATGATACCACGTGGGTTCCACAACTAAATAACTTTTGTTCCTTCTGTGATTTTAACGCAAAGTGCCCAAAATATCAGGACGCAATGAATCCTGATGTTATACAAAATTCTGTTGACACTCTTTTGCCATTGACTATTGAACAGCTTGTTGAAAAAAGGGTTGTTCTTGACAATATATTAAAAATAGCCGATAGAAAAAAGAAAGACATTGACGGAATATTATTAGAAAGAATAGCGCATGATGGTAACTTTGCGGTTAATGGTATGCAAGTCGGATCAAAACAGATGAGAAAGGTTTCAATTTCGCCGCGTTCTTTGGTTGATGCAGGTTGTGACGTAAATACGTTGTGTAGCGTATCTACTATTAACGTCACACAACTGCGTAAAATAATTACAAATAAGGACATTATGGACAGAATAATGCAAGCTTCAACAACTTCATATTCTTCCCCCTATGTTGTAATTACACACGAACAGAAAGGGGAGTAATTTATGCTTTTATCACCAGAAGAGGAGGCACAAAAGCTTGAAGAAGTAGATTCGCTTATAACACAAATAGCCCACAATATTATTGGGGATCATAAACAAGTCTATTTCGATAGAGGCGATTATGACGACTTATTACAAGAGGGGCGCATGGGGGCGCTTATTGGTCTAAGACGATTTGATCCGTCATATGGTGTTGCACTGTTGACTTATATTACGCACTATATTCGTGGCGGAATTTCTCATTATATGAGAAAATTACCGTATAATGAGCGTACTGTGACTAATATGGGAATTGATAAAACATGGCACAATCCAGGGCGTATTATAAGTTTTGAGTCATTAAGGTGTATGTTTGATAATGGTAATAAAATTCCACGTGGCGGAGAGTTAAATAACGTTTTTCTAAAACCACAGTTGTATATAGCTGCTCTTTTGTGTGATATATACGGTTATTCTGACAGCAAATCATTTGGTAATTCTGATATTTATGTTGATGCTAAACGTATTTTAAACAAAAAGGACATCGAACTTATTGAATTAAAATATTTATACGAGTTGTCCACTGATAATATATGTAAAATACTTGGTGTTTCACAAATGACTATTCATCGTAAGCTAAAAAGGTGTTATCAAAAAATGAAAACCATAATTGAAAGGGAGACTAAAAATGCAATGGAATGAAAAACCAAGCGAGGAACAATTGAAAGAGTATTTGAAAGGCGGTACTAATATTTTTGATGTTAAACTCGAAGACTTTTCTCATTTTATACAATTGATAAAGTCTGGTGTTAATTTGGGGGGTGGCAGGTGGAAAGACGTATATACTCCGTATATGACTGTTGCTGGTCGCGTAATGATGGCTAGGGCTGACCATGCTAAAAAGGGTGGTACGCTGTCTATCGAAACAAAAATAATTGATAGTAAGTTTGATAAAGAGGTAGTTGCCGTTTGTACTTGTACATCGTCCTTATATGGCGTTAGCACTGGTGTTTCTTCTGCTTCTCGTGATAGTGGAAAAACAGACGGTGATTTTCCGTTTGAAATTTCGGAAACATCTGCGGTTGGCAGGGCTCTTGGTTTTTATGGATATGGTATTCTTCCTGGTATGAGTATTGCTTCGGCAGAAGAGGTAAAAGCCGCCCATAGAAAGCAGGGTGCAAAAACACCTTCTCAACCAGAGGAACCCGTGGAAGAGGCCGTGGTTGAAAAAGCAGAACCATCATCTGTAACAGAAGGGCAGAAAAAAGCAATCAATACGCTTTTGAAAAGGTGCAGTATTGATATATCTGATTTTACAACTGCACCTTTTAATACAACTAAAAAAGAACTTGATAACCTGACTTATACTGAAGCTGGTATAATAATATCTGCATTAAGCAAAGAAACAAACAAAGTCAAAGATAAAAAGGGGGTGTAATCAAATATGGATGAAATAATGAAAGAGGCCAAAGATAGTGGTGCTTCTATGGTTTTTGGCGTTATGGGTAAAATCAAATGTGCAAAATTTAAAGAGTGCGACAAAGAAAATTGTAGCGAGTGCGCGGCCACGGTTAATGATGCCCTAAACAACCTGTTGGACGGATTTACTGGAATAACATTCGATTGTAGACACATAGTTCTTGATATATGTTCCGATGAAATATTTGAAAAATGCAAGGCAAGGATTGAGCTTCAAGAAGCCCTTGAAAAAGACGGTGATGATAGGACCGTGTGTTGCAGCAATAATGATGGCGTTGATCCATTGCCATCGTCTTGCCCGTTACTTCAGGATAAACTTGGAAAAGATATTGTAGAGTCTATTGCTAGAACTGTTAGCAAAGCCCCAATATTTACAGAAATTGTTGAAGATGAGCGTATACATATCGCTTTTTAATTAAGGGGGACTAAAAATGGAAGCAATTCTAAAGAGTGTAAAATTGGAAAGGGGGCAAGATTTAGAGATAATTCCAGTTGGAGATATTCATTTTGGCTCTGCTAACTGCGATGAAAAGCTTTTGTCTCACGTTATTGAACATATAAGAACAAACGACAATGCTTATTGGGTTGGTATGGGCGACTATGGTGAATTTATTTCACACAGGGATAAACGATTTCTTGGTAAGGCCATCAGTAAACAGTTTCTAACCTGTGATTCTATTTCGGAAATAGCCTATAAGCAGTATGAGCACCTAAAGGGGCTTTTTATGCCCATAAAAGACAAATGCCTTGGGCTGCTTAAAGGAAACCACGAACACAAAGTGTTGGTTAATGATGGTCTAAACGTAACTCACATGATGGCCAATGCTCTTGGGGCACCTTATCTTGGAGACCTTGCTCTTATAACGTTAAGGTGTGAATATTATTCCGACGGTATTAAAGAACGATCATGTTTCTTTAATATGTATGCTTCTCATGGGTGGCAGGCTGGTCGTGACCCTGGTGGCAAAATAAATACACTGAGAAAGATATTCATATCTTATCCGAACGTTGACATTATTTTGACGGGCCATAGTCACGATCTTGTAGCAATGCCGTTCAAAGCAAATATTGTGTCGGCGGGACGGTCAGAGTTGGTTGTTGTGCCAGTTGTAAGGTGGGGCGTTCTAACTGGTTCGTTTTTGCACGGGGCGAAACAGGGCACGGAAAATTATGCAGAAAGCTTTGGATATGCCCCACTTCCTAATGGCGTAGCAAAGGTTATAATGTCGTTCAAAACAAGCCGTGTGCATAGCGACAGAAGAACAAAGAATATAAAGGTCGAGTATTTTGACGTATCTTAAAAAGGGTGAGGTGAATGCTTAATCCAAATGAACCTTTGTGGTTGCCACCAGGTTCTATAAGAGCCCTTGGGTTTATAGGGCTACTGGCAGTGGTGGCTGGTTGTATTTTCTCAAAAATTGAAATACCAAAAGAACTTTGGGGTATTTTTGGTGTGGTTGTTGGTTGGTACTTTGGGGCAAGATACCCAAGTGGTGCAAAATCCCTGACTGGGGATAGTTCATCGCCCGTTGTTAATGTGGCAGGCGACATAAATAGCACACCAACAGAAATAACAAACGGAAATAGCGGTTAATCTAACAGTATAGTATGAAAGGGGTCAAAAACATGCGTAGAATCGATTTTAAGGCGCTTCTGGTAATGATTAGTGTAGTTGTACTATCTGGGGTCGCAAACGCCTCACAGGGCGTTCTGGTGACAAATGGCAGCCTTTTGCAAAAAGGTCGTGGAGAACTCACCAGTATGGTGGTTAATGTGGACGAAAACGATCTTGCTGCCCTTGGTTTTAGGTTCGGTATTTTTGACAATATAGAGATCGAGGCCGATTCTAAGACAACCAATGGTGTTACCGTCGGATCCATGGGGGCCAGAGGAACGTTTAAGGTTGGTGGACAGTTTGAATTTCTTGCTGAGATTGAAGGCAGATTCTCAAATGGTGGAACTATTGCCCTTACTACAGATGGATTTGCGTTCGATAAAGACCTTCGGTTTGCGTTAGTTGGACAGGGTAAATATAGGGACGATATTACATTTTCTCTTGGTGTAGTATCGCAAAAAAATGGTGATGGCCAAAGAACCTTTAGTGGTGAAGCGTATATAAACTATGTATATTCAAAAATACTCGATGCCACACTAGAGTTCCGCCAAGAGAACAGCTACTATTATAGTAACAGCATTGCTGGCTATGTCGGTGTAACTCTCAAGGGACTTAAGATACAGGTTGGACTTTTGAAGCTTCCTGAACAGGAACTACGGGTACAGCCGATTTTGAGAGTAGCAAAGAACTTCTAATAGGATTGATACTCCTATATGGAAAAATCATCACCCAATGGTGATTTTTTCGCCTTAGTGTAGTTTAAGTGGCAAAACGATGCTCTCAACAGTAATGGGGATGGGCATATTTTGGCGGTTCGATTCCGTCCACTGGGGTTAAAAATGAGATACTTTCCAGACAGCAGAACAAGCAATGAGTCACTCAAAAATGACACAAAAAACCACAAAGACGAAACTATCTATACTAATATATATAGGCATATTGGTGGCTATTTGGTTCTTAAGTGGGACGCAGAAAAACACAAAAAGAGAGAGTTCATAAGAGAGCTTCAAAAACTTTTAGATGGATAAGGGGGTACGGTTATGCTTACAGTTTTATTGATAGTATGTGCGGCATGGTGTTTTGCGGCAAATCGTAAATGGGGTGGCAAGTATGGTAATGATGGTCTTGAGATCGGTGGTATGTTTTTAGTAGTTACTGGTGGTCTTGGTATTATAATCAAAGCTATTTTAATAGGCAATGTGATTATGGCCCCAATTAGTCTCAAACAGAATGAATTGCGCATTAAACTTTATCAGGAAAGACTTGTTGAGGTAGAACAGTCCGTAAGAAAAGAATTAGATAGATATCCTGAATATGAAGAACGTATTTTGGGTAAGGTTGATCCAGCCATTTTATTAAAATATCCAGAACTTAAAAGTAATCAAACCATTACAGAAGGGTTTAAAAGCCTTATACAGTATCAACAGATAGTTACCAAGCTTAAAGACAAAAGCATTGAAATTGAATTTGATCGCCAAAAAATGGTAAAGTGCACCATAATATTTTAACGGAGACCAATAATGAGAAACAAAAAGAGAAATAAAGAACCAATAGCATTAAATGCCACATATACACATTTTATAATTAATTTTATTCTTGCTATATTAATAATTATTATTGGTGTAAAACTTGTTAATGCTGACCCAATATATGACGCAAACATTATTGGTGGCAATTCAACTGTTTTCTTGGCTGCTTTTCCTAATTTTACGTGTGACCCGTCGCCATGTGTTTTTCAAGACGCAACAAAGTTTAAGTTACCATATTATTATAAAATTGTTTCATTATATAAAAGAACAGACACTACTTACATAATGGTTGATGGTATTTTTAGGCACAGCAAGGTTGACGCGATTGTATTATATGTTAAACCACATAATGGTAGTGATTTTTATCTATATTTTGCTTCAACCACGACATCACTAAAAAGTAAGTTTGGTGAACCATTTATGTTGACCGATGGTGTTTACGCATGGAGTGGTGCAACCGATGTTCTTTTACACCCTGACTATAATAAAAAGTCATTTATACTTATGTTTGGTACTGATGTGTTTTTTAAAACACTTATTGGAGTGTCGTTCTAATGAAATGTAATCATTGTAATTCAGAAGAGAATATAAAAGAATATAATTTTGCTTATGATTTAATTTTTACTGGTAAAGAAGTATTAGACCATGCCGTGGTAATTTATTTGTGCAGCGATTGCGCTTTAAAACTTTATATATATATTGTCAGCACTATTGCTACAGAAGATAGGGCAAAGACTGCCAGTGTAGCAGATAGGTGTAGGGTGGGGCTGATTGTACTGCAATATCTGAATAGTTTGTATGGTAAACGAGGAAACGATACACAACTAGTTCTTGTAGACGAAGTAAGAGATGGTGAAACACCAATAGAACCTGGCGAAGTATTTAAAATTACAATGCCAGAATGGAAGCAACCATCTGATACTCCATCACAGAGATGTTCTCCTGATGAGTTTCCTAAGAAACCCAAACGACCAAAGAATGTATTGATTCGTGAAGGATCAAATAAGCAGAGACCAGTTAAGGGAGATGAATAAAGATGATTCTAATTACATCTGAAAACATTGGGACCATAAGAAGGTTGTTTCTTTTACCTTTCTCTTGTAAATGGAATGCTTTTGTCAGGGATATTACGGCCAAATTTGAGAATAAAAATATTTTTAATTGGTGTGATTAATATGGATAATGAAGAAATAATTTGGTGCCGCAAATGTAAACATATTGGTTTTATAGATAGATTGCGAAATGGTCGTATTTTTGCACGATGCATGGCTCATCCACGTAAAACAATTGATTTTGTAATGGGTCCAATTTATTTTTATTCTGATTGTGATAAAAAGAATTTTAATGGTCATTGTCCTGATTTTGAATTACGGCAATCATGGCTTAGAAAACTGATAGATGTCCTAAAACTTATGTTTTCTTATCTTAAGGGTGCGCCACCTAATGGGCCACATAATGGAGAAGAATAATGGATAAAAAACATTGTGATAAATGTGACTCAACCAAAGATGTTGAAAGATATTATTTTGCTTATGATAGGTCAATGGACCCATCTGGTAATGGTTATAATGATGATAATGAGATAACTGATTTATGTACTAAGTGTGCATTAAGCGTATATCAACAAATTTGTAATAAACTAGCAAGAGAATTAGGTATAGCAACTAGTGTTGAAAATTATTGTCCAGAAAAAGCAGTTAAATTCGTAATGGGTACTATTGGTGCCGAAATAGTGAGGAAATATAACCATGATGATTAAGGTTGTTGAGCCATCTGTACAGTTTGGTTGCTATGACCAGAAGTTTTTATATACATCGGATTCATTTGAGCCCACCGATTTCATGGGATTTGATTGGGCCGATTATATCCCTTATAATGTTGCTGGCGAGGTAGAGCGTAAAATAGAAGCCATTGGAAGGGTTTGTTATCAGAGCCAGAGACGAACCACCAAAGACTCATATAAATCGTTTATTAGAAGTCTTATCAAGCGTGGCCACGAAAGTGTCTTAGAACATCATTCAGAGACTGTTAGAGTCGTTTGTAGCCGCGTTACAAGTCATCAGATAGTGCGGCACCGTTTATGCGCTTTCTCGCAGGAATCGCAACGATACAATAATTATGCGTCAAAACATAGTTATACTATTGTGTTGCCGCCTGAAGACAATGTGCCACCAGATACCTACATCTTTGTTGTTGACAAACCTATTTCGTATTGGGTGAATTCAAAACGCGAGATTGCCAATTTAGACGAAGTTGCCTTGGATTCTTTGAATGGATGTTTGATTGATTTTCAAAGATATGAAAACAAGATTAAAAAACATAAACAACCGCCAGAAGCGGCCAGGTATCATTTGCCTAACTGCGTTAAGACCGAGCTTATTATGTCTTGTAATTTGCGTGAGTGGCGACATATTTTTAAAGAGCGTGTGCTTAATCCACATGTACAACCTGAAACAGCCTTGATATTTGGTAAGATATTAAAAGAGTTTAATAAAGTAATGCCTATATTTTTTGAGGATATATCGGAGGCAACCAATGGATAGTTGGTCTGATTTACCTAAAGCGTCTGTTATGATGCAAAAGTATAAAAAGGGCGATATAGAGTATGAATTTGGTAGATTTTCTGTTTACAATTCTAAAACAGATGATTCTATTTATTATGATATGCCTAAATGGTTAAAAGCGTTTATAGATGATATTGCTAAAAATAGTTTTGAAGAAGGCAAAAGAGATAAGCAGAATGAAATTAAAAAAGTATTAGGGATATAGGGGGGTAACTAAAATTATGGGTATCATATTTATTAATAATAAATATGTTGATGTAGATGAGGTAAAAAACGATATACAATTTGCTTTTAAAAATATAGATTGTTTGAGGTTTCAAAAAGACGATCAAAGTAGGGTTGTTGCTATTTATATTGAATCAGGAAATCACGAAATTATTATTGGCGGCAAAATATACTATGAAAGAATATTTGAAGAAGATGCCTTGCGTGAACCAATTGATATTAAAATACGACAAAAAAGAAGCATACAAGACAATAATGTTAAAGAACAACAAGAAAAAGCTGTTTATGAAAGGTTAAAGGCTAAATATGGCGCGTGAACTATTATTTTCTATAACTAAAGATGATTTTGATGTTCAGACCTTTCGGTGTGGTGGTTGCGGTGGACAAAACCGCGATAAAGTTGAATCGGGGGTCAGAATTATTCATCGTGAGTCTGGTGCCGTTGGTGAGTGCCGCGAAACAAGGGATCAACACAAAAACAAAAAGATAGCGTTTAAGCGGCTTGTTGAAAAAGGAATATAGGTTTCTAATGCCATGGATAAAGTGGGCATATTTTATGGATACGTGGCAAGCAATGACAGTTGAAGAGAAAAGAAGTATTGGTATGGAATTTTTTGAATGCACAATACATTTTATAGATGTAGAAAAACACGGTGAAGAATAATGTCATTTTACCAACTTCTTTTTTTACTTGTTAAAGAATTTGATAGCTATCATCCTGCTACACAAAGTATGATATTATGGTTTTATCATGCTATACGCACACCTTGTCATAAAATTTATCATCCAGATGCGGATATTTTTAGTGGGTTTCTTGATGTATGTTATAGCCAGAAAAATCCAGATGATGGATCTTTACTTTTAAAATATTATATAGATGTTTGTGATTTATGTTTTAAGGAGATAGATAATGTTTAAATATATACAGTGGTGGTTATATCGTAGGCATTGTCGTTCTTTTGTAGATGGAGATTGTCTTATACTTCTAGAAGAAGTATTTTCTTGCCCATGGGAATGTAATTATAAAACTTGTCCAAGATTGGGTACTGATGAAGAATGGGAAATAATAAAAAGCGGTCATTTACCGCAACGATATAAAAAGAATTGGGATAAGAAAGGGTGACAATGGCAAGATTTTTAGCCCCGGATTCTCATTGCGGCTAGACTTATATTTACCTACGGCGCGGGGGTCGGCGGCTCGTTAAAAAAATTTTTATTACTACTAAAAAAAATAATAAATATTAAAATAAAATAAAACTCTCTCGCCTAGTAGTAGTGATCATAAAAAAACCCAACGGTTTTTAGGCCGTTGGGTGGGGTAATTCATATATGGAGAAAACAAAAATGACAAAAGAAGAAAAACTGAAAAAGCTTCAATGTCTTTCAAAAAAATTAAAAGAAAAGAAAGAGGATGTTGTAAACATACCAGACGAAGCTTATTTCAAAATGATGCATGAAGCATTAGACGATATGAATGGCACAACAACAACAGGTCTATTTGCCCCGCTAACGGCTTTTAACCACCGATCAATGGTATTCATACCCTCATGGGGCGTTAAGCCGTGTTTTTCAAGCATTGCGATATTGAGCCCATTACAGGTCAACGCTTCTTGAACATGGTTGTCTGATATGGGCTTAAATTCAATATATATTTTCTCTGATGGATTATCAACAAGACAGGCCCCGAATGATAACATACTGTATTCACCAGGGATTGGACCGTCTGTTTCTATATCTACTGATATGAATAGTTCATTCATTATTCTCTATAATGCTCCTTTAGTAGTGCTTCTACTCTGCCGCTTGAAATCATTCCTCTTTCAAGTATTTCACGTTTTTGTTTGCCATCTGGTGCAGCTTCGCATTCAATCCAGTATTTTGCGATGTCTTCTGCCGCCGCAATTAATATCGTAGGTTCTTGTAAAAACATGTCATCAGTGTTTGGGGCCACAACCCATTCTTTAGTATAACGTTTATTATCGCGGCTAATACTGAATCCAGCATCGTCCCAAAAAACGTTACCAATAAAGTTATTTAGGTTATATACCCATCCGCCATTAAAGTGGTACTTATTCCCTAAATCGTGTAATGGGCTTGTATTCCATATTGACCATATAAATCTGTTTAATACTTCAGATATCCGACAATCAATATCATTGTTGTATTCTTCTGAAATATCATTTTTGCCAAAACCATAGAAGAGCTTTTCTACAAAGAGCGCAATATCTTTATCTTCGTCCATATATTTTTGGAGTTCGGCTATTTCTTCATCGAATTTCTTTATTGAATAATCGCGTATTTTTTGTAAGTCCATTATGTGTCATCCTTTATAATTTCTATTTTTGTCCCACAAAATGGGCAAAAAGAAATTTGACGATAATAATCATGGTTAAAGCTTAGTAAGACACCTGTTTGACCAAGGCTTAGCTCAATACTAAAAAATCCATCTTTATCTTCTATATATTTATCCATTTTATCACAACATTTTTTTATTGTTGACATTATTCCTCTCCTTTAAAACATTTCAAAACAATAACTTTGGCTTCACCCATAGCAAAACCATAATGTTTAAACATGCAAAATTCTTTACTAAACTCTTTTCTTCTTGATTCTAGGTCGTATTCACCTTGTCTTTTATTTAGTGCTACAAGTATTTTATCTACTAATTCCTTATTGGTCATTTATCCTCCCCGAAATCAGCTAAACAAGCTCTGCATCTTTCACCTTTGTCGTAATTATATTGCGTTTTGTGTTCTGGGTTATAACGCATCCTTTCTAGTCTTTGACGATATTTATTACAATATAGGCAGTCGTTTGCCATCCATGATGATTCAAAAGCAAAAAATTCACAAGATGGTAAGCACAATTTAGTATTATGTGAATCAACTTTAATTGTAACTGGTTGGTTTCTTGTTATATTCATTGTGGTTTTCCTCCTATAAACTCTGTTCTTATTGAATTATCTGGCATATAATAGATATTATAATCACCATCATCAAGGTAGTATATATCTGGATATTTTTCTCTAATCTTTTTATACATTCCATTATCGTCGTGTCCCGACAATTCCTTAATCGTAAACTGACACCTTGGCACAAACCAGAAGGCTTGTTTGGTTCCAACAACCTCCATTTTATTGTATTCTTTTTGGAATAGCAAATACTCATCAATCATTTCAAAGGTGGTATTGGCGGTAACAACATGTGTAATTCTTAATTTTGTCAATGATAACAAATATCTGAAATATAATTTTTGTTCTATCGTAAGCCTATCGCTTGATATTACACATCTATTTATTCTTTTCCAAAACGAATCAAAATCAAACACTTCCCTTGTATGAATATCAACCTTCATATCTAATTTACTGGTTGTATGAAGTAGTTTGTCCCACCATAAGGAATTTACCCAAAATTTATAAAGTGGATCGCCACCACCAGATATAGAGACTTTTTTCTTTTCTTTATTGTCATAAAGAAATTTACCCAATTTGCCCCAACGAGTGGGTTCATTTACATGTTCTAGTTCGTGTTCTTTCCATATACAGTACCAGCAATTTGCGCGACATCCCCAATTAGTTATTATTGAAATATTTGGGCTAACTGTCCGCAACATAGTCCAGCCTCCTCGCATCTTGCAATAGCGTCTACTACAACTGGGACTCCTTCTTTTTCAAAAGAATCTTTAAGCCGCAAAAGATCATCATAATTAGAATAATTGGCATATGTTTCAAGATTGTTTTCTTCTGCTTTAATAGTGCGATTTAGTGGGATTAGTTTAACTGCAAACTTATTACCATTGAGACCCAATTTTTTAAGTTTCTGTACATCAACTTCTACATCTTTCATAACAATAAAGTTAAGAGTAACAGTTCTGTTGGTTATTTTGCGTTTGTTTATCTTTGTAATAATTTCTTCAAGAGTAAGAACGTCGGCTCCGCCGAAAAGTTCTCTTCGTTTTTCTTCATCCGTAGAGTTGCAACTTATTTGAAAATGTAGAAAACCATTAAATACCCCTTCTTTAATATCTAATACATCATATATACAGTCTGCTTTTCTTGGTAGAATAGTATTGAAACACGGAAGCCATCTGAAGCTTTTGACTGAAGCCTCATTAGCAATTCTTCCTAGATTACACATGGCACCAAGTACATTGTGTAGGTTCCACGATGGTTCACCCATTCTTGCAAATCCTATTTTTGCCTTGGCACATTCGGTAACATAGGGAGTTGACCTAAGTAAATTCCAGATTTGATATTCTATTTCATATTGTGTGAGATTACCTTTGAAGGGCAAATCTGCTACATCACAAAATTTACAATTATGCGTACAGCCTTTTTGTGTAGAAACGGTTAAAAGCCATTTATCTTTATATGGCACAAGATGTTTCCATATAATGTGTGGATCGGTGGCTTCTCTTACTGCCTCGTGAAGTTTACCATCAACACTTACGTCTCTCATTTCTGTAGATTCAATTGTATAACCACCACAATCTAAAAGAAATATACGGCCACTTGGCAGATACATTACATTTTTTGTATCCATTTTTATCCTCCTAAATAATTTGGTGTTATATCATCAATAAAGCCCACCAAGTCAAGTAATATCCCTACTGTTTCATCGTGCATCATTATTTTTTTACCTGCGCCGCTACATTCTGGGCATTGTATCTTTTCTTGTACTTTAGGTTCTTTATCCACAAGTTGTTTCTGTAAAAATCGTATTTGATGTTTGTCAGTACATTCATTTATAAGTTTAAGTATTTTGGAAGATGTTTCATTCTTATAAAATGTTTCCCATTCTGGATGAATTATCACGCCACCGCCATTACATTTTGGGCAGCGTTGGGCCTCTTTAAGCCTATCTCTAATCTGTTGAAGTGTCATGCCATGGGTCCTCTGATTTTTTTTGTGTTAAATAAGCTTCAATATCTTCTAATGCTTCATGTAAATCTTCAATATCTATCATATATGAAAATTTATGTTTTTTGCTACGATAGCATGTTATACGTAATTCGGATTTATTTGGCCACAACATTATTTTATATCCTATCATTTTACCAATTCTCAATTATATTATTTTGTCCATTTGTATAAGCTTTTTCACTAATATCTTCAATAAACAGGTTTAGCCACTCAGGGAACTCATAGAAAAGAATAAGTCCATTACCACAATCCATATTCATTCCGCCATGACTTAATTTTACATTACCTTTTTTATATTCTTCAAGCATTGTTTCATCATTTGGTCGTAGTTCCCATTTAGCCATTTTTATTCCTCCTGTTTACTCTTTCTTCAAACCATGCTATAACAGAATCAGTAGTGATATTACCATCTTTATCTATACAATTATTATAAAATTCATCGGGTTGAAAATCGACACTCTCAAGAATATATTCAACAAGCATCTGAATTATTTGGTTAAGTTTTTTAATCTTATTTTTTGTTTCTTCTTCGCATAATCTTACTGTTTCTGCTACTATTCCTTCGTCTATATTGTTATATATATTATATAGTTTTTTAATAATTGTATTAAGCATTCTATTCTCCATACCCTTCGTAATGTACTTTTTTGTATATAGCGTTTGCAAATCTTTTAGCTGCCATTTCAGACTTTAATATTGATAAATCTGTGTTATAAATTAAGTGTTCGTTTTCAAATAATAAATATTTTACTACGTAGTCCCCTTTGTAATAATGTCTTATGTCTGTTTCGATATATTCTATTTGTATTTCTACAAACAAATTTAATGATGGGGACAATAGGATTTTTGGATAATCAACAAGCGCATTAGTTCTTATAATAGCCATTCTAGTGTTTCTCGCTTCCTTTCTTTCTGGAAAGATATTCCAGACTAATCATCTTGGCCATCCTTATTGGTTTTGCATCTGAGACAACCACAACGCCTTCCCTAAAACTCTTTTCAAAGCCTGGCATCTCTGATTTTGTTTCTGCAAAACTCCTTATCTGTTCAATATCTTTATATATTGTCCCGTAAAATTTAACACATGGAAGATTGTGGATAGCGCACAATGCTGTTACCTCGTTGGCATTAAGGTATTCTCCATTGACGGATGCGGCAAAAACAATAAGTTTCTGGTTGTCAAGAGCATAAGTAAGGTCTTGAACGCCAGCCCCATAAATTTCACCATAGAAAACAATATCCTTGGGCAACGTGGTCTCGTCCTGGGCGTAATTACGCACAACGCGCCAATAAAGGCCGCTTTCTTTTGGTACCTTTACCGTTGCTCTTTTTGCTGCCATTAATATCCTTTTAATAATAAATATTTTGTCTTTTTTAAGCCTTCTGAACGCTTTTATAAATTTTTCTACGAATGGCGGGTCTAACGGAAATTCTCTCCTTACGGTGTTGTGAGATCCTACATATAGTTGATACTTTTTGTTGCGTGGATTCAACAGATAGCCAAATCTGCAATTGGTTCCATGGACCTTTTCTGAATGGAATATTTTTTCGCCTGTGACAAAAGTATCTGGTTCGTTCAAAAGATTCTGTATCTTGTAGAATATATGAAATGAACCAGGTGTTTCAATCTTTTTCTGTGTTTGTCCCTTCATTTCAGATGCTATAGGCACAATTTCTTCCCAGTGAAGTATATAGTCAACGTATGGTTTAACGATGCTGTGGTCCACTATAAGCCCTTCTGAGCGGTTTCCACGCAGTTTAATAGCTTTTACCTTACCCTTGGATAAATACCCCTCAACACCAAGCTCGTCTATAAGTTCTTTTGGTAGAACAGATTCGGGCGGCAGGAACATAACCTTAGCCCCTGGTTTAAACTCGCCTCTTTTAGCTATGGTTTGCCACCCAACCTCTTTGAATTGGATGCAATCTAGATTATCTGAATTCTGTGCTGGTACAACATCTGAAATTGTAACCATTTTAGCGTAATTGCTTTTTGAACATTGCGTTACTTGTCTATCGTATGTCATTTGTTTTCTCCTCCAAATTCTGGTGGCAACACAAATTGTGTTATCCCTCCGCCAAATTGTTTCTCCATATCATCTATTATATAAAGTGGCTTGGCAAGACAATGATCAACATATTCAGATATTTTACAATGTTCTACTGCTTCCTTTGCATATCCTGCACCACCCTGACTCCATACAACAATACATATCTTGTCACCAAATGTTATTTTAAGTTGTTTTATTGTATCACAAAGTTTCTGATTAGGCTTACTGGCATATCCAAACACAAGTGTATCATCAACGTCAATAAAGATAGAAGGAATATAATCTGGTGCGTGTTCAATAAACGCGGCTATATTCTCGAAATCAAGCATTATGTTATCCTTTTAATATTATTCTGGCCCATAATGGGGCTATCTCCATCCATCCATCTTCTTTAAGCAATTTTTCAATTTGCTCGATAGTGAATAAGTAAGCTCGTGTTTCTGCCACGTGTTCCATACCCCATTTATATGCTAAAAATCGTTGATACATTGTAAGTGATTTTAATAATTCGTCTGTTTCATTTGTTTTCATTGTTTTTCCCCCTAATTCATTCTTAATTATTTTCTGGTTTGTCCAATGAACATCTGTTTGCACATGGTCTTTACGTACCCATTTAGCAATATTCATTTCAAAATCTCTATTATCAAAAGCATAGTAATTTCTTATAACAAAGCCTTCGATGTGTTCTCCACCTAAAAGACTACCATTAATAATTGCTTGTCGAAACATTTCTTCAAGATAAGAACTTGTTAAATAAGTTGTAAATCTCTCACCGTTTGGTCTAATAAACACGTTGCTTCCAATCATAGGCACAGTTGGTATGTCTAATTCTCTAGCAAGTTCTTCTACTTGTTCCCATTTCCACCATGTATAGGATTGGCGCACTCCAAAAATAAGCAAATATCCAGGAAGCCTATTGTATTTAATACTATGTTTAGCATAGCACCATTCACCATAAATGTATGTATTGTCCCAGCAGAGAGCGTTAAACCTGTGGATTTTTGAGGCCCACATTGCTTTTAATAAGTCAAACGATTTGTGGCGCGGTTCGCCATTTACTGATCTTGCGTGTATTCCGTTAGCCGAAAGACATATGTTTGAACCATCTACTTTCTCTGTGATAATAACTGGGCAATTAAATAAGTAATTTAAGCCTGCGTTTGATATGATTCTATCATCTTTTGTCACGCCAGGCGAAAAAGGAAGATGTGGTGTACGTGGATATTTCATAGTTTACCAATCCCTATCTGGCATATTCCATATTGTGGCTAATCGTTTTTGTGTGATTGCTCCATCAATAGCTTTTGGATTACCTATATCAAAATGAAATCCAAGCATTTCCCACACCGGGCTTCCTATATTGGCTACCTTTTTTTCACCATTAGGATTGAATAAAAAAAGACTACAATCGGTTGGATAAATCTTTCCTATTGTTATTTTAAACATTGTTTTTCACCTATCCTTTCATAAAGTCTTTTAATTTACCTTCTGGTGTAAAATACCATGTTCCATAAGGATACCATGCGCCTTTTTGTGTAGCAATTATTCTGATTTCAGGCGGCTCAATAAATTCTTGTATATGTAGACTTTCTAATTGTTCTAAACCCATTCTGTCTAAGCATTTCTTTATGATTTCTTGTGTCATTTGGTTAATTGCTCCTTTTTGAATTCTTTAACGCCATTATTAATAACTGCTTTAGCCACGGTCATTATCCCATTAAAACAATCCTCACAAAAATCACACCAATCAAAGTTGTCATTGTTACGTACCTGAGCATAATTGTTTAATACCTCTGTTGTTTCTTCTTCTGGGTGAAAGATATACAGTCTCCTGCCACAAATGCGACAGGAGACTGGTTGTTCAGACATTTTTATAAGCATTTTACGCCATTCTTCACTTGTCATTTTTGAAAAAACACCTTTCATACCTATCCATGAATTTATTTATTTGTTGTTCTATTGCTCGTGGGCCTTTATTCTTTAGAATAAAATCAGGATTCGTGGCTCTTTTAATAGCGAGAGCCCTACCAAATTTTGTATCCATTGCATCTATTGGATTATGGGCTGAATAACCTATCCTGAATTTATTATTATCCTCTTCTGGCGGAAGACCAACGATAAATCCTTTAAGACTACCATGTTTTGTTTTAATTTTTTTAATAAGTATGCTGCTATTCATATAACTGTTATATTCTTCTTCCGTCATAATATCAGTCAATTTTACTTTGTTCACTTTCATATTCCTCCTTTTCTTTTTTGCAAAAACTGGAACATATTTTAATAACTTTTGCTTTTTCCCTGTTTTCTTTTTCTTTTTTACATATTGAGCAAAATTCTTCCTGAATACCATGTTTACACATTATGTTTATCCCCTAGAAATATACTAATGGAGAACGTGTTTGCAATATTTTCACTATTTTCATAATAATTTTAATATAAAAGGCATCGCTTGGTTCATCATCTACCGCAATAACTTTTACCGCTATATTTTTTCTATTTCTTTCCATATAATAAGTTAGATCATTTGGTAGTTGTTCGATAACAACAAATCCTATATCTCTGAAAAGACTGATTGCGTCATATGTTCCTGCTGTATCTGAATTTATTCTTAATTTTATATCATAAAGGTCATATCCACGATAAATTAAATCAAGAAGCATTAGTTGTCGTTCTGTCAAAAGTTCTTTAAAATATTCATAAAGTGGTGTCATTTCGCTCCCCATTTCAGGGCCAGACGGAAAATAATTATCCCGTCTGGCCCATAATGCTGTTAAAACATCCTTCCTTGATGCACCATTCTTATATACGGCGCTTTCTCTTCGCTTACACTATCAATATCAATACTATTATCTGAAGCAAATATTTTAAATTTTGCAATATCAAGCGTTTCTTTAATCAACGTATTCCATTGTTCTGGAGATACTATTGTTTTTACTTTATCCTGTTTAATTGTTTTTGTAGAAATTAGTTTAATAATATTGCCACTGTTTTTACCATCATTAATACGAATTTGTTTATGTGGCGTTCTTTTAACAGCGGCCATTATTATGTCTTCTAAACCATCTTTTTCCATTTCTAATTGTTTTATTTTTTCACTTAAATCTTGGTATTGTTCCCATAATTTCCATGTTTCCATGTTAATTCACCGTTACATTTACATTTGTATCACAGGTCAATATGTTTGAAATTTTATCTTTCATAGGAGCGCTATAAACAAGTTCTTCAAGAATCATAACTCTGCTTATTTCTGAAATATTTTCCTCAATAACATTCTCTTTTACAAGATTGGTGATAAGATTTGTAATTACATTTGCAAATACGTTAAGAACACCATCAACACGATACTCTACTTCTGCCTTATTGATATTACTCATTATTTGCTCCCCTTTATTATTATACGTTATTTGGGAGGAATTACTCGGCAAACGGGTTTACGCCTGCCTTTTCCATGCCCTTGAACGTGACTACCCTACCACGAGGCGTTCTACTTATTAATTCCTGCTGTAGAAGAAATGGTTCTATAGTTTCTGTTATAGTTATTGTTTCAATACCTGTTGCTGCTGATAAACAGTCAATACCAACTGGTCGTCTTGTTTTGCTAAGTGCTTTTAGGACTATCACATCCCCCCTTGTTAATCCATCCTCATCTATCCCAAGACGAGCAAATGTTGATTCTACAACCTTTGTTGTTACAATATCCTGATTACTTACTACTGCATCATCAATACAATCTTTTACAAGGTTAACCGCTACACGACCAGTGCTTCTTGCCCTCCTTGCAATTGATTCTATCGCTTCAGCAGTACAAGCAAACTTGTTCAAGCTAAAGTGGATTTTTACTATCTTTATCATTTCAACAACTGAATAAGGTTGTAATTGAAATGAACATCTGAATCTGTCCCTTAATGGCCTTGAGAGGTCTCCAAGGAGCGTTGTAGCCCCTATGAAAGAGATTTCACCAAGAGGAACAGATTCTATTCTTTTTGTAAGGTATCCATCATCTGAAGTTATTTGAACAATATTGTCTTGTAAAACGGGGTACAAAAACTCCTCAACTTTCTTTGGAAGCCTGTGTATTTCATCAATATATACTATAGGAATGATGTTTGTTATTCTTTTTTCTTTAAGAGCGGCGTAAATTATTCCAAACATCTCGTCGCTTTTACCTATTGTTCCTCCTATCACGGTACAAAGTTTACGTCCAGCTTCTTTTGCTATCACATCGGCCATCTGCGTCTTACCAAGTCCAGCCGATCCGTGCAACATTATGTTTGGCAAGTTCTGACCTAATTTTTGTGCACTACTGATTGCTATTTTTAAACTATTTTTTATTTCCTCCTGTCCAACATAATCGTTAAAACCTCCAATTTCTTTTACTCCTGATGGTAGTATTATTGTTTCATCCATAGTTCCTCCTTAATATAATAGTAGCATAATAATGTTGTTTTTTACTATTGTCTTCCAATTTTTCTTTTAATATTGAGCTCAAAATAATCAATGCATTTATTACTTACCCCCATTTCTATTGCACACTGTTTCTTTGTTTTTCCATTCAGTAGATACTTAACAAACTCTACTTCACGTTTTGTTAATTTCAATTTTTGCATTTTTTCTTCGCATGTTTTCTTTGTAAAAAACATGCTATTTGTTACAATTTCTTCTGGAGAATATGTTTCTTCTAAAGATGATGTTGTTGGTAATGTATCAACGATAGATAAAGAGTTAAAGAATGTAGATTTGTAACCACTTGATGATAACATAGTTGTATTTTCAGAATACGTACTTTGTCCTATTGAACCACAATCAGTTCCGTATGAATCTATTTTATAATAATTATTTATAAATCGCCTAATATCTCTTTCTATAGTTTTTGATGTGAATGCAAAAAACTCTTTTTCATTAAATGGGTTTGTTCTTGTGCGCTTTATGCACCTATCTATTCCAATTTCAGCAATTTGAAACAAGTCGTCTACGTCTTGTGTATTAAGGTCACTTTTTGTTGATTGTAGTGTTTTCTTATATTTATTTCCCCAATCAACTATTCTTTTTTTAAAGTTATTAACTATTACTTTTCTTAATTCTGTATATCCATCTGGATCTTTTCTATATCTTAATATATCATACAATGTTATCATTTTTAACCTCTTGTTTTGGTTTCTTTTTTAATAGAGGATAAATTAGAAATTTTATAAATTCATCTTCTTTTTCTTTATCTGTTTTTGTTACATATGTAGTTGTTGTAGCAGCAGTAGTTTTTCCACCAACCAGAACTTCCATTTTTCTCTCCTTTAACTTGCTATTCCTATTTTTTCGAGAATTTTTTTACCATCATTTTGTTTTAATATTCGTTCTATTGTTGTTTCGTTATTATATAGTCTTTTAATTATTTCTTCTGAATATGTATTATCTAAAAATGTATTTTTAATATTTTCATTCCATAATTTCTTTTCTATTGTTTCCTCTGTTTCTCCACTGATTTTTCTAAATGGGATTGGTTCATTATTTAAATCACATAGAATTTTATAAGCTGGTTCACTTATAAAGCAAATCTCGTTTTTAAGCTCATTCAACATTTCTTCGGTATTATCGTGTATTTCATTCATATCTTCTCTTGTTAAATTTGACGTGTTGCTCTCTCTATCTTCAAGTCCTCTATTACAAAGTTTATTAAATAGTTCCGCAATACGTGTTACTCCTTTTTTATCTGTGCTTCTTACTCCATATATAGAATCTTTTATTGCTTTTAAGATTATTGCATAACATATAACAGAATATGCATATATTGCAGTTGGAATCATCATTGAGTCTATAAATCTACATTCAATATGAAAAGTTTTAAGTATGTTGTTTCCGTTTTCATTTTTTATAAATGTAGAATTATTTATATTAAGAAATCCATATTTTCCATACGAATGTATTGCTTTTGAAATAATATTATCAATAGTATTTTTAGATGGAGCAAAATGAAATATGCTTTGTCTGAATATAGAATATCTTGTTAGAGCGTTTATATCGTTTCCATTCATTGAAAGCCATATAAGATTTGGAGACCATATTCTAAATAAATTTATTATATTCATCATTATTATTGATGGGAATGGTTCTATTATATTTTCTCTTTGTGCATATGGATCTCTCATTGGTTGATACGGAAGCAGGAAATGAAAGTGTATCCCACATGACGGGTCTGATTTAAATCCACAGTTTATAGCTGCCTTATTTATTTCATATATATAATTCATTATTGTTACATCATTACATGGAAGTCCAGAACTTGTTATTTCTGTTCCATATGGAGCAATTGAATGATCATGTTTTATAACATTTACTCCGCTTTTATTAACTCTTATTGGAGAATAAGACTGAACAATACCATTGTCAGCAAACATATTTCTTAAAATATTTCCTCCAGAATCACAATCAAAACATCTTGATTCAAAATTATTACAATTTGAACAGTATTTTTGAACATATTTTCTTGCAACTGATTTAGGGAATCTGCATTCGTGACATTGTATTGGTATTCTCCTGCTGCATGTTTGGCATCTTTTGTTTATAGCAATAGAATTATCTTGTTCGGTTAATATTATGTCACATTCTCTTTCGTAAAATCTTACACAACTATATGGATTTTCTATACTACATTCATTTCCAATACTTTGTGATTCGCATATTAGCTCACATGGGAATCTTTTGCATTGTTTATCACAAATATTATTTACCGTACAGTTATTTTTTATTTTTTTACCAGCGTCTTTACTTGAAAGTTCTATTTCAATTCCTATCTGCAAATAATCTTTAAGTATTTTATTCCACATTATTGATTCTTCTACAGATATTGTATTATATATATTATGTTTAGTGAATTCCAACTTCATTTTCATCCTCCGCCATTTGCATGAATATATTTTCTTCTGGAACTACTATTGTTGCATTAATTACCTTGTTTTTATTTTTTTCCCAGTAATATTCCGATCCGTTGTATACTTTTTCTCCATCATATAACGAAGTAGATGAATAAACATATTCATTCCAAAAACTTTTTCTTATTTTTGTATCTATAAACGAAAAGACCTTTTTTGACATATGTTCATTCCTATCTATTTTAAAGATTTTATCAGTTAACAATTCTTGTGGCAATGAATAGTTCATTAATCCTGGGTCTGCATTAAATACATTTGCAAGACCACAAACATTATAAATAAAATTATAAATAAACTCTGATTGAGATGCATAAATTATAGCATTTATTTGGCTTATGCTTGATACATATAGCGGTCTATCATATGTCCTTATCATAAATATTTTGTTAGCATCAAGTTTATCTAGAATTACTACTGCGCCTTCTAATGGAATATACAGGTCTTTGTTTTCAAAAGCTTCCTTTATTCCATTTTGAAGGTCTGTTTTGTTATCTTTTAGATATTTTAGAGCAAGCGTTCCGAACACACCTGAATCAACTTCACCAGGCATAGTGTTTTTTATAAAATTTGATGTATCTTTCTTTATAATTTCTTTAAAATCTTTAACAGACCCATTATGCACCATGATAAGCCTATTGTCAATTTCAAGGGGGTGATTATTTTCATTATTATCTGTTTTACCCTCTGTCATTTTACGACAATGACCAATCCAATGCATATGCACATCTTTAGCGTCAGAATTTTTTCTCATTGATTGTATAGTCTCAATCCACTCTTCAGATATAGTAGCTTTCCATGCGTTCTTTTTGCTTTTAAAAATATTTGTTTTAAATGAATTTTCATGTCCAGTTATATATGCTACTCCAGCCGCATCATAACCACGGATTGCTGTTTCTCTCATTCCTATTTCAAAACAAGCCATAAGCAATTTTATAAGATTATTGTTTTCTTTAACTTTATGAGAATCGTCAAGAAATGTAAGTCCAAGAATTCCACACATTATGAACATTCACCTTTGTTATAAATATTTTTAATTTCTTCTTTTACGCCATCAGGATGTTTAAATTCTTTTAAAATAAGTTTTGTTAAATAATCTGGTAAAAATCCACTAAATATGTTATTTAAGGCAACTTGTTCCCTATTTATCTTTGAACTTATATTTTTATGCATATTTTTTGTACTCATTTGTGACAATGACCATATAGATATCATTTCATTAATCATATTATTACTTAGGATGTTTAATATTCTATTTTCTTTTGCAATGTATGTTGCTATTGTCAATATCTCCATTATTATTTTTTTGATTATATATAGTTCTGAACCATTGATATTTATTCCATAAATAGGTATGTTTAATTTATTGTCTGTGTAAGTAATATTTTGCGTTAAGAAAGTGTCGGTGTTTATTCCACAAAATTCTGTTTCAGTTGATGGCCTTTGTATATTGATATTGCTTCTTTTAATATTTGCATTATTTTTTTCGTTTTTAATAGCTAAATTTAATGATGGAATAAGCATATTCAGTATTACTATTGTATTATTAATTATATTTTCATCAAAATCTTTACTAAGATTAAATGCTATCCTAGTTTCTCCTACTTGTTTAAGAGGAAACTTTGTTGTAATAAGATTAATAATTCCATCTATTTTATGAATAATTTGTATATCCACTTTTATTGGATTTGTTTCAATCAAAAGAAGTCCAGAAGGACCTTTTGCTGCTGTTTTAAATGGTTTGTCACATGTTTCATCAACATATGGTTTGAAAATCGTTTCTACATTTTTATTTTCTAAAAAACATCTTACACAATCAACAACTTTGTCCTCGCATTTTTTACATACAGTAGTATTAAATTTTACTTTTGAACAAGACGGTGGAGAACATATGTTTTTTTCGTCTTTTATAATGCATGTCTTTTTTGTGCATTCTAATATATTAATATTTTTGCAATCATATATGTGATTACAATCTTCTTTACAATTATCGCATTTGTGAGAGGAATTATCCGCTTCAAATAACATTATTATACTAATTGTAGTTGCTTTAATATTTTTAAGCAAATTTTCATACTTAGTAGTTGTCGTATTTGTTTCTTCTGTATTTTCGTTTTTCCATATACGAAACACTTTTTCTGTTTCGTTTCCTCTTTTTAGTTTCTGAAGAAAGCTTTTTATATCGCCAGAATTCATTCTGTTTCCTCCGTTAATATTATTTCAATCGGATGATTGAAATTGATTTCACCATATAATCCATACAAATATAATGCCGCTATATATTCATTACATACGGCAGCAATGAACAAGAAAGAATTTTTTATAAGAAACATATCAATTGTAATTGTATTATTTTTTGTACTAAATGAACCATTTCTTATACTATCTGTTTTCTTTCCTTTTAAAAATTGATCTAGTTCATTTATTGTTATAAATGGTATTTCATGTCTTATCAAAAGATGATTTCCAGAAGCGTTAATTTCCTTATTTTCAAACATCCATCGAATTATTTTATTAACTTTCTTTTTAATTATTTTTGTATCTGTAATATTTGATTTATGTATTGGAATATATTTTTGTAATACTGTACTTAATGTAAAATCATATAATTCTTTATTTTCTTCTTTTAATTCGTTTACCATTATTGCTGTCATTTGTTATCCTTTACAAATTGTTCGCATTTTTCTTTAAATTCAGTATTCATTATATCGTTAGTTTTTTCTACCTGACTTCCAAATACTTCTTCAGCTACTTTTTCAATAGAATATAAAAATGGAGCGTGAACATCAATATGTGTTCTTTCAACTCCTGAAAAAACATGTATATAATTTGAAAGCCATCCAGTTACTATTCCAGTTGTTGAATATTTTTTATAAAATTCTTCAAACATATCGCCTTTTAACATTCCAGCGACTATGGTATCTATTACAGTAAATTTTTCATCTACTGGTGGGGCGGCGTTGTTTTTATCAAAAACATAATTATGCATACGAAATAATACAGAATAAATACCTTTTTTATCATATTTAACTTTTGGAACAGTTGATGATTTAGTCAATTCATTTTTTGTTTCTTTTTTTATATCTATTGTTTTTATTTCTCCATTTAATTTTATAATTGTTGTGGCGCGTGGTAATACTATGATATTTAATCCTTCAAATTTTATATTTGTATTTTCTATTATAGTTTTTAAGCTAGTAAATGCGCTTTTTGTTGACATCATTGTTACTAGTAATTTTTCATCATTAATAACAAAATATCCACTTTGATCAACATTATTTATAATAACTAATTCGTCTTTAAAGCGCCTATCCAATGCAGCAGCTATTATCCATCCTACAGGCATTGCAAATATAGTTGTATCATTATGGTAGTCTTTTAATGCCATTAAGTTTGGGAGTATTTCAGAATCAACACTTGCTCGTCTTTTTATTTCGAGTTTGTTAAATAGTTCCGTATGATTTGAAACAACTCCATTATGAACAAGAAACACTTGGTTATTTATATCTGTAACAGGATGATTATTGTCATTAATGCTATTTGAACCAGTTGTTGCTAGTCTTGCATGTACTATTATGGATTTTATATCCATATTATTATTCATTATATCGTCAAATATTGGTAAAAGAACAAATTCTTCACCATCTATAGGTGCTTTATATGAAATATATTTAGTTTTATTATTTTCAATATATCTTATACAAAATCCAGTTGCGTGTGAATTTCCACCTTCCCTATATAGCTTAATAATAGAATTAAAAAGAAATAGTCGCGCCAGTGTTTGTTGTTGTTTCTTAATTGTTATGCTTTTTGTATCATGTACAGTAAATGCAGAAATTTTACACATTTTCTATTTTGTCTCCTGTTAGATTTTTAATTATTTCTTCTATTTTTGAATTGTATTTTTTAAACGAGCTTTGTTCACATAACTTTATTATTTTTTCAAGTTCTTTTTTTTCATATACAAATTTAGTTTTAAACTCGCGATTAATAGAAGATATCATAAGTATAAATGCTGCTACGTCTTCATTTTCGCATCCACTTTTGTCTGACCAGAAGGTTGATATCTCATCTGGTTCCCATAACTCGTTTACATCTATCTGTGTTGATGGTATTGCTGAGATGAATCTTGATGTCAACGGATTATCTATATTCATTGAAACAAAATATTTTTTAGTTTCTTCATAGATGAACTTAGTAATTGTTTTTCTATCTTTAACATTGTGTGGTATTTGTTTAATTTCTCCAACATTTGGTGATTTATCAATATAGTATAAAATTTCTGGATCGTTTGTTTTTTTATCCTTTATCAAACGTAGAAGGTTATTAAATAAAGGATAAATTATTTCTGATATAAACAAAATTTCTGATTCTGCGTTTTTTATCTTAAATTTATTATCAGTGTTCTTCCTGAAGATGGCATCCATAGCACCTGTTCCAATAACAAAAACAGAATTTTTTTGTCCAGATACTATTGCTGCCCATCTTGCAGCAGCTAAGACATCTTCATATTCTATATCGTATTGTGCAGTATTTGTTGTTGAACTTTGTATACTCATGTGTTTTCCTTAAAAACAATATCTGAAATTCGTTCTGCCATTTCTGTATTTTTGTGTGGAGGAAATGAATTATGTTCATTAAAATAATTTTTAAGCCATTTGAAATAACTAGCCATTTTTGTTTGGCTATAAGTTCCAGTTAGTCCTGGACTTGTATTTATTTCTAAGATATAATATTTAGGTGTATTTTCTCTTCCTATCATTACATCTACTGCTCCAAAATCTAATCCAAGCACTTCAACAGCTTTTATACATTTTTTAACTGTAAATTTTGGCCATTCGTTTTGTCTTATTGGTACAAATTTGCAATTTGATATATGCCTGTTCCATACAGTACAATTAGTATTTTCTGGTGGTATTTTTTCAAATACAGTAAGACACATTCCGTGTGTTACGAATACTCTTAATTCTCGTTTTTTGTTAATATATTCACTAAAATACGAATTAGAACAATCGTGGTTATTAATATAGTTATTTATAGATTCTATTGTATCAATAAATTCAAGACCATTTCCACCAAAATGAAATCGCGGTTGTGCTATAAGCGGAAGTGGCAAACTATTTATATCTTCTACTTCTGACACTTGCCACGTTTTTGGTGTTCTTATCTCATGTTCTTGGAGAATGGTTCTGGTTTTTATTTTATCTATAGCTTTTGATATTGCTGATATATTATTTACTTCAGCAAAACTTCCTGGTAGGGTTTTTATTGTTCCAAACCGTATAACACCAGTTACATTTGTAAAATCTTGTGTTCTGAACTGTTTTGTTAATACATGTGTTTTTATAAGTTTTATATCGCTTTGTTCAGAAAGTCTTTTACATGTAATTCTTCCAAATTTATTTGCTATTATAGCAATCATTATACGCTCCCATTTTCTATTATTCTTTTATATATATATTTTATTATATCTTTCTTTTTAATATTTTTAATAACTGGTGCTTGTTCAATTATGTTAATTAAATCTTTCAATTTCATTGAGCTTGTATCCATATTTTTTCCGAACTCATCATTACTTATGTTTCTAAATGCATTTATAAGAAAATAATTAAAAATTACCCATTGTTTAATCTTTTCAAATTGCATTGTTCCTTCGTGTATCCTTAGCTCAAATGTTGCATGATGTTGAGAAAGGTTCATAAACGTGTAATGAGAACAACTTATATCATGTATAAAAGAGAGTATATTATTTGAAGTTAGTTTATCGTTTGATTTTATATTTGCGCAAAATAGATTTTTCATTTTATCAACATTTATTTTTGAACAGTATTGATTACTCTTTCTTGTTTCTGGCATCATTTTAAATAATATATTTTGAATAAGATAATAGTATCCAATAACTTTTGCTGTTTCAAACAAAGTGAAATTGTCTCTTGAAAAATGAACATGCAAACCACATGCCCTATCTATGTGTAATCCCCTAATTTTAATTTTTTCAAGAAACGTTTCTATTTTATCTATATTGCTTAGTTCCATTGGCGGAGTAACAAGCTCAAGTCCACATGACTCATCACTTTTTAAGATAAGGTCTGTATTTTGATTAGTATGTTCGTATCCACATCTTACTACATTCATTATGCCTTTTTGTTTTTTAGAAGAATTTATTATTATATCATAATCGTTATCAGATTTGTCGCATTTGCCAAATAGCTTACATGGTGGACATGATATTTTTGAACACATTACTGCGCATGATGTACATATGTGATTACAATAAGAACAATATTTTTCAGAATTGAAATCACATATTTTACATGTTGCATTTCCTATAAATCCACATAGTGGATATTTTTCCATAAATTCCCATGTATTTTCATATTTGTTACATTTTGTAACACAATTTTTGCATAACATACAAAGGTTTTTATTAAATACTTGTTTTTTACAAGGCAGATAATCTACACAGGAATGGCACTCTTTAATGATTTGTGGAGTTCTTTCTTTTGTTTTACACGTTGCACAATGGTGGATGCATTTTGTTTTTTCTATCTTATTTCCGCATTTGCATAATATGTCTTTTTCTTTGGAATAAATTATTTCTCCGCAATTATCACATGTATAGATTTGACATTCAGATGATTTGTCTACTACACGATTAAATTCCATTTCTATTCCGATTTTCATTTTATATCACTTGATTTAATATTGATTTTGAAGTATTTTCAAAAGTTTTAAAATGTTTATCAAAATCATTTATATTAAAATCACTTATTGTTATAATCATGGCATCAATAACTTGACGCATTTTTGATACTTTTATTATAAATGATTCAATATCTTTTGAAGATGTATTTTCTTCGTTAAAAGCGCCATGTTGAACTATCTCTAATGATACTTCGTTTATTTTTGTATTTTGAATTGTTTTATATATTTTCATTATTTCTTTAAGTTCATAACTATGTAATGAAATTCTCATTCCTATAATTTGTGTTTCGTCTTTAACTATATCCCAGCAAGTTGTACCTTTTAATTCGATTAAATGAGCTATTTCTGATTTTATTTCTTTTATTTTTGTTTCGTCCGAAGTTGGTTTAAAAGTTGCGATTATTGAAATCATGGTATTGGGCCTCTCCTATAGTTTTTTCTTTCATTGCCATTCTAAATCTTTTAACGGTTGCAAACAATTCTTTTGTTTTATGTCCTTTAAAATTTGTTTTTTCTAAAATAAGCAGGTTGTTTACTTCTTTTTCAAATTCTGGTTCCATTATATATCCTCCTCAATTTTAAAATTATATTTCTTTGTCAATTCTTGCATCATTACACCCCATGTTCCATTACGTCCATAATATTGTTTTCCAAGTTTTCCTGGTATATCTTTTGTTTTAAATTCTACTCTACAATCTTTATCACCATAGAATTCTATTATTCTTACAATAGCACCTTTTAGGTGCGGTCTAATACTTACACTAAAAGAGGTTAGATTTGATAAAATAACTACTTCTCCAATTTTAAATTCGTGTATTATCCATTATTCCGTCTATGGTATTTTGAAAAAGGATTTTATCGGTTGCTTTTTGCGCTGCCTCACAATATTCCTTATAGAAAGCATCTCCTGCAAAATCAATATAGCTTTCAAAAAGCTTTTTGTGCTCTTCGCATAATGAAAATGTAATATTATGGCGGCAATTTTTATGCATCCAGTGTTCTTCCTCGATTGTAAGCTTATAACTTTGATTGCAATCAAGAAGTTTTCCACATACCATGCATTTCATTGTTATATTTCCTTTTCAATTCTTATTTCTGCGTCACCCATACCAGAATGCGGAACTAAGACAATATTTTTTCTAGTATCATTATTAATAAATTCAATTTTTATTATTTTATTTGAATAATATCCTTCCATTTGAATATTAATATCATCACATGCTTTAATTTTGTCCAGAAATGCTAATGCTTCTCGTGCTGTCATTGTTTGTTCTCCTCGTTGTACTTTCCCATGAATGTATCAATCATTATTTGTGGCACAGCATATTTTTTGGTAGCGGCCAAGAATTTTTCAAGTGAACTGTATCGTCTTATAATACCGTGTAATCTATTAAATGATGCATTATTTTGTATTTCACCATTTTCAAATACAGTAAAACTTTTATTTCTAATGTATTCTATTCCTTTTTCGTATCCAATAGCACCAGTATTGAAATCAAGACATAGGGTATATTCATGTACTATTTCAAGTGGCACACCACGTCTTATACGATGAGTTTCTCCTGTATGGTCTTTATGATCCCATATAGGGCATCTACGTGATTCATTAGTATAAAATTGTTTACTTATGATAAAGCATCCATTAGGATATAGTTCTTTAAATCTTGCAACTATTTGTTGTTTACGTGCTATTCTGTATTCTTTTGGAGACATTAATTTAGTTGTCATATTGATCACTACTTTCTTCTATAGTTTGTTGTCTATCAACTAAATCAAATGCTCTATAAGCATCGTCTACATTGTGATGTTCGCTTGTAACTTTTATTTCCAATTGATTACCATTGGCTCTTGCTTCATATATTTTATATACTTTTTTATTTGGTATATATTGTGGATCTTTTTCTCTCTCTTTTATTATAGCGATAATATTTAGTATATTTGAACCATGTGAAAATGATGCCCACATTCCATGATAGGCTTTTGCCGATAGTTTATTTAGTGTTTTTCTAATTCTTTTGGGGACGAAAATCGTTTCTTTTTGGGTTATCATATTAGTCCTTTTTATCTATTGGAAGTTTTGTAATTGTGAATTTAAAATTCTTTGTAAAAATACACCATTGTGATGGCCAAGGAAATAACATATTTATTGTCCATCTATTAACACCCCAATTTTCTTCTACATAATTTTCAGCCATTTTTTGTGTTGAAAATACTCTTATTTCGGTTGCAATAACTTCATCTTTTACTTCTTCTATTTTTAATTCATAAATATATTTCATTGTTTATTCTCCTTTGTATACTTTTTTACTGTTTGGATTAATGTTTGTGCCCAGTGAAACTGGTGTTTTACAAAGTTATACATTTCTATGAATTCTCTTTTGTCGTTTAGAGCACCAATGTTTAAACCAAAACTCATATATTCAATAACTGGAATATTATTTATTGTTTTGTCGCGCCATAAAATATTGTCACGATAATGAGAATGCCATTTATGGCCTAACCATGACTGCATATATCGATGCATGTTTATAATAAATGCAAAATAATCTCTCTTATCTATTCCAGAAATATTAATGTGTAGTCCGCCGCCTCTATAAAAATCTTTGGGGTTATTATGAAATCGCATAACACCATAATGACCATTAAACGTAAATGTTTCTTTTTCGTTTTTACATTTTTCTTTGTCCAGTGTTGAGCCAATGATTTGATTATGTAATTCTTTTGGGATTAGTTTTTCTCCCCATATAATAGTATAACCATTTTGCAAAAATGCATTATTTACTGCTACGATATTTCTGAATAATGCAAAAAGCATATATTCTGGTTCATAATTTTCATTGGCATCGAGTAATACACGAACTTCTGCGAGACAATCATAATTGTCTACAGGGTCTATCAAATATCCTCTTGGGGCTCTTTCTTTAATTTTGTCTCTTATTCCTTGTTGTATGTTTGACCATCGTGTTATTACACCTGTTTCTGTGTTTGTTATTACTCCTTCATATTCAAATCCTATTTTATACATTTTTTCTCCTTTTGTAATGTTATTACCATTTCACCACAAACTATATTGTAAACTATTTTGCTTGGTGGTTTTTTCTTTTTTAGCATTATTTTTGATCTTCAAAATGTATTATTAATATTGGTATTATGTGATCTTTTCTGTCACCACCTGGAAGGTATGCTCGTATATGGTCTGCACCATATTCAGTTTGTATTATTTTGCCTTTTGGGTATTTGTGTTTAAATTCTTTCATTATTTGTTGTGATTGTTGTTCTAATGTTTCAGCGAATTTTTCTATTATTTCTTTTGTTGTAGAAAATGAAAATACATTATCGCCAAAATAAAGGTTACCATAATATGTTTTGGTTTTTGCCATTTTTATTTCACCGTTTTGTCAAAAAGAATCATTAAGCTTTTCCATATAATAAGAATTACAAAATAAATAAAACCAGTTATACATATTATTGGCCATATGGCAGAACAAAATAAAACACCTATTATTTCAATTCCTGTTGATGTGTGTTCATGGTCATATGTTTTCTGTGCAAGCAATGAAAAAAGTATCATATGTGATATAAATCCTATTAGCCATCCAAAGAATAGGAATGTATAAATCATGCCGTAAGCCTTTTCAAAGCATTTTTAGTGCTTCTATAATCCCTAAGATATCTTTCAAATATTTGTTTTTGCATTGTCCCGCGTTTTGATTCTTGATACTGAATTGACATATCTTTTATTAAGTTTTCATATTTCTTTATTTGCTTATCGGTATACCATATTAAACATTCTATTGCTTGCTTTATATAATCATCCATTTTCTTGTCTCCTTTACAGATTGTATTGCTCTGTGAGAAATTTTACTATTCGTTTAGCAAAAGATTTACTCATTTGTATATCGACTTCTTCGTCGTCATAACATATTTCAAATATATCGGGGTTACGATAAAGACTCATTTCAACATCTTAATATGCGTCGTCCATCTATTTTCTCCTTTGTGTTTTATATTGAGATAATATTTCTTGAAAACGAGCTGTATTATAAATAAGTAATTCAACTTTATTCTCAATTAATTCTAATTTTTTAGTATTGTTATTGGTTTGTTCAATTATTTCTTCTATTTTTGTTCGCAATATTTTGGAATGTTTTTGATGGTCCATTGACTGAGCATTAAAGAAATTTGTTACCCAAAATGGTTTTAATTCTTCGCGTAATGATTTAATTATTTATTTTCTCCTTAATTTTGCATTTTGTTTGTATTTTAAAATCTTTGCTACTATCAAATTGCGGAACAGTAAATCCTATATCAATAGCTACTTTCTTTGCTTCTACTCTTGTTAGCCCAGTTATTGTTTTTATTATTTTTAATGTTACTATATCATCATCTTTTTTAAGTTTCTTTTTGGTGGTTCTGAAATGTTCATAATGTGCAGAATAGCGCCTATCAAATATGGTTTCTATTCCAATATGTTGTCCATTTTTATAAACAACTTTTAATTTTCCTTGAATATCATCTTCTAAATCTTCACTATTACGATATATAATATCACCTATTTCCAGGTTATTAAATTCTTCTTTAGTCATAATTTATATGATTCTCCTTTAATTTCTTTTCGAGTTTATCAATATATTTTAATGCTTTTGCCAAAAGTGGCGCCTCTTTATCATATCCAGCAAGTTTTAGAATAATACAAAAGTTTATAAGTTTAAGCATTTCTACTGGTGTCATTATGTATCCTCCTCGATAGTTTTTAAAAACTCTTTCCATTTATCATTAATTTCTTTATGTTTCTTTGATACGAAAAGCCATGTGTCCCACTTTTCTTTTAGTTCTGGGGTTATTTCCATTTCAAAATAATTAGTAGAGCTATCCATTTTAAAATCACCATATGCTTTACTAAGCCTTTTATAAGCGTCAAATTTTGTTATTCCAAGAATTGGCAATTCTGCGTCTTCTAAAGCGCGTAGATAATCCTGTTATGCTTTGTTCATAATAATCGCTTTAGCATGAGTTGTAGATGGTGGACGAGGATTTTCGTGTGAATGATAAGCATCGAAATTAAAAGCTTCATACCATTCTTGATGTGTAGATTTCATTTTATTTTTTAGTTCCCTAAGTCTTGTAATTAAAATATCTATTGAGTTTGATTCTTCAGTCATTATTTTTTTGTTTCCTTATATATTCATATATAGCATTTATTTTTCTTTCTTCTGATAAACCATATGTTGTCTGTAATAACCATCCTGCTTGTATAATTATTAAAGAAATACTCCATATAATATTGTTGTTTGTTTTAAAATTACATCCTAAACCAACTTGATCACCAATTGCCATTACCGCTATAACAAGACCTATTATCAGAGCATTAGCCATTTGTTTCTCCTTTTCAGTCCAAATCAAAACAACAGAATGGAGTACCTTCTTCTACTTCTTTAAGGCGCAAATTCCACATTTCTCCACAACCACCATTATAATAAGTAAATAATTTATTAGTAAGACATGTATGGCCAAGTCTTTCTTTTTCTTTATATACTTTTTCATGTATATTGTCATCGTCTTTGTTGGATCTAAATTTCTTATATAATTCTTTTTCTATGTCTGCTTCTTTTTCAAGAAGATCTGCTATGTCTAAACGCCATTCTTTTTGTCCATGACTAAATTCCATATCTTTACCAGTAATTTCTTTTACTTTTGCAAGACCCTTTTCAATTGATGAAAAGACCATGCTTGTAATCTCAACTTCATTTGGTCCATCAGCTATCAGAACTGCTATTTTCATTTGTTACTCCTTTTTGTACACATGTATTACATATAAATATTTCTTGAGTAAAATCTTTTAATATCCATCCTGATTCTTTTGGAACTGGATTATCACATTTTGAACATTTTATGATTGTATTGTCATGTGCCATTTTAACTTCTAATTTTATTGTAATCATACCAGTTTTATCTCCTTTACTGATTTATCAATGATAAATCCACGACCCATTTCTCGATGCCATGTCTTACGTATTATTTTTGCGTCACAATGATTACATATAGCTTCTGCTACACTTAATTCTGTATATAATACCGTTAACTTTTCGTCAACGGGGTAAATTCTTATTTTCATTAAGGCTCCTTATTTATCATTTATATCTGCATCAAGACATTCTTGACATCGTGCACCATTAGGAAGTAAAACCTCAAATAGATGACAATATAGACTTCTATGGGCCCATATTCTTGGGTCTAATGTTAGATTTCCGCGATGATCTTTATATTTTGCTAAAAATTTACAACGTTGTTCGCAGTAGCCACTTGTAATATCGCATATATTGCTATTACAAATACTATTATCATTTGTACATATTGTAATTATTATTTTATGTTCTTTCATTTTTATTTTCCTTTTGTTTTCAACATAAGTCTTATCATTGTTCCTAATGCTGTTAGCATATCTTCTATTTCTTCTGGTTTTTCAAATACTATTACAATATTGTCTTTCATGTCACCATTTAAATTAAGTATTCCTTGTGTTCTATCATTACTACAACAAGGGATAAGAAAAGTTATTTCGTGATTTTCTTTTGATTCGTCTAGTATTCCGTTATCATATCCACGATAATCTTTTGCTGATATGCCTATTTTCATATGTTACTCCTTGAAATCATTATTGGCCCATTTATTTAAATACGCTATCTTTTCAATCATAGCTGTGTGATTATTATCTAACGAAATCAAACGTGTGGTTATAAAATAAGCAATATTGCTCATAATACAATCAAAGATTTTTTGTCTAAATATTATACGAAGTTCTTTTTCAAAACCAAATTCATAATTAGTTGATATTACTTTTGCTATAATATTTGCCATATTTTCTATTTCATTAATTATTTCTTTGGGGGTAAATCCTTCATCATATTGCCCAAAAAGAATAAAAGGTATAAACATTTTACAAAAATCTTTTATGTATATATCTTCTTTGGTAACATCTTTAATTTTAGAAATAATTTCTTTTTTGTGTGCTTTATATTGTGCTTTAATAGCATTAAATACTAATTTATTAAACTTTTTTTGATCTTTTTTCTTCATTTGTTACTCCTTATACTATTTTTATAGATTTAACAACAACAACAGGATAGCCATCTTGTGTTCCTGTTACTATAATATCTTTTTTATTAAACATTACTTTTTGTAAGGATATTTTATAACCGTTACCTTTATCATATGATCTACTTTCTATTTCGTCCACGCATACTTCTTTTGCGTCTTGTTTTCTAAGAAAAACATGAAATCCTGGCACATACATGTGTCCAAAATAGTCTGTAGATATTAGTGTATCTGATTTAGGCGCTTTATATAACTTATTCTTTACCATTTTTGCTATTGGATAAAACAATCCTTGAAAATATGATGTATTCTTTTTCCCTATAATTGGATATTCTTTAAATACTTTCCATCCGTAATTATTTCGTACACGTATTGGTTCAATTGTGTCTAGACACATTATGGCACCTCTTTAAATCCAAGTAGTTTAACCCATTTTTGTGCTTCTTTTAATGTTTTAAAACCAGGAGAAAGAGTTAAATCAAATTGATAACCAGGTGCATATTTATCATATGTGTTTAAAACAATAGTATATCTCCTAGGATGGTATTCTACCCATCTAATTTCTTCTATTTTTACTTCTGCTTTATTTATTATGTTATATATGTACCTAAGAGTATCGGAATCATCTAAATAAGAATCGTTTTCTTCATTTTCAAATATTTGTGTACACCTTTCAATATAAACAGATATCGGATAAGTTCGAGCGGCTGTTTCAATAATTTTATTATTGAATTCTTGTATTTTTTGTGTCAAATTTTCTTGTTGTTTTTCTAAAGAAGATAATTCACCTAATAGATTTGTTATTTCTCCCATACCTTTCATTTATCTTTCCTCCCAACATTTTTCACATATTTTGTCAGCACCAGATATTCTTGTTCCATCATCTTTGTATATTTTGTTACAACTTTTATGTTCATCGTTTTGACAAAACTGATTCTTAATAAGATATCCTATTAGTTTCTTGAGTTTTTCTTTTGGTGTCATTCTGTTTCCTTATATAACCTTACTTCCCATTATTTTTCCTCTTTCTTTAAAAAATGATTGACTAAATATTGTAATTTCTTTTTGTGTTAAATATGTTCTTTTTTCTAGATATGATTCTTTAGCCCAAAAAATTAATGATGGTTGACTCTCACTATGCATTGTTGGACCCTGAAGTAACCATCCATCAATAAGTATCGTATTATGTGCAAAAAATTTACCGGCGGCTTCAATTGTATTGAAAAATTTAAATGGCATTCCATTATGTAGCTGTATATAAAGTTTTGTTCCTGAATCATGGTATATATTACATCCATGACATAGAGACATATTAGGTTTCATCCATGGACAATTTTTTGTATCTTTACAATAATGTTTCATAATTTTTCTTCTCTCTTTATATGGTTACTCATGTTTATTCTCCTTTTGGAAAGTATATACAACTTTCCTTAATTTTTTTAAGTATTTCTTTTCTTTTAATCTAATCGTTTTTATGTCCACCACTCCAGTATCTACCTCTCCATTCAGGCTCACTTTTGCAGAAGGCCCATACCGCATCCATACAAGCTCTATTAAGTAGTTTTATTGTCCGTTCCAGTTCATTAGTTGTATCAGATAATCCATCTATTTCAATTCGTTTTTCTTCTTGTGGTTTTTGTTGTTTCATGTTTATTCTCCTTTTATAGTATTTTCATTCTTTTTACAACAACTACTTTTTTAGATGATTCATAACCAGTTGTTAAAATACTATTTTTAGTAAAAATAACTTTTCTAATAACAAAAGGATATTTAACTTTGTGGCGGGGTCTATTTACGTATACATGAATACCGGCTTCATAGTATTCTTTATTAAATATTGTGCTATGTGAAGTTGTTATTTTTTCAATTCCATTAAAATGGATAAATCTTTTAATCCATTTGTTTATTGGTATTATATCATTAGTAAAAAAATACATATTGTGTAAAACTCGTTTTCCGTTTTCTTTATATACTTTACTTTTTTCATATATTTTCCAACCATAATAATATTCTTTTCCATCAATTATTATTTTATTTTTAATTGGAATTTTTGCTATATAGTCTATACACATTGTTTAGTCTCCTTTTGGAAAGTGTATACAACTTTCCTTAATCTTTTTAAGTGCTTCGTCAACAATATCAAGGTTTTCTTTTTCGGCGGTTATCAAAACTTCTGGTATAGGTTCTTTTTTTAAATACATTCCATGATCTACTTGTTGTGATAAATGTTCTACTTCTTTATATAAGAAGTATATAACCGTTTCTGCTTCAGTAATTTCTTGCTTGGTACGAACTTTATTTGCTATTGTTGCGCCAATCATCAAAGCATCACCATGAGTCATTGTTTTATACTCTCAATAAATTCAATATCATAATCAGATGAATATTCAATACCTCTTTTAATAATCTTACTTGTAATTATGTCATATATACCAACTTTTACAATAAAGGCTATAATCTTGCTTATTTCATCAACTGGAACATTTATATTAGTATCATCTACAAACAACGTGTAGTGATACATGATTTCTTTGTAATGTTCAAACAGGATTAAACATACTGTTGTATTTTTGGTAGCCTCATTGATTGTCTCCTCGATACACATCGGAATTGAGAACTTCGGATTAGTGTAGTTGTTACATATTGATTCTATTGCCAGGGTTATCAAATATTCTGTTCTTTCTCTTATATCGTTAAGACCAAACATTCTTATATCCTCCTTATATATCTTCATCAATTATAAATTTGTATTGTGTTTTCATTATTGCAGCAACTATTTCATCAAGGCTCATTCTTTTTTTAAATTTCATTATAAAAGAACATATATCAAAAGTATTTTCATCATAACCGTCTTGTTGATTATATAAATTGCAATTATCACATATTTGTCCTCTACATGACCCAGTTAAAATAAAGTTTTTTACTTCTTCAATATCTATTTTGAGGTCTTTTTTAACTGAAATTTTCATATGTCTTCATCAAACTTGAATCTATTTGGAAATAAATGAGGATATTTCTTTTTTACAGCGGCTAAGCCTTTAAGCTTCATATGATATATATCATTACAAATGGTGGTTGTTCTATCCTTGTTTGAATATTTACATGATGGATTACAATTACGTTTGTTTTCAGGAATTGGGCATTTAGATTTAAACAAGTATTTCTCTATTTCTTCTTCTGTTGTCATATATCCTCCTCGTGTCTAAAATGATTAATTTTATTAACTGATGTTCTATATACAGTTCCAATATGTGCATGTTTATCTGATTTGGATAAACCAATTTCTGAATCTGATGGAAAACTATTTATCCTGAACTTTTTACCTATTAAATTAGTACACATACAACTGTTATTAATAATTACCAAGTCACCAATGTTCATATGTCCTCTTCAAGTTTAAAAGTATTTTGAGCGACTACAAACTTTTCATTAAATGTAAAGATTCCATTAATATTATTATCCTTACATTTTATTTTTACATCATATTGTTTATACATAGGAACAAGTTTTACTATTATTCCAGTTGCTCCTTCATAAATTGAAACCAGTACTGGTGTTTTTACGTTTCCTTGCGTAATCCTTACTTTATCACCAAGTCTAAACTTCATAAGTTATTAATTTCCTTTGCAACGTTCTTTTTAAATTCTTTATAATCTCTACAATCTACTTTATTATTTATATTATCAATAAATATGTCAAATATAACATCATCCATAATATGTTTTTGTTTACTTTGAATTTCCTGACATTTCTTTATAAATGCTTCTCTATTATCTGGTCCCCATCCAATTGTTGAAGATAAACAAACTACAGATGAAAGGCTCATTATATATCCTCGTCTATACTAAATTTTTTTGGAAACAATTCTGGAAATGTTTTTTTCACCCATTCAATTCCTTCGTCTCTGTGCTCATTTATGTATGAACATAGATATCCATTTATCTTTTTATTTTCCCCGTATTTGCATTTTTCACAATTACGATTATCTAATGTTATAAATGGACATGCTCCATCAAATAATTCTTCTATTTCTAGTATGGTTTGATTTCTCATTTTACTCTCCTTCATGGTATATACTATGTATCTGTTATGTACTACTATATATTACTATCTTTTGTTGTCTTTATTGAGTTTTAAACAAGTAATAACTATTTTTTGTTGACTTTTTATATATCCTCATCATGTACGTATTTTTCTATTTTATCAAAAATAGAATGATACATATTAAAACTTTCTCCATTGTCAAGATTGATTGTAAAAAAACCTTTATTTATAATACTTACTATTGTTCCTTTTTTTCCTCTTATTGTTTGTAAATCGCATTTCTTATTAACAACAATTCTTGTTCCTTTTGTTAACATATGTCAAATGTCCTCTTCTATTGTAAAAGCAGGTTTTATTTCTCTAAGAGATGATTTTAGAAACACCAATGAATCATTATCACCAAACGCGACCTCAAAAAAGCTTATATCTATACCAGTATTGGCTCGTGTTACAATTCCTTTCATTCCTATATGTGACCTTATACCAGTAGATGAGTTTATAATAACTCTTGAGCCAACTTTAATCATATTATATATCCTCCACAAACTTAAAATTATGTAATAGTTTAAATTCGTTATCGTGAAAGTAATATCTACATGTTCCTAGGTTTTCTTCTATGTCAAATATAACTTCATATTCATTTTTAGTCCCATTATCAAAATATTCGTTTATTTTAACAATTGTTCCAACCTTGTTTTTAAAATGACGTGAATCATAGCTATCATTGATTCGTATTTTTGTTCCAACATTTATCATGGCGGCTAAATATCCTCAAATTCTAATGGTTTTTTTACGGGGGTAATGCTTCTTAAATATATTGCTTCATGTCTATCTTCTTTTTCAATATATATAATACATATTCTTAAGGTTTGATCTGCATGAAGTGAATTTCTTATTTCTCTTAAAATACCAACCTTATTCCATAGATCAGGAATTTCGCATTTATGATTTACAAAAACCTTATCTCCGATTCTTGGTTCCATTTAGTCTCCAAAAAACGCTTCTATTGCTTTCTTTACTATTATTGCTTGTTCTTTGGTTAAATTAATGCCTTTGTTGTAATTCATATTGTTTTTAACAATAATTTCTAACGGTGCTGAATCTGTTGGGGTCCACAATATACTCATCCATTGGTCGTTCTTTGGTTCTTCTGGCGCGGCAACAGTAGTAACTTTATTGTTTTTCATTTGTTTCTCCTCCTTTTTCTTTTGTGTGTCTAAATACCAGTGTTTAAAGAAGTTTTTTTCTGCGTCATTAAAGAATCTTACTAATTTTCCGTCTTTATAGCCTATAAAAAGCTGAACTAGCATAGTACCTTTATTAAGTCGTATACCATCTTCTACAAACCATGAATAAGCGTTTGAGTGGTCAGCGACAAATTTGGCGGCTTCAGCGATGCTTTCAAAGTGATAAAGAGGATAACCTCCTCCCATAGCTACCCATATCAAGACTGGATCAGGCATTGTTGTGTAACTCCTCCCATTTGCTTTTAATGTCGCAATCCATGCAAACAAGTTTGCCATCAACCATGACAGATAATAATTCTATCTCATCCTGGTTGTGAAACGTCATACCGCATTTCCAGCATATTGCTATAACGGTTGTCATTGGTTATCCTCCTTATTTTTTGGCGGCTGAATAAACCTGATATATCCGTTTATATAATATCTTTGATGATGCTCCTGAAACTCAATACGATGCGGTCTCCCATTAATCTGATTTTTAATCCCCACAAAGAAGTCAATAACATCGTCTATGGTAGGATTAGTATCTATTTCCATTTCATGTTCATCGCAGGGGTATATATGGTCCTGCAAATCGAAATGCCCATTCTCGTTCATCATGGTGCACCTCCTTTTTTTGGGTGGCTATACAGATTGAAACAAGGGAGACACTATATCTAATTTTCTTGGAGACTCCTGGTATTGGAGGTTCTGCCAACCTTCTATGGCCGGTTAATGGGCCTCATAGCAGGTATTAGATAGAGTTGGTAATCCCGCAGTACGGTGTCTCTCTGCGACTCCTATCCTTGTCTCAAATGAATTTTTGGCGGCGGCTCCAAACAAGATATACGGTATATGATATAAAGGATAGAATAGTATAAGGGATATAGGGGGTGGAAGGTCTATATAGTGTCTAAACAGATGTGGGTAAGTACGAAATAACGTCCAAACAGTGTCCAAATAGGGGTGGAGAAGTCTTCCCCTCACTCCCTCTATACTATACATCTTCATATTCAGGCTTCTGTATCCATTTGCTCAACAGCTTTATCATCTCACCCTTTGTTATTCTGTTGTTCCTTAATACTATACAACCACAGAGGCCAGTACCTCTATGAATAGACGATGGGAAGTCATCATGTTCACCAAGAGGACAATCAAGACAATGAGAAGGACCTGTATTACATATAGCTCTCTTTAATCCGTTTCCTGAACCATTCTCCCATAGGTGGTTGAACTCTTTTATTGTTATATATGGCTTATATTTTATAACCTTTTCCATATAGGGTTTATCCCCCCGCGAAATATTTTTTTGATACCCCCTTTAGGGGGTATCAAATTATATGTCTTCGTACTCTTTATAGTTCTTTTTAATCCACGGTCTCATTATTTCTAATACAATTGCCTTATCTAGACCTTGCATATGTTTTTGATGAACAATGATTCCACATATTCCATGTTTATTCTCTCGTAGGTGTTTTGGTGCGTCGTCGTTTGATGGTACACCAACACGACATGTTTTACATTCCTGTGCGCCTTTTACGCAGCCGCCTCTCCATATTGTTTTAAATTCTTCCATTGTTATATATGTCATATATCCTCTACAATACTGTATTTTTCAAACAGAAAGTTAGATACTTGCTCCATCGACCATTGTTCTGTTTTGAACCATTCCATCATTCCGCAACAAGAAACAGACTTTCCAGATAGTTTCTTAAACTTATCTTTAATATGTTGTGGAGTATATTTTATTCCAGCTTTACATGTATTGCAATCAAAACTTAAACATTTACTTGTAGTCCACAATATTTTGAACTCTTCTTTTGTAAGCATTATATATCTTCCTCAAATATATAGTTATTTACAAGCCATGGACGTACTTTTGCTAAACACTGTTCTCTTGTCTCGCCCAGGTCTCGACTTTTACAAAATACACCACAGAGCCCACTATAGCTACCTCGAAGTTGTCTTGGTATATCATCGCCATCTCCTCCAAATGGACAAGTAGAACATGTTTTATTTCCTACTCTTTTAAGTACATGACAATTTTTACCACTCCACAACCGTTCAAATTCTTCCATGGTTATTCTAATCATATGTCCTCATCAATTACCATATTTGCTATTATTAGATTTCTTTTATATATTCCACATGTACGGTCGTCTTTACTTGAATTATATCCATCTACTAAAACATTTGCTATGTTATATGCAAAACCTTTTATGGTTCCCATTTTATTTCTTAGATGATGTATGTTGCATGTATCTTTTATACGAACGCGGTCGCCGATTTTCATATGTCTTCGTCCAGTATGAATGGTTGTTTAGTCCACGGCTTAATCATTTCAAGTACCTCTTCTAATGGTTTACTGTTTCTATGTGTATATATTACACCACATACACCAACATGACATCTGTTGCCGAATAGTTTGTCTGGTATCACTTCTGAATCACCATATGTACAGTTTCTACATTCTATAGTATGATTAAATATACAGCCGCTATTATATATTTGTTTAGCAACATCAAGTGGCATTTTCATATTTATACATCCTCTTCAAGCACATAAGATTTTACAGGTAATACATTTTCTATGTTGAATTTGAATTCTGAACCGTCGGTCAGTTCTTTTAGATTTATCCCGCTTGGTTTCTTTATAAGGTCGACAAATACTACTTTTCCACATATATTCAGAACAATACCTTCTGCACCAACATATTCAGGGTCATTTGAGTAGTGGCGTTTTTTTGTATAGTCGTCGATTTTGATTCGGTCACCGATTTTTATACTCATATATCTTCCTCAAGTTTGTAGTTATTTAGCAGTTCAAGATTTTTAGCATAGAAGCCATATGTTCCGTCTGACCTGTTTGTGCGCACTCCATCAATAAGCACATTAATATCGTTTTCAAGATGATTTATGCTTAGCACCGTTCCTGTTTTACCCCTGAGTTCTGTATGGATGCTTGATTGTCGTACCCTTACTCTGTCTCCAATTTTTAACATGGCTCCTCCATCGAAAGCGCGGCGGCGCTGCCGCGATAGTCAAAACAGGACGAAGCGGCAGCAACGAAGAAGAAAGGAAGAAAAGAAAAGAAAGGTTAATAAAGAAAAGAAAAGAAGTAAAGAAGAAGTCTTTTGTATTATGCTAGTATTTATAACTTACTTGAGAATTTTTTCCGTTAGGATAAAAAAATTCTCTCAAATACTAACTAGAATCTAGAAAAACTAGACTAGAATATAAATACTAGTAAGATCATATTACCTTACCATATCAGAGAAACAACGCTACTATTATAGTAAGGGGGATAAGTTAAGTTTATTAAGACTTCTGCATAGCAGAATTTGTAAATCAGAAAGCACTGGTTAAATAACATGCACGTAGATAGCCCTGTGAGCCTTTCTAAGACAGTTTGACAAGCGAATAGCAGAATGATATTAGTTTTTATAGAAATCAATCCTAGGGGCAAATAGACGTGTTTTTGAGGCATACTGGATTTTGAGGGTATAAAACCCTTTAGACTTATTATCATCAAGAAACAGAATCACCAGAAAAACTGTACCAGTAGTATCCAGTAGCATTATATGTCTTAGTTGATACTATAACACTCAACTTTAAGACTTCTGTTGATGCAGTATATACTGGTACCAGGGTCGATTTTTGTCTAGACTTATACACACAACCAACCAGGGGGAAGAACTACTGGCATAAAAAAAGCCCTAGGCTTGTCTGGACTTATCCTTTTTAAGAAGGTGAGTTAGGAAAGTCCAGGGCCTAGGGCTTTTGTAAAGCCTATTTAACTGATGGTCCTACAAATACGACGTTGGGAGGCCAGTTATATTTCTGTACGGCCTCGTAAACGTCAGAGAACTTGAGCTGGCCAAGGCCGATACCCAGATATACTGTGGCTACTCGCCTTTCAGGGTGTGCCATGGCCCAGCTGTATAACCAAGCATATGCTTTCTTTACCAGCGTTAGACTGGCGGGTTGTTTCCAGGACATATGGGGCTCTATTGGGTTCAGGTCTTTACTTGGGATTAGGATTAACCTTCTGGTGGGGTCCACCATGGGGTCTCCCAAATACTTCTGTACCCATCGTCCATATTCTAGGTCTATCCCAGGGAATCTGTCCCTAGCTTGCGAAGCCAGTCCAGCGCCCATCACGGCTAAGCCGTTTCTTTTCCATCCAATATTCGTTGGGATGACGATATAATATCCTTCATCCCATAATTTCCATATGTTCATGGTTTATCACCTCTTGTTGATCATTTACAAATCCCCTTTCTGGCCCTGGAGTAATCAGAAAGATTGACACTCCAGGCGAGGCTATTTGTATTAAACGTTCTATGCTAGATCTGTCCAGCTCAAGTTGTGCTACTGCTACATGCCTCCCTCGGTATTTTGCTCCTAGACTTATCAGCCATTGTTGGAACGTGTAACTAGGCTGACTTGTCCAGGAAAACCACGTCTTTGCGTTCATACGCCGTTCCAGTGACAGTTGGCGCATTCTTCTGGTTCGGCGTTGCATGACGCACACGGTGCTTCCTCTGGGCAGTTGCCAGGGCAACCTGACTGATGGTTGCATGTCTGACATTCAATTGCTTCGAGGCCGTCTTCTGGAGGTGTCATTCTTGTACCCCCATGATTTCGGTTACTTCGTAGGGATACTTTGTGAAACTGGCAACTGTCTTGTCGCCGACTACTATGCGGACTTTGCTGGGTTTTGACTTTTTATATACGACTTTGCCGTCGACTTTCCCAGCAAGGTGAAAGATACTTCCTGCGTTTATTGCATTGTCCAGGGTGGCTCTGGCCGCTTTTGCGGTCAGCTCGTTGTACCTTCGGGTCTCGGTCCTTCTTTTTCCGTGACCTACAATGGTGATTCTGGCAATTACTGCCATTTTATCACCCCCTTCTTGGTTTACTTCGTCCCATACGGGATAGGCCCAGCGGAGGGATTTCTCCCTCACGCTGAGCGTGGTAGTGCAACTGCTTAGCTTGCGGCCACTGCGGTGGTCGCAGCGGCGGCAGCCTTGAACCCAGGAATGTTGGCGAAGAGCCAGCTCTTGGGGGCCTGAAGCATGGCGTTCATGGCGTAGTTGACGGCTGAGACGATGCCGCTGTTGGGCGCTTCGGGGCGGCTGATAAGCTCGCCGCTCTCGCTCTCGACCGACATATTCAGGGCGGCCATGTTATGGCCCACCGACGCGAACTTGAGCTCGGCCTTGGTCCTGGCTCCGTCGATGATTTTGATGGAGTTAATCTTGATGTCCCGAAGGACGTTCAGATCCCAGAAACCAGCCAGGCGGCTCGGCTCACCCGTTTCAGGGTTGGAGAGCACCCTGATGTACTCGCTGTCGGTGCTGACGGACTTGAGAATCCTGGTTACGCCCTTGTTGTCGGGCTGGTAGCCCGTTATCAGGGACGGATTGTTCCTGAGAACCGATGCGGGAGGAAGCATCACTTTGTGATAAAGCAACGCTTTGCCTTCGGAATCGGTGCTGCGCGTGAAGCGGACCAGGGTGTGCCCCGTGGTCTCATCGATGCGAATGGCGGCCTGCCACTCGTTCTGGCGCTTGGACCTGGCGAGGTCCCAGGCGTCAAAATCAGGGTCGAAGGTCTGGGCCTTCGTGGTCTGGACGGCGGCTGCGGTATTGGCAATGGACTGCAAATAAGCGATCTGTTTGTTCTGCTCTTCGATTTTGCTTTCGAGTTCCTGCTTAACGGTTGTTTTTGCCATAATACTCAAACTCCTGTACTACAGGTTTTTGGTTCTGCGCCGTTGGGCCGCACGACGTGCAGCGCGAAACGGTTTTTCCAGCAGTGCGTGGATGTTGCTTCCCACGCCAATCTCTTTAATCCCCTTTCGTGTAATTATGAACGCCCTTTCTGGGAGTTCTTCTTGCTCGTCGTCTTCAAGCAGTTGTTTTATGTCCCTCATGTTGATTACCTCCGTTGACGCGGTTTGAGCGTTCGCGTCGTCCCACAACGTGGGACGCGAACGCCGTGCGATGCGAAACTTTCGAGGGTCTTTGAATCTTTCTTATTGCAGTAACCCTGGAAATCTTCACGACTGGTTCCTCCTATAGATGATGTCCCCTATGACTTCTAGGGAGCAAACAAACACTATCATTACGACGAGCGTTATTATTCCGCCCATTAAAGCTCAACCCCTTTACCGTCCTGGCAGATCAGGCCCTCTGCCATTTCTTTTAAAACGTCCCCGTGGCAAGCTTGAGGCTTGCAATAACATACGAGGATTTTGTTTAACAGTTCAGGAAGGTGGGCCTGGAGGTGTCTCAATCCCCCGTTTTGAATTGCCCACTTGTATCTTTGTATTACTTCTGCCCTGTCCCCGTCCCTACCTATCAAGAACGGGTTGCCCCATTTGCTTCCCCTGCCTATGTAAACATAGGTCTTATTGTTTTTCCAATCCGCAGGTGCTTGTTTTACCGAAATTACTTTTATCATCCTATGCCCTCCTTTGTTTTTGGCCCCCTAACAATTAAAAAAGGGGCCAAAAACATTCTCACAGGGTTGACTTATCTTATTATTATTATTGTTATAACCCTAGTAACTGACTAGACGGTTCCGCCCCGTCCCTATAGGCCGTGCACAGCCTATTGCACGCTAGTGCGTAGTCGGCGCCAGGAAGCCTGAGTGGGTGCGCATGTCCCGTTTCTAGGCTTGCGACTGGCTTCAGTCTCGCTGTGGTTTGCACGGGTGCACCTTTTTTCCGTGTCGCAGGTTGGCGTAGAGACCGCTAGACTGATGAGAGTCGTCTCTACGTCCCATGATTGGATATTTGTGTTAGCGCCACCAACCATGGAACAAGCGCTTAAATACTACCTCGTAGTCTCATACGTGTCTCCTTTCAGTGTCACGTAGGCCGATACGGGAATCATATAAGTACAACTCACAAGCGTATGGGGCGAGTCCGCCCCGTTCACAGAACGGGGGGCGGCGAGCATCTTCCCACCGATGATCGGTTCAGGCACCTCCCCCACCCTTTCTTAGTGAGGTAGTTTATTGGTGCCACGTTGTAAGCGTAATGAACTTATTTCACCTAGGTTGAAGTAACCCTAGGAAGTTCTTAAAAGGTTGCCTGGTAGAGGTAGGTCCAGGCCAAGGAAGACGAGGAACGAGGAACGGGTCGTTGCCCGTAGAGGACTGTTGTATGTGTTTTTCTCAAGCGTTGTTAAGCGGCTTGTGCCTGCCCATAGCATATGGGCACAAGCCGCATCACCTTGACGTTGCTTTGATCGTGGGATAAAGCGCCACGGATTCACGAGGGGGAACAGACTTATTATCTATCATTGCAGTAACCCTAGTGTTAATAGGGGTGTGTAATGTTTTAAGGGTGGGGTATGCTTTTCTGTTGTTTGTTCTCTGCTTTAAGCATTATTGAGAACAAACAATCATAAACATATCTTATTTAAGTAGGGGTAGTTAGGGTAGGTGGGATGGATAAAGCGCCACGGATTATGAAGGTTGAACAGCCTATAGTATTCTATTTGCAGTAACCCTAGTATTGTTTTTAAGGTTTAATATATAGGGTTAATATCAAAAAAATACCATTTTTTGCATTGTTTTGGGGAACAAAAAAAATCAATATATTAATGATTGCATATATGGTATATATAAATGTTTCACGTGAAACAATATTTAATATATCAATTCTAATAGTTCCACGTGGAACAAAGCTAATAATCATAACAATAATCAGTAAACATATATTACTATAAATAGAGACAAGTATCCCTTGTTCCCACAACACGCAAGGGATATAATCCCTTGCGTTATATGCTTTGTGTTGTGTTGTCATTACTCATTCTCACTTGCCATTATAGCGTATACTGATTCTATTCCGTATTTTGCTACAATTACTATATTGTTCAGGATACAATCGGGGATCGGCGGTTGATCGGAAACTGGCAATCCGGGAACAAACAACTCATTAATTCTATTCCAGCTTGATTCTATCGGCATATTCTTTACCATTCTTTATCAATTCCCTTTAGTGTATTGTATTGCGTCAATCAAGGCAAGGGATAAAATCCCTTGCCTTGATTGTATCTTGATTTTACCATAAGCAAGTTGTGATCTTTTGTTCAATGCGCAATTGCTTTACTGTGTCGCAATTATGACGGATAACGTTATCCATGATTGCTTTGTTATACGGCAATTCGTGTCGCCGCTTTCGCGGCGACACGATCCCCTTGATTATGGCCATAACAACTTGCCGATCGTCAATGTCAATGTCGTCAACGAATTGTGTTGTGTAAGCAAGTATTACTGTTTTGATTGCAATATCGTTGAATGTAAGAAAATCGGTGTTATCAATGTTTTTTGCGATCGGCCAACTGGTTACTGCGTCAACATCAAAAGCATTATACCGATCGGAATATATCAATTCCCTATTTTCGGCAAGTGGTTTTAATTCAATGCCGTTAACGGTTATCTTGATATAATCCTTATGTAATGCCGTGAATTGAGTTACCACAACATTACTTGCGGATTTTACGGTTTTATCCCACTGGTTTTTCTTTTGCTCTTCTTTGGATAATTCTAAAATGTAATTATCCCAATTGAAAGTAATAACACCGTCGCTAGCAATTGCGTTATAAGACTCGCCGATCGGATTAGTTGACGGCATTGACGCGAAAAACTCTGGCGTTGTGTCAATAACGCTAGTCAATTCTTTGTTTGTTGCGATCGTTTTGACCAGCTTATTATTGATATATCTGCAATAAACCGCTTTTTTGCCGATTTTCCTAGTTAAAATCGGAATTTCGACAGTAGGATAATTTTCCATGATCCTGTTATCACTTGGGAATATTGTTGTGGATCCTCCGGAAAAATCCGTCAATTCAAAAGAACTATTCCAATTGCTTGATTGTAACATATTACTTTACATCTCCGTTCATGTTATCCGTTATATCCTAGTTCCCAATGGGAATATAGTGGATACAATCGGGGTTTTTCTATTCTGCTTTACTGTGTTTGTTCCATAGTGGTATATATCGCACAGGATATGCCATGTTTGACGATCGTTCAATAGTTATACGTCAAAACATGGAAAAACATTGAAAAACATTGAAATTGCATAATTATTGAACGTTTCAAAATGAGACGGGTGCCGTATTTTGCGTTCATGCGCTGCAAAATGCAGTAGTGAGGGGGTTAAAACTTCTCCCCATTCTTTTCCCCTGTAAAATATACCCCTTATATACGCTCCATCTTCTTTTCCCCTTTTTCCCATATACCGTATATACGCCTTCCAAAATTTTTGGGGACTGTTTTTCAAAACCCTTGTATATACGCCCCATTCCACGCTACTATCACTATAGCCGCCCAAAATCGCGGTTGTCGAAGGATGCGAGGTACACATAATGATTAAAGAGACGATTGCGGTGGTTTCGAGGTCGCGGATTCTTGATAGCCGCTCCGAAGAAAAATGGGTGGTCTTCAAGGAGGGTTGCCCGTTGTGTGATGCTTATCTGGTCGCCGCCTGCAAGGGGTGCCCGTTTAAGAAGTTCGCCAAGGATGGGGTTGCGGGGTGTGTGGTTGCGATCAAGGCCGAGTTCCCCTATCTGGTCCGCATAGGGCGCATGGAGCTTTATCCATTCCCGACCGAGGCCGAGGCCCTCAAGTTTGTCAAGTGGGCCAAGAAGTTGCTCAGGGGGTTGCCCGTGGTTGCGCGAAGGGGGAGTCAAGGTGCAACATAAATGTTCTACCTGTGGAAAATTAAAACAATGTCGCTCTGCGGCAAAGATTGTCGGATGCTCAGAATGCGATGGTAAATGCCCAGATTGGGAACCAGAGGACACGCCCATGAAGTGTGCTGACTTGGAACAAGCAAAGATCGAACTGGAGGCCAAGATGTCCGCTTATCCTGAAATAGATTACGATGATGAAGAACTTGCTGCACGGCAACTATTATCAATGAGTGAGGAACAATTTGGAAATTATGTTGATGACGGAGAGCATTCAGATTGGGAAGTTTTTGCGCTTTGGAAACACGCTAAAAAATTAGATGGGTTTGCCGAGCTCATAGAGAAAAAAGATATAGACCAGGAAGTATATTGTACTCTAAGAGGTATGCTTAGTGTTTTATGTGATGCTATGAAATTGTGGGGCAATGAGGAAGATGGAATACCGGATATGTTCTTTGGTAAAATAAATCCTTATGGTGCGTGGACGGTGGCCCATAAAATTCTTGATCCAAATTGGGTTGAGTCTAAAAATGGATAATACAGAACTCGAAGCCCAGTTTCAGATTATGGCAAGCCTTTGCCGCCACAGAGATTTTAATTGTGCAGAGGACGCCCCGATTGGTTTTAAATGCAAACGCAGATTTGTTCCAGGAACATATATTGGCAGCAGAAGGGACAAGGTTAAATATAATCTTTGCACCAGAGACGTTTGTCCATTCTTGTTGGATCTTACTGATTTCTTTACCGAATATTTAAAAACCCACACAGATCAAATAAGATTAGGCTTGGAGGGATTATAGATGAATGAGCGGGTTAACCACAACGAATATTTTTATGATATTGCTTGCGCGGTTGCCAGTCGCGGAACTTGCCTGAGACGTATATATGGTTCGGTCATAGTGCGCGACGGGTCCATTCTGTCGACCGGATATTGTGGTTCGCCGCGTGGGGCCGCTAATTGCTGCGAGGTCGGCTCTTGCCGCCGCGATGAGGCCGGTGCTCTGCCCGGTGAGCGCTATGAGCTTTGCGTCTCGGTCCACTCCGAAATGAACGCTGTCATTAATGCGGCTCGTAATGGGGTTTCCGTGGTCGGCGGGAAGCTTTATCTGTACGGATGGGATTGCCATAAGAAGGTGGATACGGTTGATATTGTTCCCTGCAAGCTGTGCTCAAGAGTCCTTGTTAATGCTGGGATTGTCGAGGTTATATATAATGGTGCGGACGGATTTAAGTCACTGTTTGTTGACGACTTGCTCAGGCTTGGTGAGGCCATATGATAGTCACGTATTCTGAGTACGAGGTGTTGCTCGACCATTTGTGTTTTATGCTGCGCGACACCAAGTTTGATCAGATAGTCGCCGTTCCGAGGGGCGGATGGCCGGTCGCGGTACACCTGTCTTATCATTTTGATAAACCTGTAAAAAGTATATATGATCCTGGCTTTGTATTAAAAAGAGGCGAAAGGGTTATTGTGGTGGATAATGTATATAATACTGGAAAAACAATAGACACGGCGTGGCGCTGTTTGAAAAGCGAGACCGAGCCGAGGTTTGCCGTTCTGATTAGTCGCGCTGTTGCCAAGGTAAATAGTTCGTTGAATGTGGTGGCCGCAAAGACCGTTGGTTATACAGATTATATATATTTTCCATGGGAGATTGGAGATGGCGAAGTCGTTCAAAAAAAGTTTAATAAGGTTGTCGAGCCGAATTCGATGACGGATGAAGAAATTGAGTTTGGAGAAATTATGGATGCGGAGTGCAAAAATGGTAATAAACGATGACTGTATAGCCGCGATGGAAAAAATGGAGCCGGAGTCGATTGACCTTATAGTCGCCGATCCGCCATATAATGTCAGATATAAGTATAACTCCTACAAGGATAATCTTGAGTCTATTGAGTATCTTGAGTGGCAGGGCAGGGTAATGGAGGCGATGGATAGGGTTATAAAGCCGACCGGAAGTATATTTTATTTGAACTACCCTGAGTTTAATTCTCTTATGTATGCGTGGTTGTTTTTTAATAAGGATATAGGTATCAAGCCGCAGGAAATAATTACGTGGGTATATAATTCCAACATGGGCGGACACCCTCTTAGAAAAGCATCAAGGACGTGGTTGTGGCTTAGTAAAGTAAAAAAAGAACCGCCAGTAACCATGTTTTATGGTGAGTATATAAACCATACAGACAAGAGAATACAGCAGCTTGAAAAAGAGGGGCGTAGACCAAGAGAAATAGACTGGTGGTATTTTAATCAGGTTAAGAACGTATCAAAAGAAAAGACCGAGCACCCGTGTCAGCTTCCTGAAAAAATGCTTGAAAAAATTGTTGAAGCAACCAGTGCAGAGGGGGATGTTGTGCTCGACCCGTTTGCTGGGTCCGGTTCAACCCTCGTGGTTGCCAAAAGGTTGGGTAGAAGATATATAGGTATAGAAAGCGACGAAAAGTATTGTCAAATAATACGCGGGAGGTTACAAGATGTTTAAAAGGCTGAAGGAGATAATTTTAGCAATACCAACGAATATGGCACAGATTTTTGTTAACCTTATTGAAATAAAGAAGTTGCTTAGTGAAATCAAAAACGAGATGGAAAGCATTAGGCGCAAATATAACGTTATTGTTGAACGAGAGAATAGTGGCCCAGTTGTTTCGTATAGGGTTGACAATTATAATAGTTTTCTTGGTGAGTGTCTTACCATTAATGTGCAGCCCCAGAGTTTTGGTATAGGTGCTTCGTTCACAAAAAACGATAGAGACAGGACCTATGTGGTTGCCAAGATAGACGAAATGAGACAGAAAACGATTGCTGAGGTTAATAGGGTTTATGGGGACGCCATGGGTGCTGTTATAGTAAATCTGTCTGACGCTAAGGGGCGGCAACTTTGAAAGAACTTCTTGAATATATAGACGTTGTTATAAAGTCGGCCAAGGTAACTAAGAATGATGCCATGGTTCAGGTGCTTCGTAATATTAAACGTCTTGTCCTCAAGGACGTAAGGTGTAAAAACAAAGATATTATAGAAATGGTCCAAAACGAGGCCGAACGTCTTTTAAACATATCTGATGGTCAGGTTTATAGAAATGGCGTAGAAGACCTCTCAGGGGCCTTGTTGGGCAGTTTAAGAAAGGGTGATGCGTGATGAAGTGGAGGCCGGTTCCAAAAGGTAAACCTCGTGGTGTTGTCGTTGCGGCAACCTTGTGTTTGTTTATGGCAGGCTGTGGAAAGATAGGAACGAGCATAAAACACGATATGGCTCGTTATTCTTCGGGTAAATATAAAGTAACTGCTTATTCGGGAGGAAAAGAGGTAGGAGCGTGGGAGAGCGATGGTTATCCTACTACTGAGAATGGTGGACGCATAGTGTTTTTCTCCAAGGGTAAGATGCATAAGTTGTGTGGAGAAATTGTATGCATACAGGAATAGGAGGCGAGAATGGGCATAAAGATAAAGGTTTTTGTGGCCGCGTGTGTTATTTTTGTGGTGGCCGCGTTGGGTTTGACTAGTTTTGGTGGTAGCAACGAGGTTGTTGAGCCGCCCAAATCTGTATCTGTTGAGCAGCTTGAGGCAAAGATAGATAAACTTATCGAGGAGGTCAAGACTTTATCAAAAAAGGTGGACGCAACCAATTATTGTCTTGAGTTGCCGTTTTTGCATAAGTTGAAGGGGGAATAATATGAAAACAGTGTTGATTATGGCCTATTTTATTACCCTCTTAAACCCGAAGGTTGCAAAGAAAGACGCGGTTAAGATAGCTTTTTACACTATAAAATGCTCAAGTCAGTATAAAGTTGATAAAGATGTGACAGTAGGGTTGTTTTGGGTTGAGTCAAGGTTTAATAAAAAGGCAATTTCGAGGCGTGGAGCAAGAGGATTGGGGCAATTAACGCCTGCAACTGCTCGTAAGATGGGTGTTAAGGATTCGTTCGATATTGAGCAAAATGTGTGCGGAAGCGTCAAATATATCGATTATTTACGTAAATATTACAAAAAAACCGACTATATTAGTGTTTTAAACGTTTATTTATACGGAAAAATGCGGTCTGGACACACTTTTTATACAAAAAACATATATAAAATGGTAAAAAAGTGGCAAAATTTCTATAAAGAAATGGGGTAATTGCATGGCAAATATTGAGCACAGGAAGGATTGTCTTGGTGATATTAAGACAGTAGCGTGTGCAGGATGCGTAGAAGCGGCTATAGAGTGCTGCAAAGAGGCCGTTGAGATAATGTTTGTTAACTTGATTGACCATGATGTAAAGATAGGAAGGAAACAAATGAAAAAAATCCGCAAGGCTATGGAAACGCTTGGGATGATTTAATGATTTGCGAAAAATGCGGATCAGATGTGGGTGTTAAATATTTTGACTTCTCTCCTCCCGACGTGGAAGTTAAAATAATAGCGCCGTTGTGTTCTGAATGCAGGGCTACGCTCTGGGAGGGCGTAGCCCTTGCGTTAGTAGTAAAGTCGTCTAGAATGCCTAATGCGACATTAAGACGTATGGTCAAGTGTATTTACGACAGATGTGTAAGAACAACGCCATTTATTTTATGGTCGTTGTGGGAAAGGATGCCGAAGCACGTTCAAGACAAAGTGTATTCAGATTATAAACAAATAAATATAAATTGGATTGAATACGAGATGGAGAAGGTAAAAGCGTTTTGGATAGCTATATCTGGAAACAAGGTTATTAATTACGGGGTAGATATTGAGACTGTTCCTGCCGAAAGGGTGTTTAAAAACAATGATGCGGTTTGTTTTGTATATACAAAAAACAATTAATAAGCTGTTAGGTAAAATAATGGTGCCTATGGTATATAGGTGTATTGATTGTGATAATTTTAGGTATTTGTGGTGTGGGTGCGGCGAGGGGTTTGAAATAGCTCACGATGATATAAACGATGATCTTATAGGGGTATGTGTAGCAGAGGGCCGAAGCGTAATGATACATAAACCATCAATGTTGTTTGGGTTTAAATGTATCAATTTTGAAAAGAAGGTATTATAATGTTGCCTATAAACATAACAATTTTTAATAAAATAGCAGATAGGGTTAGATGTCCAGAGTGTGGAAAACATCCAGTAAGCGTTGCTACTGAAACAGATTTGGATAAAAAGAAAAATATTCTAGTGTTTGTATGTAAATGCGATCATAAATGGCCAATTACTCATCAGGCGTATGAAATGGTTTACGCCGATTAGTACGGCAGGATGTTTTTTCTTGCTCTTTTTTGGCGTTTGGTTTTATTTTGGTTACAGGGTTCCTAACCCATAGGTTTCTTGGAGTAGTTTTTTTTATAATTGTCTTTTTTTGATCTGAAATCATTGTAAGGAGCCTGTTCTTCCGCTGTAATTTTTGTTGGACCGCCACATTCTTTACAGAAAATGGAGTTTTTCCTCTTTGGAGGAAGGTTAAGTTTGAATTCATTGTCGCATTTTAAACAAAAAAACGAGTAAATGGGCATAAAGTATTCCTTTCTATTCTATTTCTTTATTTCTGTCTATTGCATAAGCAAGTATACAGAGTGCGTCAGCCCTGCCAGCACCACGACTTGTTTTACTCGGCATTTTATCGCCTAACAAGTTAGATAATGTTGGAAATTTCTTTCTTGCAAAGTTCCACGCTTTTGCTTTTGTTGTTGTTCCTTCTTCGTGAGAGGTTGTTTTTTGCCATATACCAGGAGTACATGTCTCATATGAGATTTCTAATACGCTTAGGATAGTTTGCCATGCTCCAAAGTTTTCTCCAAGTCTAAAATTACCTATTGCACCGAATTGTGGTGACGCATGTACCCTTTCGATACAACAGAAGTTTCTATCTTGTCCCATGTGTTTTAATATTAGATTGTGCATTGCTAATGGAGATTCTGGGCAGTCAAATACAAGCGATTCTTTGTTGTTTGTATATATGCCTATTGCTCCTCCCCATCCTGGATCTATTCCTATTATCATATTACACCTCTTTGTTATAATAGTAACGTGTTTTTTAATAATTTTACTAGTAAATATATAAAAATATATAAAATGTCCTTTATTATTGATTGATATATTGCTACTATATTTATATGGGAGATAAATAAAATGCCAGAATTGTCACAGAAAACTATGTCAATTATACAAACGTGTGGTTTTGTTTTATCTAGGATTAAAGAGTGGAATCCAGACGTTTATCTTAGATTAATGGGCAATTCTATTTCTGATAGCGTTATTGATATATACGATCAATTTATATTAAATAACATAAACGGGTATTTTGCTGGTATAAATACAAAAAACAAGCAGGACATTGATATGACCATGCTTGTTTTTGTATTAGGGTTTATCTCTGGATTAATGAATAGTAGTGGAGAAGAGTCAATAAGTTCTGAGTGTGTTGTGATGGGAGATGATTGAAGTGGCAAAAGACGCAAAGGTGTTAAGGACGTTTAAGATTGAGGACAGGTTATGGAAGGCGTTTGATGAGTATTGTAAAAGCAAAGTAATAAGTATTGATGGATTTACACACACTCCGTCAAAGACGGAGGTTCTTGTGAATCTAATTTTTGCTTTGTGTGAAAAAGCCGGTTTCATATCTAAGGAAGATGTCGTAAAAGAAGAGCTTATGTCGTTGGAAAAAGCCGAAAGCGTAATTGAATCATCTAACGATGAAGAACAAGTTCCCCATGTTGAATGATTTTAGACTGAATTTGCGCATGTCGTCTAACGATATTGAGTCAAGTTCGTCAATTTCGTTGTTTTGCGGAAAATGGCCCTTGAGAACAGAATCAGAATAACCATCAATCTTGTCCTGTATGTTGTCTTGGGCCATTTTTTGGCTGTAAAAGAAGTTTTGTTTTAGCTTTTTAAACTCGTATTCTGGAAAGTCCATGGTAAAAGCCATGGATAGTGTTTTTTTATAGATGTTTTTAACCTTACGAAAGTTTTTTGTTGATGTTTCTATTGTTGAAAATAGAATATTGTAGTTGTTAAAATGAACCGCCGTTGTTGCTCCGTTGTATATCAAACCAGGAACAACAAGGCGTTTGTTAACAAGGGACCTTGAAATTGAAGAATCGCCTATAATTGATGCCAAAAGAAGGCTTTTCAATTCATCGTTTCTGTATAAGTGAGAACAAAACGCTAAAATACCTGATGATTCATACCCAGTTGTGATGTTTAGCGTGGCCGAATCGAATTGTTTTTGTTTAACGTGTTGTAGTGAAGTGCTGAACCGTTGGCCTTTTGGTAGAATTTTTTCAGCTTCTTTGGCTACAAGGCCTGAAACATCGGTAGGTCCGACTATAAGCACGTCAATATTATTAATGTTGTAAAACTTTTTAATGTGTTTGAATATCAAGTCGGGTGTTGCGTAATGAAAATTCTCTGGATTGCCAAAAACTCTTATAGCTTCTGGCTTATCAGTTGTAAACCCGTGCTTTATAAAAGCCTCAATCATTGTAGAGTGGGGCTCTGTGGAATCTGAATGCATCTCTTCAAGCACTGAAGAGATAGAGTTTTTAACAATTTGTTCTTGTGGTGGTGTTTTAATGTTAAAAACGTTAAAGATCCTTGGTATGATTGTTGCGGCTATATGCGACGGGAACGAAAAGACATACGAAACTGATGTTTGTCTTGTGTATCCGTTGTAGTATCCGCCAAAGTCTTCTAGTATTGTAAGATCTTTGTTGGCACCAAGTAACAATGTGTGTTCAACAATATGCGATAAACCTAAACATTCTTCTGGGTCTCTAAGAGATCCGGCTTTTACTACTACTTCGATGTAAGTAGAAAATGATGCTTCTTTTTGATAAAATGTTTTCATGGTATTATGTTAGTAGCGTTGTTTTTGATCAAAAACAAGGGAAATGTTACGATATTGTGATTTATGGGTAAAAAGAAAATGGTGGTAAATATGGATGATATAAACGAAGATCTTGATAATTTGGTTAATCGCGTAGACGAACTTATAGAGAGTGATCCATACAGTTTTGTACAAGGTTCTATCCACCAGAGGAATGGCTTGTCTAACGGTTGTACCACTGAGAGTGGAGAAAAAAAGAAAAACGAAAATATTGTTATTGGTTCAGAAAAGACGGAGATGAGTTTACAAAGCAGGGCAAAAGCCAACAACAGTTTTTTACCCGCTATTAAAGACACAAAAGAACTTGGGTATTTTTTAGAAAGACAGGAGACGTATAAGGGAGAATTTGAGTTAAACAATAGTGTTGACGATATGCTTGTATCATCTCTTGTCCTTGAAGAGATTTTGCACCGCAGGTTGTTGTCAAAGGCTATAAACGAAACAAATGGAGACAATGGGTTGTCCGCTGGTACAGATTTTGCTCTAACAAACAATCATAAACGTATGATTTTAGACATGAAGTCACTAGGCATTCTTAGAGAGCAGAGGCTTATGATGCATCGTAATGATAACGGGGTAAATCTTGCTGAACTTGTTTCAAAATTTGATAAAGCTACTTTTACACTAGAATATAATAAGAAAAAAGATAGTGATATTGCTGAAGAAGAGCGCATGATGAGAGTGCATTCTGATAGAACCCCAGATATTATAGACGTTGAGCCAGAAATATTTGATGAGGTGTCTGACGATGAACGTGTGTGATATTAAACCAGGTGGTTTGTTTCTGCTCGGATCCGCCCTTATGGTAAGAACAAGCGATGTAGTATCTGACAGGTTTGTTTGCGCTAGAGATGTTGGCTCCTACTTTTTGTTGCCGCCTGCTGCGAAATGTGTTTGTATTGGTGATGTATCAGATAAATTTGAAAACGGAGTAGGTAACAGTTCAGAAATTGGTGCAATAACACATGGTTCTGTGTTTAAACTTGTTACTGAATTTGGACAGATTGGTCTTTTTGTTAAAGTTAATGCCCCACTGTATTATAATCATTGTGTTGTAGTACAAATACTAAATAATGTATTAATAGATAATAGCGCAGAGTGTATTGGGTATGGCAATATTGTGTCATATAATGGCATACTTGGTAGCGATAAATGGAGAATTTGTCCTAATTGTGGAGAAAAAACAGTTATGATAGACGTTAGTAATGAAACTTCTAACTATTGTGGCAAATGTTATAATTGTGATGTCGAAATTGTTATGAAATGGAAACAAGGGGGCCTTTTATGAATGGCGGCGAAGAAATTTCTCGTGTAAAAGACATGACTGACGGTGAGTATAAAGTTTATATGGCAATGAATGTTTATGATATTAAGAGATCGTTAGACGAAATATCAGAAAAAGAATGTTTATCACAAGAAGAGTACGACAAGAAGTTTGTTGCAACAACACTACAAATAAATAATTTAAATGGGATAGTTAATAAACACGAGATATGGATAGCTAAGTGGGGTGGTGCAGCAGCAGTAATATTGTTTATTATGAGTGCTTTAGGTATTGCGTTAAAATTATGGAAATAAACAGGAGAAGGTATGGCCGATATTGATGTAGAAAAATATAGAGATTTTATAGATAGTTGTCGTAGCGATCCAATTTTAGCAGCAAGACTTTTGCTTGGTCCGTATGGAGAACTTACGTGGTATCAGCGTAGGACTATTAGCGATATATGGAACAAGCAATTTACACTAATGGTGTGGGGAAGAGCAGCCGGAAAGACATATACAATGGCTCTTTCGTCGGTTTTGATGGCGGTATTATATCCTGGTATAAAAATAGGGCTTTTGTCTAAGACGTATAGGCAGGCTTCTGATTATTTATTTGGTGAAGTTAGTAAACTCGTAAGATGTTCTGACTTTTTAGTTGATTCTACCGATAAGGGCCCATCAAAATCCCCAACTAGAACGTTCTGGTCTACAAAATCTGGTTCAGAGATATCTGCTTTACCACTTACCGAAGACGGAGAAAACATTCGTGGAGCAAGATTTAACGTTTTGTTTATAGATGAGTTTGCTTTTGTGCCTGAGAATATTGTTTATCAGGTTATTTTCCCATTTATGGCCATCAAACGTGGAACTTTGCGTAAAAAAGACGATTGGGGAGTAAAAGACTCGTTTGGTGGCAACAAACTTATCATGGCTAGTTCCGCTTATTATCGTTTTAATCACCTGTTTAAGACATTTTTGGAATATAAAGCGATGGTTCGTGATGGAGACACTAATCATTCTGTTCACGAATATGATTATAGAGACGCAGAAATGTATGATTTCTATGATCCGTCTATCATAGAAGATGCTCGTAAAAGAACACCAAGAACCATATTTTTGATGGAGTGGGAGCGTCATTTTCCTGCTGATTCTGCTGGTTTCTTCCCAAGAAGTCTTATTGATATGTGTACTTCGTCTAATGTTATAATAAGAGACAAGGGTGATTCTCAATTTTATTATGTTATGGGCGTTGACCCTGCTCGTTCATACGACTGGGCCGCTATTACTATCCTTGAAATTGGCAGCAATAGTTTTCGTGTGTGTTATGTTAATGCGTATCATCAAATGAAATTCCAATGGTTAGCTAGACAAATTAGAGAATTGGCCATTAAGTTTAATGTTTCGCGTATTGGTTTGGATCTCGGTGGTGGTGGTTATGCAGTTTTAGACGCTCTTAGCGAAGATTATCCAATGATTCACCCAATCACTGGTAATAAAATCATCGATACTCCTTTATTTCCAATAGATTCAGATAATAAAATAAAAGGAAAACGTATTATAGAGACTATCGCGTTTAGACCTCAGATTGTTAATGACATGAATTTTGCATTAAAAGCGTCTATGGAAAACGGCGGTATATATTTCCCATCTGTTGTTTCTAACAACATGAGTGAAACAGATGAGGTATATAATGCTGTTGTTAGCGACGTTTGTGACAAAATAGAGAAGGCAAAAGAGCAATTGAGTTGTATTGTTACCTATGATGGTGGTACTTTTGGCAATTTAAAGTTTGATATAGACCCGCCTAGTCAGCACAAAGATTTATATTCGTCATTATTGGTTGCGCATTGGGCTGCCAAGAACTTCTTAGCCGAGGGATTAAAACCGCAAGGAAAATTAGCAGGCGGTATTTGGGTTTAAATGTTATATTTTATATAAACAGGGGTATATAAAGTAACAAGCAAGCTATAAAGGGTGGTTTTTAGTGGAAGAAAACACTAATACTGCAAAAGAACCATTGTCTGTTGCAAACACGGATCTATCACCATTTATAATAAAGATTGAAGATAGTGCGTGGCTTGGTGGTAAAAAATATCAGCACGTCACAGCCGATGTGTACGACAGATATGATTCTTTATTAACTTTTCAGGAACAACGTCGTAGTTTTAGCGTTAATACATCAACACATCCAAAAGAACTAATTAAAATGGCGTGGGATGCATATCATTTTAATTGCGGAAGGTATGCTACCGCTACAAATATAATGGTAGACTTTTCTTTTAGTGGAATTATTAACGAGGGAGAAACAAAGGGCGTAGAGTTTTTTAAAATACTTGTAGAAAATAACGATATTGATGGCATTATAAAACAAATATTACTTGAATACTATATTAGTGGAAATGTTTTTATATACAGAGAGATTTTATCAAAAGGTACTAAAAAGGAACCACCAAAGGTTATATACACCATTCTTGATCCGACATTAGTTAATGTAGAAGCCGTTTCTCCATTTGGAGATGTTTATTTATCGTATAAAGTTACTAATAAGATGAAAGAAATGGCCGGTTCTTCTATTAAAGAGATTAAAGAGATGTTTAAGGCGTTACCAAAAGATTGGCAAACCGCTATTAAAGCAGGTAGTAAAATTCCACTTGATCCAGAAAAAACATATGCAATATACAAAAAGAAAATGAATTATCAAGAATATGCAATACCATCTATTACTCCTGGTTTTCCAACAATGGATTATATTCAAACCCAAAGAGTAGCCGAAAGTATTACTGCTAAAGGGTTTATTAATCAGCTTATTGTTGTAACCATAGGTAGCGATGAATTTCCAGCGACAAGGGCCCAATTAACAGATGTGGCAACAATGTTGAAGACGCCTTCTCCTAGTTATATGCTTGTTTATGACCACACGTTAAAGATAAATCAGATTACTCCCAATACAGATGTGTTTGATGCAGACAAGTATATACAACCAAATAGGGAACTAAGTGAAGTTATAGGTGTTCCAACATCTCTAATTACTGGTGAGGGTGGTTTTTCTGGTTATGTAATGGCTTTTAAAGTTATGAAGAAAATGCTTGAAGATGGTATTCGTGGAATAAACAACTGGCTAAAACACGAATGGGGGGTACTTGGTGAGGAATTTAGGGTTGACCCACCTTCTGTGCGTTTAGATACGCCTGACCTTGATGATCAGGCGACTGTAAATCAGCTTGTACTTGGATTAATAGATCGTGGTGTTTTGTCAGTTAGGTCTGCTCTTGAAAGTACAAAAATATCAAATTTGAATACAGAAATAGAAAGACTTACTACAGAACAAGAATACTCAGATTTATTTGTGCCAAGACAGTCTCCGTATCAAGCTTCTCCGTCCACACAAGAAACACCTAAGACGGTTGAAGATGCTCCTGGGCGACCACCGAATAAAAAAGATATTAAACCCAGGAACAAGAAAAGCGACATTAAGCCGCCACCAGGATTGTAGGTGTGAATTATGGGAAAATTTTTTGTAACTGTTGCCCCAAAAATAATTGGTATTACTAATGCTATTGCATACAATTTTGATGAAGGTATAAAAACGCCAGATCTTTTACACTTGTCATTTATATTGTGTCATGCTGGGGCCAACGCAAACGGTGATTATTTTTTCGAGAGTGAGCTTGAGGTGGCAGCAAGAACCCCTGTAAACAAGCCAATGAATTGGGAACACGATCCGTTGCTTAATATTGGGACAATAACAGATAGTTGGTATACTCCTTCGTCTACTATGATTGGATCAAAAGGACATATAAGTTGTACTGGTGTTGTATGGGCTATGGTTTATCAAGAGTATGCACAAAAAATTAGAGAAAAAGCCATGAATGGGGAGCTTGCCGTAAGCATGGAGTGTTATTTTAGCGACTATGTGTGGATAGTTGGAGACGAATCTTATCAGATACCATCCGATCATCAATTGGCTGACCAACTCCAAATGACTTGGGCCAATAAAGGCGCATATGATGGCAAACCTGTTTTTCGTGGTTTTAAAAACTTGTTTTTTAGCGCAAGCGGTATTGTTGAAAATCCTGCTGATAAAGCGGCTGTTTTTTTGTCTGTTGCTGCGTTGCAGGACGATAGAAAGGTTATTAAAATTGGATATAAGCCTATATCTAGAGGCCAATTCGAGGGGGAAACGGTGTCTGATAATGGTATTATAGATACTAATACGAAGGGAGGGGAGTGTGTGGGAAAAAACGACATAAACGAAGATATTGTTAGTCTTATTGCGGAAATGGTAGAAGACGCTGTTGAAGGGTATTCTACCGGAGAAAAATGGACGCGAAAGTACATAAACGACCTTCCCGACGCAGCTTTTGCTGTTATTGAACCGGCTTTTAAGCGTGGCGAAGTTGACAACAAGAACACTAGACATTTACCGCATCATAATAAAGGGGTTAAAAGTGCGGCAGAAAACACTAGTGTGGATATTGTGCATCTTAAAAACGCTTTAGCTAGAGCATCTCAAACAAAGCCTGTTACAGATAGCATAAGCAAAGAATCAATGGCAAAAAAAGCAGAGGCGCATCTTCGTAAACACGCAAAAGCCCTTTTGAAGTCTTACAAGAAAGAGGGGGAGGCTTCAGAAGAGGACTATGATGAGTTTACAAACGATGAGCTAATTGACGCTTTATCTTCAACCGAAGAAACACAAAGCAAGGAAGGAGAGTCTATTGCTATGACAGAAAAAACGCCCGAAAGTGCTTCTGAACAAGAAGTTGTGGCTACTGAAATTCCGGCGGAAGAAATTGTAGCGGACAATCCTCAAGAGGTCGAAGCTACAGCAGAGATAAATCCTGTTGTAACTCCTGAAGTTGTCGAAACACCGGCTCCTGAAGAAGACGCTGTTAAAGCAAAAGTCGAAGGACTTGAAGCTAAGATAGCGGAGCTTACTGGTCTTGTTGAGAAAATGGTGCAGAAGAATTCTGATGCTGCGCTTGCAGAAATGATTAACGCTAGAATGTGTGTAATCGAAGACGCTGGAATTAAGTTTTCAGAAGCAAAGCAGGAAGATGTAAAACAAAAAGTTGCTAGTATGTCAGACGAAGATTTTAGTAGTTTTCTTGATATCTTAAAAGACATGGCTTCTGTTAAGACGCCAGAAACTAGCAGCGAAGCCGCACTGGAAGAACCAGTTGTTGCTGTTGAAGAACCGCCAACTGAACAGGCCGTAGCTGTGGAAACAGAAGTATTTGATACCAGAGCTATAGCTAGAGCGTTGTTTGTTATGAACAACAAAGGTGTGGCCGAAGATGGTAGTAGCGATGCTGATAATGAGTCCGATGGTCCTAGTACCAAGGAAGCAATTCGTAGCATCTTTGATTTGAGAAAATAAGCGAGGTGAATAGTATTTATGTCAACAACAAGGAATTTTAATGCTGAATTTGAAGGAACCTTGATTACCAAAGACCTTGATAATACCACAGCGAATGTTGATAATCTTGTTCCTGGTTGTGTTGTAACGTGGGATACCGGAGAAGTGGTTGGCGCTACTGGAACTAGCAATAAAACGCTTGGTCTTTGCACTGTTACTGTAATTGCTGATCCTGGTACAGATAAGGGTTTTGTAAAACCTATTGATCCTACTATTGCATATCCAGATGATAAGACTGGTGTGTATGTAGATGGTGGTATTTATAGGTACGTTATGGGTATGGAGGATACGGACGGTAGGGTTGTTATGCCATCTGGTTTGTCCATTGGCGATTATTTACAGCCACATACTTCTTATGCTGGTTGCTTTGAGGTCGGTAGCAGCCAAAAAGTATTAATGGTTACTGGTGTAACCTCAACAGAAGCTCAAGTACAGCTTTTGGTATAACCTTATAGAGAAGGAGGGAAAAACAATATGACATCTGAAGAAATTAAACGCAATGAGTTGCTTAAGGCAGAAGCTAAGAAACAGCTTATAACTTCTGGTTCAAACACCATGGAAGGGGCAGAGGCTCGTAAGGCTATTGCTGCTGAGATGGGCGCTGTAATTCAACCAGATTTGGATCAGTTTTCTACCGCAAGACGTATCTTCCAGTATGGTGATTTGACTAGCGGCGGAGACGCTATCTTCCCCGTTGACATTGAAAATATTGATGCGTGGGTATTGCCTCCTCGTGCCAAAGTGCCACAAAACATTGTGCATTCTGGAGAGGTTGCAATTAACACGTTCTCAATAGGTTCAAGTGTTGAATGGGAACTTAGGTTTGCTAGAATGGCTAGGTTTGACGTTGTATCGCGTTCACGCGAGAAGCTTCAACGCGCCATTATCGAGCAAGAAGAGAGCTACGCATGGAGCCTTATTGACACCGCTGTTACCGCTTATGACGGAACAGCAGATACTCGTTCAGTTGATGAAGCTGGAGTTAGTGGTGTAACAAAGGTTCTTTTGAACATGATGTGGACAAAAATGCAAGAAACATCTGATTTCAAGATCAACCTTCTTGTAATGTCTCCTACTAACGCTGCTTATATCAGAGAATGGTCAAGCACCGATACGACAACTGTAACACATGCTATTGATGCTGTAACTCAGCGTGAAATATGGTTGAATTTTGGTCTTACCAACGTGTGGGGCGCAGACGTAATGGTTGTTCGCAGCCCTTATATCAGCGATACTTACATTTATGGTTTTGATACAGGTAACTTTGGATGGATGCCAGTTCGCCTTGATTTTGTAACTTATGATGATCCTACTGCTATTTCTAGCTTGCGCCAGAAAGTAATAGGGACAGAAGAGGTTGGATTTGGTATTACTGATATTCGTGCTTGTGTTCGTGGCGTGGTGTAATTGAAATGAAATGTGCGGCGGCTGATTTTTTCAGCCGCCGCATTATAAAATTGCTTGGTGAGGTGATTAACATGGAAGAGACAGGAATTATTGAAGAAAAAGGTGATTTTACGTATTTTCGTAATGAGAGTGGCGTGTCACTGGGTTTGAAATTGTTTAAGGATAAGAAACCGCATGTTGGAGCAAGGAGACTTATTGATCCTGGCGACGTAACTATGTTGGACGATGAAGAAATTAAGGCATATCGTTTAGAAATATTGTCAGGTGGCCTTGTTAAGCTTACTCCATCAGAAGTTAAAAAGTACGTTAAAACAGAAGGGGCTCTTGCTATACAGAAGCAAAAAAACGTTCCTAAGCTTTCTGCTAATGTTATACGCAATTCGGATTTAGACGATATATTGAGCGGCACTGTAGCAGAAGTTAAAGAATATGTTGCTAATACTGACGACATTAGAATTCTTAAAAGCTTATGGAACAGAGAACGCGTATTAAATAATGGCGGTAGAAAGGGCGTTATTTCTGTTGTAAAAAGTAAAATTGCAAGTTCAAGCACTGGTATTCTGGTAGGCAATATTGAATAATAGTGTTTAAGGAGAGGCTTGGTGGCTAAAATCCTTTGGATAAGTGACTGGTCAGGTTTAAAGACAGGCATGGGAAGGACTTCTTACGAGGTTCTTTCTTTTTTAAGTAGTACGGGAAAATATGATATACACGAATTAGGATGGTTTTTGGATAAACCGCACGATAATGGCAAATGGGACGAAATACCGTGTCCTGCTGCAATGTGTAGATTACCAAATGGTAATATTAAAAAAGATGCTTATGGCGAGTATCTTTTTGATGAAGTGGTAGATAAGATTAATCCAGATATTGTTATTACTTTTGGGGATGTTTGGGCTGTAAAATATATTGCAAAATCTAAACATAGGGATAAATTTAAATGGGTGCAGTATATAACAATAGATGGTGTGCCACTACATCCTGTATGGATAGACACTATTAGAGCAGCAGATAGAGTAATTTGTTGTTCACTACATGGGGTTAATGCGATTAAGGATAGCGGGGTTGATATTAAGGCCGATTGCGTCTATCTTGGTAGCGACCCAAATATTTTTAAGCCAGTTTGTGATGACGATAAAAAACAGTATAGAGAAAATATAGGTATAAGCCCTGATGATTTTTTGATTGGGTTTTTTGGTAGAAATCAGAACAGGAAGGGGCTTGAACACCTAATTAGCGCTTTTGGCAAAGGCAAGAAGTCATTAAAATGGGGCGAAAAGATAAAATTATTTATTGTTTCAAACCTAAATGATGGTTTTGGAGTAGATATTCAATTGGCCTGTAAGAGGTTGGTTAAGTCTGAAAATAGTGTTATATTTTATGAGAAGTCTACGAACAAGCCAGTTGATGATACTACACTAAATATGCTTTACAATATTTCTGATGTTGCTGTTTTTCCATCACAAAGCGAGGGCTTTGGTTTGCAGATTCTTGAATGTATGCAGGCTGGTACTCCGTGTATTTCTACTAAATATAGTGTTCCTGTTGAGTTGTTGAAAGACGGTCGTGGTGTTTTAACCAGGGTTGTTCAAAAAACAGATGGTGAGCCGCTATATTTAATGGATGCAAGGTTTATGTCTGGTTGTGCTATAATTGATGATTGGTCATTAGCGAATGATATAGACAACCTGATAAAGCATAAGAAGGTTAGAGAAAGTGTGTCACAGAAGGCATTAAAGTTTTCACAAAAATATACATGGCAAGAAACAGGTATAGGTGTTTCTAAGGTTTTAGACGAGGTGGCAATAAAATGAATGAGTCATTTAAGATTATTGCGGATAATATTAACGGAAGCGTTCTTGCTGAGGTTAATATTTTTGATTATAAAAATACTTTAACCGAAGAAGTTACGAAGAAAATAAAAGCTATGTTGTCTGAATTTTATGGTGTAACAGAAGATAAGGTAATCACATCCAAAGAGTGGATGTGCCAAACATGTGTATTTGAGAAGACTCCAGAAAACATCGAAAAGATATGTGCCACTTGTGGCAGCTATGTGATTGCTCCTCAGCGTGGCGAATGTTGGTTTGGTTGCGAAGGTAAAAGATTGGAAGATGGAACACTTATTCATATGACAGACAAATATGTGGAATCTACAGGTACTTGTAAGGAATGGAATAAATAATGCCTATAGATTATAATACTAAATTGCTTTTACATTTAAATGATGATTGGACAGATTCGTCTACGTATGGACACGATGTTGACACTGTTAGTGGAGCAATTATATCTACAACAGTTAAGAAGTTTGGTGCAGGTTCAGGATATTTTGATAGAATAAACGATTATGCAAGAATAAATCATCATTCTGATTTTAATTTTGGAACTGGTGAATTTACTATTGAATTTTTTCTGAGGTATAATAATACTGTTCAGACATTCGATGTTTCTTTTGGTAAATTGCAACCTTCGTCTTGGGGCGATGGGTGGGGTTTTTGGTGGGACGGTACTTATAACATTAGATTCATGTGTCCGTGGGGGACAGACGCTTATTCATCAACAGCATTTGGAGGATTCTCTAAGGGTGTGTGGTATCATGTTGCTGCTGTAAGAGTCGGTAGTACAATAACACTATATCGAGACGGGGTAGCTGGTAATGTTACTGTATCTAAAGGTACAAGTATAGATACGACTAGAAATATTAATATAGGCTATGATGGTTCAGGATATTATAGTGAAATGAATATAGACGAAATAAGAATCAGTAATGTTGCGAGATACACTAGTAATTTTACTCCGCCAGTAGCAGAATTTGATATAGGTTCAGAGGGTGGTTTATTAATTCATCCTGGTATGGGTGGCGGCATGAGGTCATTATGTGGTGGTTTTAGGGCATAGGGGTTGATATAATTGAAAGCTCAGATAAAAAAG